AACGACACCTTCTCCAACCTGCGCGAGCAGCTGCGCCAGTCGCTGAAGGCTGAGCCGACCCTGGCCCGTTCGTTCGGTCTGGAATCGGACGCCTCCGCTTCGCCGGAAGAGCAGGCCGAAGCCGCCACCCGTATGGAAACCGCCCTGGACGCAGGCGCCATGGCCATGATGGCTGCCGGCAACCCGACCGCCTACGCCGAAGCTGCCTACCGCAACGGCGCACAGCCGGAATCCGGCGTGCAGGTTGTGGACGTGATGGCCGGTGACGGCTCCTCGGCCATGGACTACCGTCCGGCCGCCGCCATGGAAGCCTTCAACGAAAACGAACTGCGCGACCACCTGCCGTACACCGTCGTCTTCAACATGCTGGCTTCGCGCCAGGACGACTTCTCCGAAATGTTCTTCCCGACCACCGTCGTGTCTCCGGACCAGGCTGGTCTGGACGTGTCCGTGTCGCACATGCGCGTCTTCAATGAAGTCCGCCACAGCGCCACCGGCAACAAGATCGACTTCGGCAAGCGCAACCTGATCGACGCTTCGGTCGACCACACCATCCTGGCCGACGAACACACCCGCCTGGTTCCGGTCGTTCTGGAAAACGGCGACAACGACGACAAGTTCGTTGCTCAGTCCGCTGTCGGCACCTACCTGGAAAAGGTTGGCAACTTCGACGTCCCGACCGCTCCGCTGGCCGTTGACGTTGACGTCGACCTGATCGGTATTTCGCAGTACCAGCCGCTGCTGGGCGCCGGTGTGATCGATCACTCCGACGAAGTCGACGCTCGCGTCGCTCTGGAACACCTGTTCATCCAGTTCGAAGACGGCAAGCCGGCCGTGCGCTTCAACGTGAGCCGTCTGGCCCGCACCCAGTTCACCAAGACCGTTGAAGGCAACAGCCGCGAAATGCAGCTGACCTACAACACCCATGACCTGGTTGTTGACAAGGACAAGAAGGCTGTTGACGGCACTGACGTTACTCAGTTCGCCACCATCACCGCCGGCGGCTACACCGTTCGCCTGGGCGTGAACGTGTCGGGCACCCTGAACGTCGAGTTCGGTAACGTCCGCGTGTGGTCCTCGAAGGTCTCCGTGGCTGCCATCCAGACCGAAACTGGCGTTTCGATCCCGGTCACCACCGGTGCTGGTCTGGCCATCGCTCAGGAACTGGCTGGTGCCAAGCTGATCGGTTACACCCTGCGTGCCAACCGTACCAACTCGAACCTGCGTACCCGTGGTCACCTGCTGGACACCGTGGTCGAGACCGCTCGCTACACCATCCCGCTGGGTTCGCCGCTGTCCATCACCTCCCCGGTGTCGGCCAACAGCTCCCGCGATGCCGGTGACCAGAAGGCTCTGATCGCCGCTGCCCGTACCCGTAACAGCAACAACGCTGTTACCGCACTGCTGCAGATCGCTGACCAGCTGCGCGAAGCCACCAAGGGCCCGCGTCGTCCGGACAGCAACGACTGTGGCGTGGGCGGCATGGGTCGTCACCTGGTCGATGCCTTCTTCGAAGAGCTGGATCTGGATCTGGAACAGTCGATGAACTCGATCAAGTCCCAGGACCGCGCCCGCGACATCGAAGCCACCCTGGTCAACGCCATCCGTGACGTTGCCTACCGCATGTACCAGAAGTCGAAGATCCAGCCGGCTATCGACGCAGCCACCGGCACCGCCGGCGTTGCTCCGATCCTGCTGGTCGGTACCGACCAGGTCCTGATCCGTCACCTGTTGGTCAACGGCGACAGCCGTACCTTCGGCACCGTGTTCGACAAGGCTGTGGTCAAGGCCTCGCCGGATCGTCGCGTCTACGGCAAGATCTTCATCTCGATGAGCCGTCCGGATGCGGAAGGTCCGGACCCGCTGGTGTTCGGTACCCACGCCTGGATGTCCGAGCTGATCACCCTGATGCCGATCAGCCGCAACGGCGCCACCACCCGTGAAGCCACCCTGCAGCCGCGTACCCTGCACATCAACAACAGCCCGCTGCTGGCTGTGATCAATGTGAAGGGCCTGACCCGTGCTCTGGTCGACAAGACCAAGACCCCGGCTCTGGACGCTGCCGGTGTGACCAACGTCTACCTGGACGGCCTGCGCTACCCGACCCCGTAATTCAATTACGGCCGGGAAACTGAACGGAGCCAAACAAACAACCAGTAGCCTGTAGTAGCCTGCTGAATGTGAACACACCCCGGCTCGGTGAGCCGAGCCGGGGCTGAGTTTACAGTTGTTATTTGTGGAAGCTTTGTTGAGTAACTGCATAAAGGAGAGGAGGAGCCTTCGGGCTCCTCCTCTTTTATGCCGCTAAATTTTTGACTGTGGATAAAAATTGTTCAGACCCGTATCATTAGATTGCAGAGTAAGACCCGGAAAGAAGCTATGTCCTCAACCCCCAGTACCTTCCGAACAAGAATTGCACCAGCCCGTTCAGGTACTGTCGGGCAGCGTGCACCAAAAGCCGAACTAAGGATCACTTACCACAATTATCTCGGACTGAACCGAACCGCCACCGTCGTTTCCCGACTGGGGTTGCGTACGGTAATCCCTTTTGAAGGTTTCGATCAAAGCGAAGCCTCACTCAAATCAAAGAAGGATGGAAGCCCCAACAGACCCTGCTTCAAGGTATGCGTTCACTATAGTGCACGTGGTGATGTATTTCTTGACGACTCAGACTTATACAATGATCTGGGTAACTCTCACTCCGCAGAAGCCAAAGCAACTATGGAGGCCATTGAGCGAATGGGCATCCCTGGGAACCGCCATTCGCACCAAACCTGCACTGTGGAGTACGTAATTCCGGTAGAGGACTTTGACCGGAATGGTGGAACGCTGTACCTTCAGAACTTGGACATTCAGGTTTCACTGCTGGGTTCTCGGAAGGTTCCGCCTCATCCGCACTCCTATTTGGGACAACGTGATCGTGACGCCTATGCCTTCGGTACCACTATGGTGCCGCAGGGTTTCTTTTATGGCATCTACATTCGCGACCGTGACGGTCAGTACGGACAACGGTTTGTCAACATCGAGGGTGAGGTCTATGCCGTACGCGTAGTGCACGATCCTAGCGGTACGGAACTTGACGGCGTTTATGTTGTCACGTCAAATCGTACTGGGGATACCCATCATACGGACCGAAACGCTGTGGAGTACTACAGCTTTGACGAAGCCGATAGTAAACTGGGGCTCTACCCCAGCTACAATGAAGCCAAGTCGTTTGGTAACATTCAGGAACGCAATAAGCGAGAGTATGAAGATCGGGCTAATGAACTACGGCTGCGCGAACAGGCTCTAAAGGCCGAACGCATGGAAGTGGAACATCAGAACGCATTGAACGCCTCACGCAACGACTACCTGAAGGAACTGAATCGCGTCAAGATGATGGAGTATGACCGTGCAATGAAGAAGCTTGAATACGGGCGCAAGCTCGTAGAAGAGCAGCTCACGCGTCGTGAGCAATTCTTCAAGCGGGAATCTCAGATTGCAAAGGAGTTGGCAGAATCACGTAGCGGTAAGCAAAAAGAGGTCATGGAGATTGTGAAGCTGATTCCCACTATCTTCACGGCCTGCATTACGTTGGGTCAGCTCTATACCAAAATCAAAACCGGGAAGTAATCCGGAGTATTAACCCAATGAGGTAATCGCTGATGGATGCACATCTTTTTGATCTCGCGGACAAAGAAAGCCACGATTTCAATCAACTGGTAGTCAACGGTCTGCCGGTTGTAGAGATGGATGAAGTAGAAAAGTTCATTGACCGTATTCTCCGAAACGCCTCACAGGAGATGAAACCTGATCTGGTCTACACTGGCATGGTGCGCGCCAGTCCGGCCGAAGAGTACCGGGAACTCACCCATCGTGCAAAATCCACCAACACGATTGAGCACGCCCACAGCGACATGTACATGGTGAAGCTGTCCTTTGAATTGCGAGGAGAGCCGCTACCTGATCGTTATATCTACCTCCCGTTCTGTACGCGAGGTGGCTTCATGAAGATCCGTGGGTCGGACTACATCATCTCCCCGGTGATGGCCGACAAAGCGATTTCGGTGGGTTCGAACTTCGTCTTCCTGCCAATGGCATGGGACCGTAAGAACTTCTACCGACTCTCGCATTACTTCTTCGCCAACGGTAAGAACCAGGCGCAGGACGTAATCTGGTCGAAGATCCACAACAATACCAAGCGGAGCAGTCCGCGAACCAACAATCGAAACGACGTACGTTGCAATACCGTTCTGGCCCACTACCTGTTTGCCAAGTACGGTTTGACTCGCACGTTCGGTGAAATGGTCAATGCCATCGTAACTGTAGGCACTGATTCTGAAATCACCGAAAAGAACTACCCGCCCAGCGAATGGGTGATCTGTAGCTCCACCATGCTGCGACCCAAGACGGCACCCGAGCGCCCGCAGGGCTACGGTCCAGCCATCCGACTGGCTTTCAAGCAGAAGGATTGGAATCCCACGGTGGCAGCGCTGGTGGCAGGGTTCTTCTATGTGGTAGACCACTTCCCGGATCGAATAACGCCGGAAACTGTGGACGATACTGACACCTGGCGCATCCTGCTGGGTTACGTCATCTCTGGCCCGAACCTGGGCGAGGGTAGGTTGCTGCTGGACATCAATTACCATTTGAACAGTCTGGACAGCTACATCGAATCGCAGACACAGAAACGCCTCCAAGACATCGGCGTGTATGTGGAAGACATCTACCAGTTGTTCGTACACCTGATCGAGCGCTTTGACGATTACATCACCCAGTCCGCTACCAAGCTTTCCAGTACCTACGGAAAGCGGCTGACGGTGTTGCCGTACGTGTTGAGCAACCTGACATGGGGTATTCACCACTTCATGTTCGGTATCACCAGCATGATGAACCGAAAGACGATCACTCGTGAAGACGTGATCAAGGCGATGAACAAGAACCTGTCGCCCACCCTTGCGTTCCGCATGAACAAGATGCATGAGGAAGTCAATCCGATTAGCATCTCTGGTGACAACATCTACTTCAAGGGCACCAGCCATGTGGTGTTGCAGGAGTATGCTTCAGGCAAGTCCCGCAAGCGCACCACCACGGATGATCCGACGAAGATTCTGCACGTGAGTATTGCAGAAGCCGGCAGTTACAACACCATGAGTAAGGCCGAGTCCACGGGGCGCTCCAAGCAGAACCCGTACATGCTGCTCGACCCGATCACGCGCGAAATCATCGAAAATCCAGATCTGAAGGAACTTTTGTCCCGCACCCAGGAAATGATTCAGCGGGATTCCTAAGTCTGTCTACCTTTTGTACTTAAGGCACCGTAAGAGTGTCCATCCTCCTAGGAGTTAAATCGATATGTCCCGTGACAACTATGACGTTCGCAGCCTGCGCGACGACCCGCCGTTTGTCGTACGCCTGCGTCTGCCGCGTGAACTGGCCGATCTCGAAGCGCCGATCACCGGTTACACTCTGGCCTACATCGAAAAGAAGGCCCAGAGCAATGAAGCGCGCAATCTGTTCGCCGATGCGATGGAGAGCGATCAGCGCGCTTTTGAAGATCTGGTCAACATGGTCGCCGAGATCACGATGTTCTACATCGAGGTCGAGCGCCTGGATGAGCGCCGCTGGTCCATTGCGTTGGAAAACGCCGCGCGCGTTGCGGTCGATGGCTTCATGGTCGAATACATGCACCGCCACCGCAGTGCGTTTGAGCGACTGAATCTGTCCAACGAAATGCTTCAGTCGATGGACGACTACTCTGCACGTCTGCGTGATCTGTACGAAGACATAAAGGACTACGCTCGCAGCGCCCGCAGTGATCGCGGTCGTGATGATCGTGATCTGCGCAGTAGCCGTCGCGACTACCGTGACGATCGTGATGATCGCCGTGACCGTGATGATCGCGATTACGATCGCAACCGTCGTGACAACCGCGAGGAGCGCAGTGATAGCGGTGAGTACCGTCGCCGTCGCCGCAATCCGAATGTGGGCAATGGTCTGTTTGGCGGTGCTGACGTTCAGGAAAACGAAACGAACAGCGGCAACCATCGCCGCCGTCGTCTCCACGGACCTGCGCGTGAAGAAACCATTCAGAACAAGCGCATCACCGTGATCAATGGGCGTGAGTTCTTCCCGATCGGCGATGACGAATGGCCGAAGTGTCGCGACCGTAACAACCCGTGGGATTGGATCCTCATGGAAAACGGCGTGCAAATCCGACCGGCATTCAAGTCTGGCTGGAATGTGACCTTCGACTTCGAAAAACCGCGCACCCCTTACTACAACCCTCAAACCCACTTCCTGTTCCATGCCTTGTCACTGGATGGCAAGGTCAGCGAACTGATCGTGGATCGAACTGCCGAAATGGACAAATACCTCGACTTTGAACTGGATCCGGCACTGCGTCGCATCGCCGAAAGCGAACTGAAGAGCCGGGAAGAGAAGTCCGCCCAGCTGTGGAAGACGGTGGAATCTCTGAAGTTGTATCCGGATCGGCCGTTGGCAACGTCCAACCCGGTTGGTGAGGATGGTGAAGAACTGGAGGTGGTTGTACAGCCGAAGGCGATTTCTCCGACTACCTCGTTGGCGCAGGCCGTCAAGCGCGACCTGATCCAAATGCGTCTGAACAATCCGAAGGATGCCGACAAGGGTTTTGAGGTCTACCACGACCGACTGGAGCTGTCCTCGTCGCTGGTGGAAGACCGACAGGCTCTGTATGGGCTGGTCAATGCGGAAAGCTTCAGCAAGCTGCATGAACTGCTGAGCAAGATGCTGCCGAGCGATGGCCTGCGAGTTGCAGTGAACCAGCGCATCACCAGTGCTGTCAACCGTGCACTGGCTGAAGAAATGGGCCTGACTGGTTGGTCGATCTCCAGCTTCGTCGACGACATCGGCGATCTTCTGAAGTTCCTGAAGGAAGACTACGGCGATCGTGCCGTTGAAGCGTTGGGCAATGTCGAACCGGCTTTGTTGGGTTCGTATCTGACCGTGGTTGAAGAAGCTGACCTGGAAGAAGCTGCGGCTATGTTCGATCTGACCAACAGTGAAAAGCTGTTGCTGTGGACCGAGCGTTGCTCCACGACTTACCTGCCGGTGAACTTCGAAGAACTGTCGCTGCCGGTCGGCAACGGCATGTTGGTGACTCAGGCGCATCACTCCGGCCTGTACCAGAGCCTCAGTGCAATCTTTGGGCGCACTGAGGATTTCCCGCGTACCTACATGGACCGCTACATCGTCACTGCCAATGACGTTGTCCTGAAGATGGTGCGTGGCGCTTTCAATCCGGAAGCGATCCTCGTTTATCGAGTGGCAAACCTGCCGTAACGGCATAAACCCCCCACCCTTCGGGGTGGGGGTACTAATTCTTGTCTGGCGCTCAACTAGCGACGACAGTCCCGAGCATCCGTAGGAGGATGGTAGGCGGCATAAAACCCACCCGCAAGGGTGGGCAATGCCGATTTAGGTAAGGGGGCTCCTTCGGGAGCCCCCTCTTTTTATGCCCCTATTTTTTTTGTCCCTTTACAGGGTATCGGGCGCATTACCCTCATCAGTGGTGTCACCACCTTCCGCATCCAGGCTCAGTCCACCGCCCAGATCAGCAGTGGGGTCAGCGTCGAGCGAGTCGGTGCTATCCATGCCGGAGAGATCGTCTTCACTGCCAGTAGATGAGAAATCATCGCCGGCGGAACCGAAGTCACCACCACTACCACCGCCGAAGTCGCTGCCGCCGCCATCAATCATGGCCTTCAGTTTCTCAACGGCCGGATCGTTCGTGCCGCGAATCATTGCCTGCCGATACATGATCTGCAGCAAGGTCTGCGACATGGACTTGGTATGAGTAGAGATCTCATTGACCAGATCCAGACGATCGTCGTTGTCCAGGTTCACCAGCTCCTGAACTTCCGGAAGGATGTTGTTGTCGCGGGCCCACTTACGCAGCAGCAGGTTCTTGATTGCGGAAACCGTAGGCTCAACCAAATCGCTCAAAGCCCCCAGACCTTCAGAGGTCATGAACTCAGTGTTGAGCATGGTCTCCAGCATTTTCCCATATGCCGTAGCCTGCTCTTCGAACGCTTCCATCTGCGACTTGGTGGTGGCCATGTCCGGCTTCGGCAGAGAAATGCGCAGTGCCTGGAGGAACTCCATGATCACAGCGTCCTGCCCCATTTCTTCCAAGGCTTCCAGTTCGCGACCAATGGACTCATTCGATGCCTTCAGTTCAGCCTTACGCAAGGTGTCGCGTTCGTCCTTGATGGCCTTCCCCAGCTTCTCTGCATCCTTCTGCGCGCGCGAGAGCTTATCGCTATTCTCCGCCACCAACTGCCGCAGGTCGTCCATCAGGTGACCGTCGGCTAGGACGTACTTCACAACGAAGTCCTGGAGGTGTTCTTCCAGCTTCATCTGGTAGGCAAGTACCCGCTTAGCCAGCAGCAAGTTGTTGGCCAGTACCGAAGTTGCGAACTCAGCGTTAGCGCCTGCGTCCAACATGTCGGGCGTCAGACCCAAGGACATGATCCAACGTTCCTTAAGATCGTCCATCATCTGGCTGTCCGGCGCCGTGCGGTTGGACTGTCGTTCACTCACAGCCAACTTAGTTTCCGGATACCGCGTATTGCCCTGCACGGTGACGTCCACCGATGCACGCTGAAGATAGGAGATCAGATCGTTCGGATTGGTCGTGTGGAGCGGGAAGCTGCCAGAACGCGTCTTGCCGAATTCATGCATCAGGAAGTCGACAGTCTGCTGAGGAGCCGGATCTTCCGGATCCAACGTGATATCCACATTGGTTCGGTTGATCGAGTTTGCGACCGATGCCATCAGCTGGGAAAACAGGTTCACCACACGCATCGAACCCAACACCTTTGAGCGATGCAGCAGGGACTGACCAATGCCGTACTTGTCGTAGTCAAAGGCGATATACGTCATCATCTGCGCCGGGACGTACAGCAACTGCGTATGACGCTGTGCGCAGGAGCGCGCAAGCATTACGCGGTAGACTTCCTCTGGAGCACTCAGTTCCACAGTACCGCCCATGTAACCAGAGCGGATGCGTTCTTGAATGTCCTTCTCAAGGAATTCGCCGTAGATGCGGGACAGTTCGTTGACTTCGATCTGACGTTCGTGACCGATACCGCCCATGTTCCGCTTCGCCTGCGCCAGCAGGTTGGACGTCATGTTATTGGTGGCCGTGTTGAGATCAGCCATTTCGCGGTAGTAATCGCGCTCGTTGACGGTATTGATCGGATTACCTGCTTCGTCCAACAGGATGAAGTAGCCCAAGTGCTTACTCGGGTTTGACGGCTGATGTACCGGGATAACCGACTCAACCGGAAGCTTCATCACCAGCGGATGGCCGACAGTGGGGCGAACTTCATAGGACGGCTGAGTAATGATCTCCATCGGACGATAACCTGCACCCTGTCGGCGATGGTTCTCGGTAGCAAAGTGGACACCCAGGGTCACCTTGGAGTGCGCGGTGGCGGCACCGTTCGACTCCAGAGAAGCGCTAAGTGTTTCGTAACGCTCCTGAGAGATATTGTGTCCGGTATGACGCAGCGGGGTCATTTTCTTTCGACCCAGAGCGTAGTTCAGTTTCTCCTGAGCCAGACGTTCACGCAGACCTGTCATCTTCAAGATGTTGGGGTTGTCCACAATCGCCACGTGGTAGTCCACGTCGCCGATCTTGAACTTGGGATCGTAAGGCACGGTGGTCGAATGCGACTCCATCGAGAAATTGATACTCAATGGGTTGTAATCGGTAGCGGTAGCGCTCTTGGAATTGCCCAACAGGCCCAGCGGACGGATAACGCCACTGTTGTCGAAGTCGTCACTCAGGGACTCCATCGAGATACGGCCCGGCGAGTTAATTGCACGGTCGATCGACGATTCGGCCAAGACCAGTAGCGGGTAAGCGCCCGTGAGGAACAGGGAGTCTTCCAGGCACGGCTCAAGGATATCCCTAATCTTGTAGACAGACCCAAAGTGCTCGTCGATGACCTTAAGCATCGAGGCCGCCAACTCACTATTGAAGCGATTGTTGTCCAGCGTGAAGTTCACAGCCGTGGTCACCAGATCCTTGGGGGCCAGAATGGAACTGACCAAGATCTGCATGCTCAGCTGAGTTTCCGGCAGCAGCTGGAAAATCGTCTGGACGTCGTTGATGCTGACAGCCGTGTTGCCAGAGATCGAATTCAGCAACCCCATGTCAGGGGGAGTGAGTTCCACCTGATTGCGACGACGAGTAGAAGTACCGCGTGCCAGAGAGTTGCGGGCAAACTGCATGTCCGGGATGATCTTCGACATCACCGCTGCCAATTCGGCCGAACGGCCCGTCGGCGACAGGCGCGGCAACGCGCCAGTGGTGGTCGGGACGGCCGCGGAGCGAGGAACGTGTTTGGTCATTGTGAACCCACCTTTATACAAGTTTTTTAACGTTTAGGGAGACGCCCCGTGTCACAGGCGCAATATGACATTTATCGCCAGTCTGTAATTTCGCTTACCAGATCACTGGTGGTGAAAAGTAGCATTGCGGCAGAGGCGATCAACCGTGAGTTGAGCGCCATTCGTGTCGAGGTGCAACCCAATTCCCCGGAAACGTGGCTGTACTACCTCCACTTGGCCGGGCGCTATCACAGTACTGACGTCCCAATGACCGTGAAGTCATTGGACACTATGGAAGAAATTCCGTTTACGGTGCAGTCGATGCAGGAGCATCTTGCAACGGCTCGCGAGTACCGCACCTTTGGTCGCTATTTCCGGACCTTGGTTGAACGGTATCCTGAGCAGGAAGATTTGATTCGCGGTATCTTGACTCCGGTCGATATCCAAAAAGCAATTGAAGCGGAAGACGGTACGATCCTCTACTACGATCGCTCGCTGGTCGAGTCCAATGAGGAGAACCTGATTCCACGACTGGAATGGTGGACAAAGGTCTTTTGTCGCCGTTGGATGGTGCGCGCTTATGCGTCGGTAGATCCACTTTACACGGCGGCCCATATGGCCATGATGTACATGCATATCCCTTCGGTTATCATGAACATCCGCATGACCAATTGTCATACGAATTACGCACATTCGTACCATATTCGAGAGTACCTGGCCAGTCACCAGGGATTGGACTGGTCTATTCCCTATCTGACCAAAAAGCAGATGCTCTGGCTGTATCGAGAGATTCGCCGCATCGAGCGCAATGCTGGTAAGCAGACCACCTTCTTTGATCTGGTGCAAAACATTCTGACGGAGCGCAGCCTGCCTTTGGATGCATGGGACATGCGCCACAATCTGAAGGAGATGCCGAATGAGATCTCGCCGCTAGTGGAATTCATTCCTCAGGCGGTCAATCATCGTCCCGGCATTGTGACCAACGTCACGCGCAATGTCTACGAGATGCTGGAAGCCGAAGTGCCCATGGCGCGCAGTAACGCACGCGTGATGGATGATGAGGCACCCGAGATTCGTCGTGAGTTGGAAAACAGCAAGCACGATCAGTTGGAAACTAAGATCTTGGAATCTTCGGTGGTGGACTACTCCGAAGCCTCCGTCTTTACTCTGACTGACATGCTGTTGAATCACTGGTTCTACTTTGCATTCAACGGCACCTACCGTGCGGTCACTGTGATTGACAGTCCGAAGACTGGTGAGTCCATCGTCCTTACACCACAGGAAGCGGCAGTAACGTTCCTTTACGCATTGGGCAGGACGGTGGGTTTTGAGATGGTCAACATCCCGAAGCTACCGGTGTTGAATGTCCGCAAGATGCGCATGCCTACGCGGTCTAAGATCGCCGGTATGATCGACAATAAGGTTCGAGACGAGCACGTCGTCGATGAACTGTTCGCAGCAGTCAATCCGATCTTCCCGATCATTTCCACGGAAGCCTTCTATGACGGCGTTAGCGATATCCTGAGTGGGATCTTGCGGCAGCGCTGGCTTTGGGCTACCCGTGAGAATCACATGGAGCGCGGACAGACTGAAGCTGCGGCCATGCATTTCTACCAGGACGTCCTGGTGGACTTCGGGCACGGTCAAACGTTCAGTCAGTGGTTCACTTCACGCAATCTGGACATTGAGACCTACAACGATCTGGAGCTGGCGCTGCTGGCCGAAGAACTGTTCATGGAGACCACTGGCAGTAAATTGCGGCGCACGATGAGTCTACGCGATATCCAAGGCGCCATGCTGAGGATCATGCGTCAGCTGTCGTCCTACACGGTCCAGTACCTACAGTCCATCAACACCACACCGCTGGTGGTCATTGACTGGTTGGTGCCGCGTATCGGCAATATGGACATTAGCGGTCAAGACCACATCCCAGTCCAAATCCACACGATCGACGTAAATGCCATCAAGGCATCTGGTCTGGATAAGGTGGCGGTCGACCACCTGCTGTTTGGAGAGAACTCCGACTTCCACGTGCGCGGTCGCGACAATATCCGTATTGAAATGCCGAGCACCGAAACCATGAGTTCGATTACTCGGTATTTCCATCGCGTGGAACTGCCTGAGTTTGACGCCACTGTCATGATTCCGCCTTCCGAGCTAACCGACGTGGTTGATCGCAGTAGCGATTCTTACACCGGCGGTAGTTCGCTTCCGTTGGATGATGCGTTCCAGACCCTTGTCAGTCCGCACTACGTGCTGACCAGCGATGAGGTTCAAGACAACTGGGACAACCGCCCGGATCAGGGTCGCCTGCAGCTGTATGCTGACGGTCTGCCTTATCCGAGCCCGTGGCCGAGTGAAGTTACGGTCGACCATCTGGTGATGCCGGGGCCGACTCGTTACGAAGTGGTGTTGGATGAGCTGACGTATCCGACGTTCATTCTGGAGACGACGATCAATCACCTGAATTATCCGGTGCGTGATTTGTCGGCGATCACTATCGACCATCTGGACTACCCGGCACGCATCTATCGCGTGACTCTCGATCAGTTGAACTATCCGGATAGCTTCAACGTTTCAATTGACCATCTGGACTACCCCAAGTGGGAAGTCGAGCTGGACAACCTGACTTACCCGCAAACGGGCGAGCTGAATTTGGATCAGTTGAACTATCCGATGCAGACTCCCTGAGTCAGCGAATCTGTAACTTTGGAGGGGACCTTCGGGTCCCCTCCTTTTTGAAACTTTTCAGGATTTTGTCATGACTAACTCACTTCCGCTCCTTGAAGTACCACACAGTCAGGCACTGCCGATCATGACCCAGGAGTTGCTGATTCCTGGCGTAGACGTCAGCAACCTCGGCTTCAGTACTCCGGAGATCCAACCAAACGGTGAGGTTCGACAGCCCGTCTTTATTCGAGCCGAGGCCTACGATGACCCGTCGTGGCCATACGTGGGTGAAGTCACCATCACGCACAAGCGTGTGGATCTCACCCAGGCATTTGGACCACTGAGGATGACCTACCGGTCGGTGTCTGGCACGTTCACTGTGCGCGAGCTATTGGATTACTTGCAGCTGGCCCTTGGGGTTGTTTTTGAAACGGCTGATTTCTTCAACGAGTCTGTCACGTTCACCTCGCTCTCCCACAACTATCGACTGCGCTCCTCGGCTACCTCCAAGCGATGGCAGGGTGGGGTCGACGTAATGATTTATCGCTGAGGATAGATATATGGCCGATAATGAAAAACTCCTCAAACTCGATCCCCATGGCGCTCTGGTTAACATCATCAATGATGAGAACCGAACGATTTTCAATGGCGGCATTGGCGGTGAGCTAGAGTTCTCGCAGATCCGTCCAGGACCTGGTGTTCGGACGGACATTAAGGTCAAGGTACGCGATCGTCGCAGCAGTGCCGATTGGGTTCCTGCGCCGGGCGAGATTGATTTCACCTACAACCGACTCGACGTCCTCTCCAATCTGGGTGGTTATCTGAGCGGCTGGCGCCCACAACTACCGACCTCCACTTGGGAAGTTCTTCAAGAACTAACCAACCGCACTGGATTGATCTTCTATAAGGAAGACTTCATTCAGGAAGACATCGTTCGGCAGAATGCTGCGCCCTACGTACTGAAAGCCCAGGCGGGGTCTCTGCGCTGGACTGGGTCGATGTCTCTGACGCTGGTGGATCTGATTGACCTGGGTAGCTACTTGGCTGACGGCGTCCCTCAGAATCCCCCTGTGTTGGATCTGGAGACCGGTTCGATCCCCAACCACTACGTTCACCCTTACATGAACGGAACGTCGGCTGTGAAGCTCCTGGACGGTTTGGCGGTAGGTGCCACGGCAAATGGTATCGACCACCCGATTGCTCGTTTCCTTCAGCAGACGGTTCCTGATCTGGGGGTCTATCTGATGGGGGAGGATTTCCAAGACTATAGGAACAGTTGGGTTTATCAGACGACTGACAACAGCTCTGTGAATTCTCTGGGTGCCAAGTACCTTGGGAAGTCCACCGTGCAGATTGGGTTGAACTCGCTACTGCCGGCGATGACGTCGGTGGTGAACATCGAGTTAACTCTGCCGGGACGTCGTTCTAGTCGTTTGATTCAGGTGCCCTATCGCCAGACGACGTTTGACGATTCGGCATTCAATGACACTCCGCGACTGCGCTGCACTTCGGTGCGGACCGCAGTAGACGGTACGCCGTGGAACGTATGGCTCAATGAAATCACCGCCCCCAGTGAATTCCCGTCCATTCCGTTTACGGCATCGTCAGGTTTCCGTCCCACCGAAACGGGCGAGTGGGTCAACGATCCCCTCAATCCGGGCCCAACAAACTTGCATCGCGCTATTGTCCAATACAACGGCGAGCGGCGCATTCAAGATCCCGAGCCAGCAAACCTCGATTGCAATCGTGTCCTCTCGGTCAGTCTGAGTGATTACAACACTGCGTTTGAAGGCACGTTTACCTTCCACTACCGCGCGCCCATCATTGTGGATCTCCCCGGTCCGCAACCGGTTAATACGGATATTCTCCATCACCTGAATCCTTCTGAAGGCGAAGGTCCGTATACAGTCACCGTGGTTTCAGGAAGCGTGGCCACCGGCCATGTACTTCAGGGCGACGTACTGACTGGTCGCTGCTTGACGCTTGGTCGTCACCGTCCGGTGATCGACGTCACCGATCAGCGAGGCGTTACGGTGAGATACTCGATGCAGTACGACGTGGTCTGGACACCGGTGGTGCTGACCAACACCGTACCGGCGGGGCAGATCGGCTCGCCGTGGAGTTACACGTTTGAACTTGGCGGCGGTGTCCCTGAGTTCACTTATGAGCTCGTTGACGCGCCCGCTGGGTTTACGCTCTCTCGTGTCACGCGAACGATCTCCGGGACGTTTACGGGCACTACGGGCATTCGCTATCTGTCGATGGACGTTTCAGATGCATCCGGTCGCACCACCCGTGTGTTGATTCCGGTGACTGTCATTTAAAGGGACAATATGTCTATTATCCGTTTGGGACTCCACGTCCCTGAACAAACGGCGATTGAGGAGTCCTTCTTCTCGGTACTGACCAAACCGTTGGACCGTAACCTCGTGGAGATCACGGTGGATGCGGTAAACTCACAGTTGGTCATTACGCCGCGCGACGGCGCTGACTCCAGCACGACCAGCCCTTACCGCGGCGAGTATCGCTGGAGTTACACCAAAGTCAATCTGGATACATTGATCCCCTATGCTTTGTCATTGGAGACCGATTACCCTTTGACCTACCGCGCGTTGAGGCAACAGCTTCTCACTCGCTATCAAATCAACATTGCGGAAAGGGAATTCTCCCTGACCCCTAACGGTCCTGGACTGCGTGATGACGACAACGTCAATACGCCGCTTCAGGATGGCTACACGCATGTCTCCATTTACGCCCGCCCAGAGTCTGCACGCTTCCGCAGAAACTCAACTATCCGGCTGACGTTCATTCAACCAACCCGTCGTGTGTCGCTTCGCGCTTTGTTCGATAGCAGTCACAGGAAGGACTTGGAAACACTGAAGGGTAGATAATCATGGCTGGCACTAAGAATCTCTTTAATTCCTCAGTTGAGGAAATGATTCGTGAAGTGATTCGACTTCGACACGGCGTCCGTGTCGATCCGGATTACATTGACGTGAGTTATGACACCGTTACCGCACAGCAGTTGTCCGTGACGCTCACGCCCACGCAGCGTAACGGTCAGTACTTCCACGGGGAAGCGCACCTGGTACTTGACAAGGTCGACCTCGCAAACCATCGACCTGTTGAGATCTGGTACAGCGGCATCTATCCCATTACGTTTGAGCGACTTAAAACTGCGATGAGTAACAGTTACGGTCTTATCATTCGTTCTGGCGAATGGACGGTGACGCAGCAGAGCACCACCATGGTGGTTGATGAGGATATGGTGTTGGAGCAGAGCATCGCCAACGACGCTACCTTTACGCTGCGTCCTTCTACCGAACACCCCATCATCCAGCCCAGCTACAGTCTGTTTGTCCGCATCACCAACCGTGACTCGATGTCCCTGCGCGTGGGTGGTCAGACACAGTCGCGCCCCGGCGTGCCGCAGACGCTCACGCTGGAAGTCCAGGGCGGTACTGCACCGTACACGGTGGATCCGTCGGCACTGATCACGCAGACTGGAGATGACTCGATCAGTTGGGTAATGGACCGAGAAGGTTCCGCTGACCTGACGCTGGGTGTGACCGACGTACACGGACTGCGTGGGGAAACGGTCGTTCATTTGCAGGCTGTTCCGGCAGCATTGATCGTAGCGCCCAAGGTGATTGAGCTCACGGCGGGACAACCACTTAGCCACAACATGGAAGTTACGGGCGGGGTCCCTCCTTATCGTATCGACCACGTTGAGAACGCCATACCGATGATCGGTCTGCTGGGTGGAGTTACTCTCGGCGGACGTAGCGATCTGGGTGAACGCACTGCTGTGGTGACAGTAGTCGACTCTCTTGGCGAGCGGGCGTCTTCGCCTTTCTCGGTGAAGGGCGTTGCACGTAGCGATAACCTACTCGCGCACAATTTGGGTTTGAGCTTTGTACCCGAAGAAAGTCTGCCCGGAACGCATAATGCTTTGTCTCTCGTTCTGACCGCCAGTACTGGAGTAGGTGCGAGAGGTCAGACGTTACTGCGTCTAGGTAACCAGCGTAATGGTTTTAACATCTACCATAGCTGGGCAGGTGAAGGCGCCATCACGGTGGAGTACTATGCCCGAGGACAGGTCTACGTAGTGGATGCACCAGCGGCAGGTCTTAACGACTTGCCGAAGAAAGTGGCCGTCACTGTGGGCGACGGTTACCTTACCATCTATTACGGAAACGGCACACAAGTCAGCGTACCTACGCCGCAGCAATCGGTCATCATCGACAACGCACGAACAGATGGCCAGTACCTTCACGGTCTGGCTGTGTATGGTCGTCGCATCTATGGTGACGAGTTCAATTGGATCAATCACTGACCCTTTCATAGCACAGAGTCCCCGTCCCTCAAAGGGACGGGGACTCTGTGCCTTTTGGACTAATCATGTGCCTTAAAGCTGTAAGAAAATACATCCATCACTTTGGGAGAATCTAAAAATGGATCCACTAACCCTTTCCCAGATTATCCAGTCGATCGCCGACGCTGTGGGTGGGAAGACTGGACATGGCGATTTGGGCGAGAGGACCAGTCTGCTCGTTACTGACGGACGCCAGATACTCACCATCAGCTCCAACCAGTTATTGGCCAGCGTCACGCAGCTCATCGGCGACAAACTGACGGCAGAAACGCGTGACCGTATCCGTGTTTTGACCAGACAGGTCACTAACCTCAATCGACAGGTGTCTGAGTTGTCCGACAAGGTCGAGCGACTCGAAGCTCTGGAAGAGCGACTCATCGCATTGGAACAGCGCGAACGTAGTCCGGTTCCAGCGCGCAAGGATCCTTTGGATTCGGTCTTCTGCGTGATCCCTGATGCGGACGGTAACATTCGTATCGGCGCGATGAACAACGTCGGTACGATGGCTGAACTCAATGACGTTACGATGATTGGCAACGGTACAGTGGCCGGCGTGACGGGACCAAGAGAAAACGTCACGGCGATCGGTAGTGGCGCCAGGCCAACTGGGAATAACCAAGTTGTTCTTGGTGATCACCGCGCAACTGTCCACACTTTGACATCTGGTCATCGACGAGCCGACATTCGCGACATGTACGATCCCAGACCGTGTTCCCTCGGTCTTGACTTCGTCATGCGCGTTCAAGTCATGGAGTTCCAAAACGACTTCCGGGAGTCCTATCTGGACTGGCGTAAGGCACCGCGCTTGCCTGCACCGCTGCGTGCGGAGCCTACGTTACCAGAAATCGGACCCGGCGAGTCACATCCACAATCCCTCTTGGTCCACCACACTGGCGATTTGGCTAGGTGGAAGAAAGAGAAAGTAAAGTACGATCAAGACATGGATCTCTACAATGCAGACATGCAGTTGTGGAAGCGTAGGTTTACGATCGACAAGGTAAAAGCTACCGGCACTAACGCTAGCCTTACCACCCATGTAGGCTTCAACGGTCGACAGGTACGCACTGTTCTGGATGAGCTGAAGAAGAACATGGGATTTGTACAGGCACACGAGCAAGGCGGTGGCGAGTCCGCCACTTCTCTGGCCGATGGAGAAATGATGGCCATCCTCTGGAAGGCCTTTCAAGAACTCCACACCTTCGTCACTTCAGACGAATTCGCCGATTCAATCGCATTGGAAGTAATTGAGAAGGTCGGTGGATAATGTTAACAACACAGGGACCCAATTGAGATGAGTATTCTTCTTACAAGTCTGAGTGGGTTGGATACGCGCGAAGCCACCCTGCTGCCCGCTAACGCACGAGTGACAACCATCGTCAACGGTGGTTTGCTCAACGTGACTTGGGGCGATCTCGTTCAAACCATTCGTGATCCTCTGGAACAGCGTATCTCTGATCTGGAAGCTCAGTCTGGCGGTGGCGGTGGCGGTGGAGCTGGACCTTCTATCTGGCCGGTATCACGCACTCTGACGCTCACTGGCGCAGTGAACGGTTCGGTTAGCTTTAATGGTTCGGCAGACTTTTCGCTAAATACCGTTATGGGTGAGGACGCCATTGCAATCACTTCGGTGATTGGACTGGTGTCAGGACTGGAAGGGAAGTTCGACAAGCAGGGCGGTACCATCACTGGCGACACGTCCGTGATCGGTCAATTGTCGGCTAACTCGTTTAAGGTCAATGGCGTTGCCACGGTCTCTCCGAAGTGGGCGCTAACGTCCGTTGACGATGCGACGTACACGTCGGGTCTGATCTACGGTACCGACTACGTGGGCCTGAGCATCCTTACTAAGGCCACGGGCATTCGTCGCGATCTCCGACTGACCGCTGGCGGTCAGCTGTCGCTAGACGGCAACACCTTCTACCATTCCGGCAACTTCAACCCTGCCACCAAGCTTGACGTAGACGCAACTGCCGCTTCGGCAGAAAAGCTGGCCACCCCGCGTCTGATTAACGGCGTACCGTTTGACGGTACGGCTGACATTGATCTGGGAATCGTAGGCGATAAGACCGGAGTTTTCCCACTCCCTGGTCCGAACACCGTGTGGGATGTTAACCACAACCTTGGCAAGTATCCGAGCTATACGGTTTTGGATGAGTCAGGGATAGAAGTTTCGATTGCCGTAACTCACGTCAGTCTCAACGCTGTTCGACTCGAATCGGCTATTCCGATGACGGGTCGCGTCATTTTCAATTAATTCAAAAGGTTTACAAACATGGCCGCTATTCAGACTTTCCGCACCCCGATCAACATGAGCGGGCTGGAAATTCAGAACCTCCGACTGCACTTCCTCGACGGTCAGCCGGCCGGCGTGAGTGAAGGTGGTTTCTGGTATTCCTCCGCCAACAAGTCGCCGATGTACTTCGACGGTACTGCTGCTGTCCCGCTCGACGCACGCCTGGCTACCGATATCCCGCTGTCGGCCCTGGCCGTCAATCCGCTGGATCGCGCAAACCACACCGGTACTCAGCCGGCTTCCTCGATCGCCAACTTTGCTACCGAGGTTGTCACGGCTGCCGGCCTGATTCCGCTGAGCGATCTGGCCCCGCCGACCGCATCTGTGGACATGGTCGGCCAGACCCTGACTGGTCTGGCCGACCCGGTTCTGGAGTCGGACGCTGTCAATCAGCGCACCTTGAACAGCGAACTGGGCGCCCTGGGTGATCGTTATGTTGCTCATACCGAAGGCGAGATCGCTCGCGTTCTGGGCTACAGCGACGCCATCATCGCTGACTTCGACAACCTGAGTGACGCAAGCAGCCTGGTACCGCTGGGTTGGATCCAGTCCTATGTCGATGCTGCCGTGGCTGCCGGTTCGGCTGCTGAGTCCGCTCAGAAGCTGGCCACCGCGCGTAACTTCTCGCTCTCCGGTGTAATGACCTCCAACGTCGTACCTTTCGACGGTACTGCCCCGGTGGTGTTGGTCACCGAGATCGCTGACGATGCGCTGGCCATCGCCAAGACCGCAGGTCTGCAGGACGCTCTGGATGCCAAGCTGTCCAAGTCCGGCGGTGCGATGACCGGTCCGCTGACTCTGCATACCCTGCAGCCGGAGGACAACTATCACGCTGCTCCGAAGGGTTACGTCGACGACCAGATCAGTGGTGTGGGCGAAGCTGTTGACAATCTGATCAACGACGGTATCGGTAAGCTGTCCACCGCACGTAACTTCAGCGCCACCGGTGTCATCACCGCTGCGCCGCAGTCCTTCGACGGCACTGCCGACGTTGTCCTGACCACCACCGTGGCTGACGACGCACTCTCGATTGCTAAGACCGCTGGTCTGCGTGACGAACTGGACAGCCTGACTTCTTTGATCGCCTCCAAGCAGGATGGTCTGGACTACACCCCGGTGAATGTCAACGGCGATGTCATGACCGGTCCGCTGGTCCTAGCCCCGACCGCCGACCCGTACGACAACGAAGCCGTTCCGCGTTCTTACGTTGACAGCGCAGTACAGAGCGCTGTTGCCGGCATCGACGGTAAGGGCGAGGTTCGCGTTTCGGCTGCTTCCAACGTGGCGCTGTCGGGCCTCCCGAACATCGACGGCGTAGACGTTGAAGAAGGCGATTCGGTCCTGCTGTTCGGACAGACCGATCCGGCCGAAAACGGCATCTGGGTTGTTTATCCGGACGCGTGGGAACGTCGTGCCGACGCCGACCAAGACGCACTGACCACCGGCGCACTGACCCTGGTTATGGAAGGTACCGTTCGCCATGGTCGTCAGTACTGGCTGAACACCAAGGGTGTAATCGACGTCGGTGTGACTGCACAGACCTGGGTACCGTTCCAGGTGGGTCAGTCCTACACCGCCAGCAACGGTCTGGAAATGGTTGGCACCGACGTGCAGCTGAAGGCAGGCGCTGGTCTGGCCGTTGACGCCAATGGCGTGAAGGTCGACTACAGTGTCGTGGCGCGCCGCGCTGCCGCTAACATCGGCGATGGTGCCGCTCTGAGCTTTACTGTCCCCCACAACTTCGGTACCCGCGACGTTACCGTCACCATCCGTAACACCGTGACCCACCAGGTCGAGTACATGGCATGGTTCGCTGACACCGAAAACTCGGTCACCATCGAGATGGTCGGCACCCCGCCGGCCGCTGGTGCTTACCGCGTCATCATCCTGGCCTAATCGATGTCAGGCCCGATCATTTTTCGCTCCCCAGTAAGCTTGGCGGCCGCGGCTACTGCGCCCGAACATGCGACCACAAAGTCGTATGTCGACCAAGGACTGGCTGGGCGACTGGCGATCGGGTCCGCCGCCAGTGATTATTTGTCAAAGCAGGCAGTGACAATTCAACCGTCTACTGACTACAATGTCAATGATCTACCCGTCGGGCAAAAGACGGTGGTAGGTTCAGGCAATCTGAACCTACCACCGGGTAGCGATCCCTACTACTACGTGGAAGCCAATCGCGGCGACACCGCGGTCACGGTCTATCAAACGGCAGTAGGGACCAATACCGGCCACACGTGGCGGAGGACCTGGAACGGTAGCGGCTGGACTAATTGGACCCGACCTTTGATGGTCTCCGAGTATGTCGCAGGGGACGCTACCAACAAACTCGACAAAACTACCGGCGGTACAGTGCAGGGCGCTGTTCGCTTTATGTCCGGGATCTCAGCGCTCAGCGGTGCTGAGAACACGCAGACCATTACCGTGGCGCATGGCTGGAACAACGGTTTTACGCGTTGGGCCGAAGTCATCGAGGGTAATGGTGAGTACGCAATGTACAGCTACAACGCCACAGGTGGAGGCGCCGAAAGAACTCTTGTTCTTCGACGCTATGCCGAGACATCCGACCTACTGCGTTATCGTCTGTTGGAGATCCCCGGGGGTATTCGCAGTACCGGTACTCACGCAGCATTGGTGGTGGAGGCTCGAAATAACCCCGGCCACTCGTGGCACATGTATGCCGACAACGGCAACAACCTGAGGTTCTGGAGTCAGACCGCCAATGCGGATCTCATTTCGGTCGACAATCAGGGTAACTTCCAGGCGGCGGGTGCCATTACGGCGGGTTTGCGAATTGCGGCAGGATGGGACGCAGGATGGGATGGGTCTATCAGCTGCAGTAACTGGTTCCGGGTATTGGGTAATGCAGGCTTGCTGTTCTCCACATGGGGCGGCGGGTTCTACATGTCCGACGGCACCTATATCCGAACGTTCGGCGATAAGGCAGTCGCCGCAAACCATTTCGTCTCCACAGGTGCAAGGAATCCCCAGTTCGTAACTGAACAGTCGGCTTTCTACGCTCAGGGTAACTACGGCGGCGGCTACGGCATGGGTGACGGCGCGTACCGTCTTGCCTATTATTCGCAGAGCGGCAACCACGTGTTCGGGTGCGGTCAGGAAGGCACCCAAGGCTATAGCGTTGCCAGCATTGGACGAAACGGAGTCATCTCGGCCGCGGACTATGCATTGAACTCGGACGCGTCGATGAAGGAAGAGGTAAGGCCTCTGGTGCATCGCGCGCGACTTCAACCGGTGACCTACAAGCTGCTCCCTGAGTACAGCCTACGCGAAGCCCCCATTACGGAAATTGGCTTTATCGCCAATGACGTAGAGCGTACGCATCCGGAAGTGGCCTCACGAGACCAGAACGGTAAACTCCAGCTCTCATACGCTCGCATTACCGCGATCAACAGCGCGCACATCAATCACGTCGAAGACCAGGTGTTGGTGCTGAAAACCGAAGTGAGCGAACTGCGCAAAGAGTTGCAAGAACTGCGCTCACTGATCCGCCTTCAACCGATTGGTTAGGTAACCCCATAAGAGCCGGAACGAAAGTTCCGGCTCTTTTATTTAGATACATTTACAAAGAGAAACCCACATGACCGACAATGCCATTTACGTGGAACCCACCCCCGCCAACAATTCGCGTTTTACTGATCTGGGCGGTGGTCACACCTCGGAAATGATTGCGGTGGACGTCCATATCCGCTACGATCCGAATTCCCAAAACTCGCAAGTTCTGTTCATGGGTTGCCCGCATGTCATGCTGGGTGATCTTTACCGTCGCGTCGGTACCGAGCAAGAACCCATCGGTCTGGAACTTGCGCAGTTCATGACCCTGCAGCCGCTTCCTCCAGGCACCCTGGATCCGGTTACTGGGCAGGACATCTCCGGTATCTCCATGGCCGGTATCGGTATGGTGATCAAGGGCGTCTATAACTTTGCTCACAACTTCAAGAATGGGACTCCCGGCTACACCATCCCTGGCACACCGGCCCCGCCTGAAGGTGAGGAACCGCCGGCCGAAGGTGAAGAACCGCCCGTTGATCCTGAGGGGCAGTCGCTCACTCCGGATCAGTGAGACTTTCCGGAGTTTAAAAGATGAGCAATCCGATTTTCTTTCGCCAGGGGATTCGCCTACCCGGCATTCCGATCGGCGCGCTCGATGCTGCCACTAAGGGTTACGTCGACGACCTGATCAGTTCGCACACCCACACCATCGAGCAGGTAGACGGGCTGGCGGCAGCTTTGGCCAACGCCACCACTGGTCTGACGCTGGGCACGGCGTATCAGGATGCATTCAGCAGCGCGTCGGAGTACTATCCGGCATCGACGCCTATTGACCTCGACACGGTCGGTCGCGGTCGTAAGATATTGGCATCCAGCCAAGCCTTGACCAACGGGCCGCCTCACAGCGACATTACGTTCTGGCATATTGAAACACGCACCATTTACGGCGCGGACGACACCCGTCTGGTGCAGATCGCAACTTCCTATAACGGCCCACATGTGATCTATACTCGCCGACTGTTCGGCGATGTCTGGTCGGCATGGATTCGAATCCTTGATTCGAACATGACGGTGAACGACATCGCCGGCACGTTGTCTATTGCCAATGGCGGTACAGGCGGAAGCACTCAGGCTACCGCGCTGACTAACCTCGGCGCCGCGAGTGTGGCAGACGCCTGGGGGCGCGGGCAGACCGGTCCGACTCTTGTGTCGTTTTCGGGTGATCTGAACGACTGTTCTGGCTTCCACGCTCTTTACGCTGGCACCAATGCCACTAATCGACCGTCTACAAATGCGGCTATCATCGGTTTTGGTACTACTGATTACACACAGCAGATGGCCATGCGTAACGGTATTTTCAATATCCGTTCGCAGGAAAATGGTGTGTGGGGCGCGTGGGATCGCGTTGTTACGCAGGACGGTAACCACACGTTCACTGGCGTCAATAACTATGGTGTGGTGCGAAGCTTTAACGGTACGGCTGGCGTTCAGACGATTCTCCGCTCGATGGGCTGGAGTAATCAGATCGTCCGATGGGCCGACGTTATAGAGTCGAACGGGTCCTACTCTCTGTTTTCCTATAACGCCTCCGGCGCTGGCGCCAAGTCTATCCTTAATGTGTCCACCACGGCGGCAGGCGGTACCGACAAACTCACTGTCGGTGGGCTCATGGAGACCCGCAACATTACGGTAAGTGGTACCTCAGACTGTTCCATCGCCTGTGTGCCTACTTCGGGGCGAGCGGTACGATTTGCGGCCACCAGTAGTGGTAACTCTGGTTTCTACGATCAGACAAACTCGAAATGGTTGCTGCAGATCAATGCGGCCGACCTGGTCACCCTGGCTGGCAGTCTAACGGTTAATGGCGGTAGCAACCTGATCGGCAATATCATCGTTACTGGCAATACGACGATGTCCGGCTATGGGTACGTCAACGGCGGTCGCATTTACGGTTCCACCGAACTGAACCTTGTGGGCGGTTCGTCTACCTCGGTGATTCGTATCCGTCCACAGGGCTGGACGTCGACAGGTCAGACTCAGTTCAACTCAAACGGTACTGTGACGTTTACGGGCGCACTGACTGCCCCAGACTACATCCTCAGTTCCGACATTCGACTGAAGTCCGATATCGTTCCGTTGGAAAATCGTGGGCGAATCGAACCGATTTCCTACGACATGGATGGTCGACGCGAACTGGGCGTTTCGGCGCAGCAGGTCAGACAACATTGGCCAGAGGCCGTTACTGAGAAAGACGACGGCTATCTGGCTGTCGCCTACGACCGACTGATACCGGTTTTGGCGGAACAAGGCAATCGACTCGAAGATGAAGTTCTTTCTTTGAAAGAGCAGAATGCGGCCTTGGCCGAAAGACTGCTCCTCTTGGAAGCTGTCGTTCTAGGTAGGATGCGCTAATGTGTCACAGGCAAGGGAGGAGATCCTCCCTTGCTTTTTTTTTGATGCCGACACTAGTTCTTCAATCAGTCGTTTTCTTTTAACTTAGGAGAGTAAGAAATGCCGTTGGGCACCAATCCTAGCTTTAAGCAAGTCCGAGACTTCTTTGGAGGTACGGCCAATTTATCCGCATACGTACGCGGCGGTAGCATTGTTCCCAACATACCGGCCAACAGTGCTATCTCAACGACCGTGGCGGGACTCAAGTTGTCACAGTTTTCAGGGGCCGACAAGACTACTCCGTTCGACGCTAGTGCAAATCCGGCTGGGTTGTTTGGTCATCACAATCTTGCAACCACCGGTACGTTGTCAAACAACGTCACTATCAGCTTTAGCGGCGGCACTGGTAATTATTCAATCTCCTCCATTTTGGTTTCAGACTACCGTGTCTCCGCCACGCAGTACGGTAACGTGATTGAAGTTAAAGCCACGGGCAGAAACACTCAATACATCGGTGAAGTAACTGTTGTGGCTACCGACGGTGTTAGCTCCAAAACCTTGACTATTTCGTTTGAGTACTACTTCGGAACCATCATCTAACGTTGACGTACACCATTGTCTTTTACGGGTACGGTTCTTCGCAGTAGTGATGTAATGCTTCTGCGCAATTACGATAATGGCACTGGCGGCGGTGTCATTGCTTAATGATGTTTTTAAGTACTTGGTTACCGTGACCATATGTACTGAAACATTAACTACTCCGACCGGAATTTCTTACCATGACGGGATATTACCAAAGGCCGGCCCTTGATTTGCTGACGGATCTCATTAATCGTTCGCAGTCTCTCCCGGCATATTTGAAAATCAAAGCTTCGAACATCATCCGCATCTCGCCGATTCTGGATCACCGTCCGGATGGCGGTAATACTGAGCTGGTTCTAGGACTCCGCCACCCTTCGCCGGCAGCGATCACTAATTGCGGCCGCACGATCGAACCAGCTGTGCCCATGTCTGGGCGCACGATCACACTGACCTATAGGCGGCTCTCGCTGGCCGATTACTTTACCAGAACCTTTGGTGGGGGCGCTGTAGTCCCGGCAGTCAACGAGTTTGATGAAGTCGATCAAGACGCAATTCTACCTTGGCTGTCAAAGACCTTCGATTTCGACACGTCCGACGCTCATGTAGTGCGCGGTAACGCTGCGAACACTTGGAGAGTTGAGTTCCCGGCAGACCACCCTGTCTGGTTTGAGGGTGCCGATATTCTGGTCAGTAAGGTTGGTGATATCCGCACGCTCATTTCTCAGCGGGTCATGCCGTATCTGACCTTGAAGGATCTGATGACTGTCACACCGGCGCGTCCGGTATCGCAACTGGTGCCGAACTGGAAGATGGCCCCGATGCTCAGGTTGTCTGATCTTTCTTTCCCGGTTCCCGACAGGGAACTGTCGGAGTTTATCCCGAATGCTCAGCTCGATATGTTCGCACTGGCGGATCTTCAGCGCGTCTAAGTTTTTTAACGTGTCGACTTATCATGTGACCATTAGGGACAAACCCCTTTAACGACCTTACTCGGAGTTTCTTCAATGTCGACTGCGACTCGCATTACGCCGCGTGTTATCACGCGCACCATCATTGGTTCGCGACTGCTCGCGACCCTGCAACAGCAAAAGCCGTACGTGCACGTTGACTTCACCACGCTCAACGAAGCCCTGGGCATCAATGACACCATTCGCCCGAATGTGGGTGAAACGCCGGCGGCACGCTACTACGCCATTGGTATGGGCGGCCACGTGAACCGCGTTGGCGGCGACGGTGGTCACTACCCCGTCCCGCGAAAGCATCGCCCCGATGACTTCGGCCTGTACCAGCAGTTGCCGTTCGTGATCCGCGAACTGGGCGACGACCTGACTCCTCAGGAACGCACCCGCTACGGTCTGCGTAAGATCATCGACCACCCGACCCGTCCCGGTGAACGCTACATTGCGTATTACCTCAAGCGCATCGACATCGACGATTCGCCGGTTCAGATGAACATCAATACCACGGTCAATGGCGTCACCACCACGGTGCCGTTCATTCCAACCAATGCCAACCTGTTCCCCACGCCGGTGGAACCGACTTCAGTGAACGTCAACACCACTGACGGCACCACCCTGACCACCTCGTCGCTGGTGGCTTTTGAGTTTGATGCTCAAGACGCCGAGAACCTGATGGAAGTGGCCGAAGTGCTTTACGGTGGCGTAGAGCGCGCACTGATTTCGGAAATCGCCTACGTGGCGGGTTGCGACCGAGTTGTAAGCGTCAACGATGGCACCAACACGTTCAACATGAACGAAGTCGTTGAAGCTCAGATCGTAACCCACATCACTGGTCTGTGGCCGGTGGCTTACGCCTCCGGTGGATTCAGCTTCCAGCTGGATATGGGTGGTACTGAACCGATGGTTGGTATCTCCACCGAGAACCCCATCACTCCGCCGGTTGGTCCGTAAGTAGTTAAGGACTGCTAAGCTGGCGTTTTAACCAATTGGAACTGAACCATGTTACCACGTCCGGATTTGAGTAAACCCTTCCGCGTGGTAGGCATCGATCCAGGCACGGAAAGTCTCGGCTTTGCGGTCCTGGATTTGTCCTTGTCGAACCGTAAGGTCACTGTGACGCACGTTGAAACTTTGAAGAGTCAGGACGTTCAAAAGAACTACTCTTTGGAGCTAGAGCTTCACGGTGCCCGTACGGCCCGACTGATGGGAATGCACGACCGCCTAGTAGTACTACTGGAGGTCTTTCAGCCCCACGCCGTTTCCACAGAGTCTCCGTTCATGGGACGCTTCCCACAGGCTTTCGCAGCACTGACTGAATGCGTGAGCTATGTGCGGCGGGCGGTCGATCGTTACGATCGCTACCAGCCCTTGGAATCGGTTGATCCGCCCACCGCTAAAAAGGCGGTGGGCATGACAGTCAAGCGCGGCAGTACGAAAGACGATGTAAAGCAAGCTGTTGCCAAGCTGGGCCTCGAGTACGCTGAGGGTATTGTCCTCGACGATCTCGACGAACACTCGGTCGACGCCATTGCTGTGGCCTACCACCAAGTTCTGAACTTGCTAGATCAGATCCCCACCGACTAAATAAGGGACATTCAGAAATGAAGCTCGACGACCTTTTCACCATGGTTGGCGATCGAGAGCTTTCTTCCCTGCAGTGGGGGGCGAGCGCTATCGAATTGACCAATTCGCTGTTGGACTCAACCCAACAGCTAGCGCCCACTTGTACTGGTACTGAAGCTCTTGCAAAGCTTCGGGGATTGCCCTTCAGCACTCTGGCATCTATCATTTCCAATGAGATCCAGATTGAAGGAAACACCATTTCATTCAACGGGACTGCAATACAGCGCGCCAACGGAACTCCGCCCACGGTACCCAGTGCCAAACAGCAGATGAATCCGATCGTGCTTATCGTTGTCATTGTCATGTCGGTCGTTTCTCTCGGCCTGACATTCTCGTCGATGAAAGCCAGCGCCACCTCGGGCGAACAGCCGGAAAGTGAAACCATTCAGGTCATCCTGAAGTCACTCTCCGAGTTTGCAACCTCAGAGACAACCTCCGAGTAAGCACCATAAGCCCCTCCCCTTTAAGGGGAGGGGTCTTTATGCTGTTGGTTAGTTTTTAATGATACCCACGGAGAGCCTCCAAACTGACCTTACGGGCCTGTTTGGCCTTAGCCGCGTCGGACGTCCACCCAACGATGTTGTAGGCCTTTACAGCCCAGTACATGAGCTTACGTTGGATCTTGGGAACGCCCAGCACTTCCATGGCGTGGTAGAAGATCTTGTTGGCTTCATCTCGATCCACGTGGAAGCCGACTTCTTCCTTATAAGCAATACCTCGCTCACAGAGAATGTCGTGTACCACTGCTGCCTGCGCGTACTTACCCATAGGCGGAATCAACCACCAGAACGGGCGCGGCACCGAAGCACCGTCGGTCAAGAAACCCTTGGGGACGTAAACCCACTTCGTGGCCGAATCGTCAATGTAGTACTTGAACGATTCGGTAACCTCGTAGTAGTCCCCCTTCAGGAACTGCGACGCGTAGTGATCATAATGAACACTCAGGCGACCGTCGAAACGTTTGAAGTCTTTAGCGGCAGCCAGTCGTTCACCAGTGGCGACATAATGGCTGTCAATGTGATGTGGTTGAATTTCTTCCATTGTTCTGTCCTCGTGCTTAACGTTCCTGCTGGTCGTACGGTTGCTCGGAGCCGCCCCCACCACCTCCGCCACCGCCGCCACCGCCACCTCCCCCGGAGGTGTTGAGGTTAGCGAATCGGTTTTCATTAACGAAGTACCAACGCCACTGTAGGAGCGTCTGGCCCGCACGCTTCAAGGTGAACAGGATGGCGCCTCGGGCATAGCGTGACAAACCGCCATTGGCGTCATTACCGCCGGTGGCGGTCATGGTTTGGTCAAGAACTACCGTGAACACCCGATCCTGATTAAGTGGCATGTCGTTACCCAGACCATTGTGGGCGTTGACATAGTTGTTCATGCTGCCGGTAGAGCTATTGGGTTCCATGATCCACGAAGTCGCTGGGACGACGTTGTAGTTAACGCGACCCCATTCACTGGACTCCAGCTGCGCGCTGATGGTGTATCCGTCACCGACAGTACCGTTGGGTTGCGCGGCCCAGTTAGTTGACCAGAGATCAATACCTGTCGGCGCCGGGTAATTGCGAATCGCCTGGCCGTTTTGCGAGACCAGGTTGGAATCCTGAACGAAGTTGGTCGAATAGTGCTTGTAGGTGATATAGCCGTTGCGACGAACGGCGACTTCCAGGATAGACTGGGCCCTTGCTCCGACCTGATGTCGCACAGTGGCCGTCTGGTGAGGCGTGCGCTGATAGTTGCCAATGTCGGATATAGACGGCACAGTGTAGGACACCGTACCCTTACCTGCCCAGTAGTTGGTGACGTCCAGACCCGTGTCCGGGTGGTAGTAGCCGACATCGGCGACCTTCGATCCGCGACTCAAAGGTGCGAAACGAAGTGGATTGCCACTGGCGTCGTAGTAGCCCCAGATAGTAACACCATTGGGGTCGTCTTCGAACACCTGTTCAAAGCTAGTGACGCCGTCGCCGCGGTAATATGCTTGACCACCTGCCATGTTCAATACCTCTGATGTGTTAAGTGTATCCCACCATAATGCAGTGCCCCACCCCTTTTGGCGGGTGGGGCACTGCCTTACAAATGGTTACCGATTACTTTGACAGTTTTTCAACCAGCTCTTCCAGACGCTCCAGACGAGCACGCAATTCAGCGTTCTCGACCCGGAGCGCGTCGGTGGATTCACCAGCCGCGTGCGCCATTTCCAGAGCCATTGCAGTGTTGTTCAGTGCAATGAACGTCCTTGACGGATTAGTCGGGTCCGGCGTAAACTCGTAGGTATGTTCGGGCGTGTTAGCCTGAACACCTTGCGCGACGTAGCCGTTACCGAAAGTTCCGTCAGCGCGCATTTCCCATTTAGAGAAGTCGTTGAAGCGCCACAACGGACGTGCTGCCACTTTCTGGATTTTGCGCTTCAGGCGCTTGTCCGAAGGCTGGAAGCCGCTGCCGGCAATCACGCGACCGCTCAACGAGTAGAAGTTACCGTTACTGTCAAAACGGTAATAGGCATTGCCAGCGCGAACAAGCACGTTACCGCTAGCGTCTCCGTAGAGGTAACCGCCGCCACCCAAAGTCAACGTGTTGAGGGTGGCATTACTGCCAATCACGACACGGTTGTTGATCTGCGCCTGAAGCGGACCAACTGCAATCGCCTGAATGGCCTGACGGGTACGAGCCGGGGTCATGAAGCGGTTATTGGCAGAACCGGCTTCCGCTTCAGGCTGCGACGCCGTGGGGTAGTTATCCACACTACCCAGACCCACATGGGTCTTGGTGGTACCGTGTGGATTGTCCGAACGGTTGATGTGCGCAGTCAGGGCGGGGTCAGTGCCAATAATGACGCCGATGCCATTCAACAACGCCACCGTGTTGGCGGGCGTCATGTACAGATTGGTTGCCGTACCTGCAGCGGCCTGGGCATTCGTGGCGGTAGCGTAGTTATTGACCAGCCCCAGACCGACCTGTTCCTTGGTGACGCTGTGCGGATTGTCGGTGCGCGCAGTATGGTTACCGATGGCACTGGTCAGGATATCATTGACTGCGGCTCGCACACCTGCTGGTGTCACGAACAGGTTATTGGCCTGTCCTTGGATGGCCTGCTGGGCATTGGCGGTGGCGTAGTTATCTACGTTGCCAAGACCCACTTGGGCCTTGGTGACGCTGTGCGGGTTATCCGTACGGTCCACGTGGGCATTCAACGGAACCAGTGCTTGTGCCGCAATGGCCTGTTGCACGCGCACTGGCGTCATGTAGGCATCGCCCTGACCTTGCTGTGCCTGAGCCTGCGTAGCGATCGCATAGTTCTCAACCAGTCCCAGACCTACCTGAGCCTTAGTCACGAAATGCGGGTTGTTGCGGTCGGAAATGTGAGTGTTCAGCGGCGCCAGCGCCAATGCATTGATCGCATACTTGACCGACAGCGCCGTCATGTAATGGACGTTACTCTCGCCAGCGGCGGCAATGGTCTGATTGGCCACCGGGTAGTTACCCAGATTGCTCAGCCCGACCTGTTCTTTGGTCACCTGGTGCGGATTATCGCGATCGTTGATGTGGTCTTCGATCTCACCCGTCAGGTCACCGAGCTGGTTGCGCAGGGTGTCAAAGAGACGATTGAAGTACGCCCGGATTTCATCGAAGGCGGCTTGGTCACCCATGATGATGGCTCGGCGAATCTGATGCAGCTCGGCCACCAGATACTCAAAGCCAAAGACGTCACCGATATCGTGCCAGTGTGCGGTAGGTGGGAAATAATCCGGCACGTCAATCAGGTCGCCCCAACGAACAGTACGGTTATCCAGATCGAGAGACTCGATCATCTGACGCAGCGACGCAACAGTGCCGCTGTACTCGCCACCGATCATCTGGGCATCGACTTCAAAACGCGTACCCGGAGTAGTCGGTTCAATCAACAGAACGCAACAGACTTCTTGGGTGGCGCGCAGTGAAGCATCGATGTGCAGCTGTACAGCTTTGTAATGGACGTTCGGTTCCAGCACTTCCAACGAGTCAGCGTTGCGAACAACCAGACCGCGCGTGAAAAACGGACCTCGATCCAAAACAATTGCCCGATAGCCGGTGGCTGCAACTACGTGCAGTTCAGCCGCCACCTTATTGGTGGCGGCAGTACCGAGCAGATCGAGCGGGAGGTGAATCAACTGGGAATTCATACCCACTTTCTCCAGCAATAGTGAAAATTAGATCGTGACCAGGTTTGCGTTTGCGCGCATGTAGGCTTCGATGAGGATCGGTTGCAGTCGACCATTACGCTGAGCGTGATAGAAGACACCGTTCCAGTCGCTGTAATAGAAACGGTTCGGACGAACCACCGGGTTGTTCAGACCCAGGTAGGACATATCCCAACCGGTACCGTTGTAGCGATAGAAACGCTGACGACCGTTATCGTCCGGATGACCGATGCGCACGTAGTCGCGATAACGCTGCGGGCGCTGAAGGAAACGGAAGGTGGTCTTGGGCTGACGGACGCTGACAATACCCCAGTAGCTGGGACGATCAACGAAGTCGGCCAAACCGGCAGTGGTGGCGAGGTCGATGGTCACCTTTTCGCCGGCCAGGTAAGTGGTCGAGCCAAAATCAGTGGTTTCCATTTCCAGGATATTGCCAGTGCGCGTAACGCGGATGCGAACAGCGCCAGCATTATCCCAACCGTCACCCGTGTAGGTCGTGGGATCACGATTCGCATCCGGCGCACCGGTGTCGCCCCAGGCCAGCAGTCCGTGAGTCGAACCCAGGTTGATTTCATCGCCTTGGTCGACGTGAAGGGCAACCTGCTTCAACTTGAACTTTTGACCGCCGGCGTTGGCAACCACGGCCAGACCGCCGGGGGTGCGCACCATCGAGATGGCGTGCGGACGATTGCCGACATTGACGACTGCGGCCAGAACACCAGCGCCGTTGGCTTCGGAGGACGAGGAGGTGATCTCCACTTCGAAGCGGTAGTTCAGTGCGGTCTTGGTCGAATGCAACATTGCATTACCTTCGACCGTGGCTGCGTCGAGCAACACGCCGCCCTGGTTACTGTTCCAACCCCACTGATCCAACACAGTCATGTCGTCGTACAGGTAGTTGGAGCGGCGACCCGACCAGGCGTAGAAATCGCCGTATTCCTGCTGCATGTTATTTTCCACAACACGAGCGGTCAGTTCGTCGGCATCGGTGGAGGCCACCGAAACGTATTCGATCAGCGAACCGTTCACCTGCTCAGGACGGAAGTTACCCGGCATGTCGCCGAAAGTAACGTCACCCTGAATAGCGCGCTGACGCGCATACGGAGGCATGGAGTAGGCCAGGTAGACGATACCGGCCGGTGCATTCACCGTGGTGGTGGCGGTGGACTCGAAGAAACGCTCCTTCTCGGCGATCGGTGTGACGATGATCGGCGCACGACCACCCGGTGCACGCGCATACAGACGAACGACAGTATTGGACCCCTGCACTTCGCTAACATAACCAAATGCAGTATCGCGACTGAAGCTCTCACTACCTACCGTCAGAGACGAAAGGCTGAGATTGCGCAGAGCCAGCACCAGTCGGAAGGTCGACGACACACCAAAGGTGGCTGGTTCGCCGCCGGTGATATCTGCAACGATATCGCCCTGGTCCAGAGCCATGGCGGTCGGGTAGGTGATCTCACCCAGCTTCGTCCAGATGTAGCCGATGCTCGTTGCGCCCGTCGGGTAGAACACCTGAGGACGGGCAGCATCCAGTACCTGTTCGGCAGTCATGCCTTCCAGCATCGCACTGTCCGCCGCCTGCGCGCTGGTGTCAAGCTTGTTCAGCAGCAGGTTATCGACTTCGTCCGTATCGTAAGCGCCGACTTGGGCGGCAGTCACGTCATGCGGATTGTTGCGGTCCTGCGCGTGGTTCGTGAAGGAAGTACCCACCAGTTCCTGGATGGCCACTTTGACGCCCGCCGGGGTCATAAAGTGCGTCGTCGAATTACCGGCTGCTGCCATGATCGAATCGGCAGTGGCAAAGTTGTCGACATTACCCAGACCGACTTGGTCCTTCGTCACTTCGTGCGGGTTATCCATGTCGGCCAAGTGGAGATCCACGCGCGGATCCACGCCGCCAGTGCCCGAACCGCCACCAAGTGCAACAATCAAAGCGCGGGTAGTTGCCGGGGTCATGAACAGGTTGGTAGCCTGACCCAACACTGCCTGCTGTTCGTCAGCAGTAGCAAAGTTGTCGACATTACCCAGACCAACCTGACCCTTCGTGGTGCCGTGCGGATTATCCGAATCGTTCAGATGTGCGGTCAACTGCTGACCCACCGTGAGGGACACGTAGTCGGCCACGCGCTGAGGAGTCATGTAGTGTGCATTGGACACACCCGCCTGAGCGTGAGCCAGCGTCGCCACCGGCAGGTTCTCCACATTACCCAGGCCCACGTGGACCTTGGTGGTGTTGTGGGGGTTATCCTGGTCGTTGACGTGTGCAGTCAGTCCGTCGTTAGCCTGGGCCTGGATGGCCTCACGCACACCGGCCGGCGTCATGAAGTGCGAGGTGGACTGACCCAGTCGGGCAGTCGGGGCGTCGGCGGTGGGGAAGTTATCCACACTGCCCAAGCCGACCTGCCCCTTCGTGACAGCATGCGGGTTGTTGAGGTCGGAGCTATGTGCGGCGATCATGCCAGCCACCGGACCATTCACCACAGCGGTCAGACCGGCCGGAGTAATGAACAGGTTCGTCGCGCTGCCGGCTACCGCCTGCTGCGCGGTGGCGGTGCCGTAGTTGTCGACATTACCCAAACCCACATGCGTCTTAGTGGTGTTGTGCGGGTTGTCGGAACGATTGATGTGGGTCGTCAGTGCGTTACCGATGAGCGCTTCGATCAACTGCGCGGTGCGCAGCGGAGTCATATACCGGTTATTGACAACGCCCTGCTGCGCTTCACCTACCGTGGCGACCGAGTAGTCGTTCACCGACCCCAAACCGACCTGCGCCTTGGTCACCTGGTGGGGATTATCGTAATCCGCCAAATGGTTAGCCAGTCCACTGGCACCGGAAGCTTCCAGTGCGTCGCGAATCTCACGCAGTGCCTCAACGGTTTCCGTCATCCCCACCATGTCCTGGAGATTCCAGTCGTGGTCGATCGGCGGGAACGCATACGGCAGATCAGCCACCTGCTCCCACATCACGCGTCGGGGATTGAGCAACTGCTCGGACAGGATCTGAGTGATCTTGTCAATGTTCAGCGTCCAGTCACCGCCCAGGGTCTGATAACGCTCCATGCGCAGAGCACCCGTCCAGCCTTCGCCCATAAGGGTAAAGCCGCCGTAAATCGGCTTGCTGCACTGAAGGGACGCATCATGGAAGTAATAGACCGGCAACCAATCCACGCCCTGAATCAGTTCGCGGTTGGAGGGCATGTGGTAGAGCTTGAGGGTGTCAGCGAAGAACGGCGCTGCATCCGGAATGAAGGTATAAAAATCCGTCAACTCCGGTGGAGCGATGACCTTCAATTCACCGGTTACCAGGTTACTGGTCTCGGTGCCCGTGGGGTCAAACGGGTATGAAATGTTCAAATTGCTCATGTGTAGAAATCTCCAACGAAGGACTTCATCGTATGGCACGATGTAAGAAAATACGTGTACCATATCATAGGCCTTTCCATTCCTTTAGGGTAGGGCCATTTGTGTCAGGCACGTAACCTAATTTTGAACGGAAGAAAACCATGCCTTATCAATACGTATCGGCGACTGCAAAAGAGAATGGGCTGACTGCGCTGTGGCAACCTGCTGATGTCCAGAACATGGTCATCAAGGACATCTATGCGACTTACGCTGATGTGTGGTTGACGCTGGCACACCCTTCCTCACCGCGACCGCTTTATCTGCTCATGAGTGAGGTGCGCGCATCAATCGCACCCACTTACAGTCACTACACGGTAGCAAATTGGTTGGCGGCTATCGGCAATGCTTCGCTGCCGACTTCGCCGATGGAACCGGTCATCACCACCACGCATGTGAAGTTCATCGACGCATGGAAGGCTGGGTATGACATCAAGAAAATCGACATCGGTCGTAATGAAGACACGCAGGTACCCAACTTCGAGTTGAACGACTTGCTGATCTCGCGCGAAGACGTAGACTTCGGCATTTACCACCGACGGGCGCTGGTAAGCGTCAATGGCTATTTCCACCGCACCGGTGTGGCAGGAACGAAGCTGCACGTACTGGACGGTGGACGTACCGGTAGTTTGGGTAACGACAATCGTGTTGGCCTGATCAGTTTCAATGACGTCGCGGCGATTGATCTGATCCCGATTACGCCGGACATGATTCTCAAGGCGAGCATCGACACTCCGCTGCATTTGCGACACACTATCAAATTGCCCTTCAGTATCGAAAACAAAACCATCCTGTTGTGCGTGGGCGGTTATCTCCAGATCCTGGATTCCACCTACCAAGTCATCGGCAGTAACAGCATCTCTGTGAACTTCGCACGTATGGGCTGGCCGGAACGATACTTTGACAGCATCGGCAAGATCGATCTGTCCAGTCTGCCCCTCACACCTATCGATGACGACCACACGCACGTCTCGGTAGAGGAGCTGCTTTCCGACGAAGTGGTGCGTGCTTGGATGACGATGTCGCAGTCGTTCTTGGTGGTCGTTAACAGCGATCGAATCTACAAGCGCATTCATTACTGCGGTAATGCTGAAATGCCTGGCCGGTTTGAGACCGACGAAGACAAGAAACTGATGCCGATGTTTGCCGGTTACGGTAGGCATGTGAATTACCTCAGTTACGACGACTGGGGCGTACGTATTCACGCCGCGCATCCCAACGACAATGTTCGACTAAACTACATGTTCCGCATGGCACGTTGGTTGGAAGAGGGTGCCATCGACAGTTCGCTGCAAGTGCAGCGTCCGTGGGAATGGGCTAACGGCTACATGGTTGAGCTTGGTCGCAGTTATTGACGACATAACGCCCCCTCCCGTTTGGGAGGGGGCTTATGCTGTTGAAAGCAACAATTACTTAACCGCCGGTTTCTTTTGTGCGTTTTTCTTTCGCGTTTCAGAAGCGGCAGCATTAACCATGTTGATACGCTTACCGCGCAGGTCACCGGTCAGATCGGCGACGAAGCCCAGCGAAGCATACAGCTGGCGAGCAGCGACGTTGTCGGAGATGACACCAACGCGATTCACCTTCAGGCTCTTCAGGACAAAACTGGCGTGACCCTTACGACGGAACTCCGGCTTGACGTAGAGGTGCGACGCCCAGCAGTTTTCAAAGTTGTTGTAGAAGCGGACCGTCAGGAAGCCTACGACGCGGCTGTCACAGGTGAGCTGATAGCAGGTGTGGTCTTTGAGATCGAACTGGGTCATGGACTCGTATTCGCCGAGCTCGGCACCACGACCGTCTTCAATCATTTCGTTGATGAATTCCAACACCAGGCGAGGATGGACTCGCTCATAGCGTTTGAACCCAGGAGGAAAGGTTCGCACTGTAGTTCTCCAGAAATAGTGACGCAAATCAGATAGTATTGCGCGGCCCCACGATGGGTGCGGTCGAAACAATACCGTTTGCTTGAATTTGTTGTTGGAAGGTAACGGGTCCGACGAACGTGGAAGTTCCGCCATTGGAAGCACCCGTGAAAGACCCGCCGACTGTCACATTACCGGTGAATGTCGTATTAGGTGTTTCGAACGTGTTGGTAGTTGACTTTACATTGAAACTGGGGGTTTCGATATCGAAGTTACTGCTGGCTTCAATCTTGCCAGTCTTGCATTCGATAAGCAACTGCTTCGTCTTGATGTGAACCATCTTCTCCGCAATCAGTCGGAAGTTCTCTGGCGCGTATGCGTAGATATCCTTCTTGATCAATTGGAAAAGCGTCCCGTCACCGTTTTGGGTGGACCAGGTATTTTCGGTAGACTCCAACTGCGTGAAGTTACCGAAATCGTCGGCGAGTGCCACGACTCCTTCTTTAAGGTTGAACTGCAAGCAATATCTAGCCAACTCGCCAGAGACCTTAGAGGTCTGCAATTCAATCATCTGATCGTGAGAGGAGAGCACCAAATGGTAGTAGTTTTTTGGGTCGGACATGTCTGCCGACTCATCATCCGTTGCAGATATACGGAAGTGTTTAGTTTCCTTTCTGCGTAGGTGGTCGTCCCAACCAGCTATAATCCAATAGAACTGATCGGTGTCACGATAGCGGTAGATCAAAACACGTTCACCACGCCGGACGTCCGGTGCGGTGGTCAGGTTTGTTCCGAAAGGTAGCCAGGCGGCGGTGATTGCCGTATCAAGGATCACGCGGCTGGCGTATTCGGTACCATCGATGTTCTGACCCGTAACTTGAGAATCAAACGGGAGACTCACAATCTCACCATCGAGCATAGTCATCTGCTCAATGGGGGTGACCTCCAAAAACTTGGTATCGCGTGGCTTGTTGTTAGCTGCTCTACCGAAGGAATAAAATTTGAGACCTGAGACTTCTGGGTCGAGAACATCGGCCATGGGGATCATCCTGCTAAAATACCATAGAATGGTACATCCACTAGGGGTAAAAGAATACATCAATGCCCCTAGTTGTGAACGTTTACTCTGGGGTGTTTTTAACAATGAAGATTCTGCGTCTGGAACTCTTCGGCTATACTCGAATTGCCGCTAACAACATCAGTCATCTGATCTATACACCCGAGAATCCCTTCCAGTTGATTGTGGGTACCAACGGCTCCGGTAAGAGTTCCCTACTGCATGAACTTTCGCCACTGCCTGCACACTCCAGCAACTACACCAAGGAAGGGTATAAGAAAATCACTATCCTTCATGGCGGTAAGACCTACCAGCTTGACTCGACTTTCAAAACCGGCAAGCACAGCTTCCTGGTGGACGGGGAAGAACTCAATACGGGCGGTACCCAGGAAGTACAGAAGAACCTGGTCTGGCAGCACTTTAAGATCAACAAGGATATCCACGAACTGATGACTGGCGAGATTCGTCTCACTACGCTCTCACCGGCCGACCGCCGTAAGTGGATCCAGATGATCTCCCGTACCGACTACGGTTACGTGATGGGCGTGTTCAAGCGTGTGGCCAGTCGACTGCGCGATCAACAAGGTGCGATGAAGCATTTGAATCAACGTCTGGTTCAGGAACATCAGAACCTCCTTCAGCTTGGGGACGTTGAAGGACTGGAAGAGCGTGCCGGTAAGCTGAAGCAAGAGCTTAATGCGATGATGCTGGAACGTATTCCCAACATGGAAGACTACCAGACACTGATGCATGTCCTCCGCGGGCTAGAAGATCAAGTGCAGCAAGACTACAGGTCCTTTTTCTCCAACATGACGCTGGTCCCCAACGGGAAGTCGTATATGGGGATGGACGACGTACTGATGGACCATACCTCAAAGGTCTCCACCATTCAGTCCGAACGCGCACTGCTGGAACGCAGTACGTCTGAGTACTCGGAAATGGAAAACATCATCAGTTCGGTGAACCGGGACTCCACCGCTGCCTTGGAAGACATTCCCGGGTTGATCTTGGAGGAAGAACGACTGATTGAAAACATCATGTCGAACCTCCCGAGTTTCCTGAACACGACCACTGACCTGTCGGTATGGCGCACTACCACAGATCCGGTTTCGGCCGAACGTGACCTGAAGAGTATCGCTCCAGAACTGACGGTGATCTTGAACGAACTACCTGTCAATACCGATCGCGGATTCTCCAGAGAAAAACACGAAGCGGCCGACAATGACGCCAAGCGTCTGGTTTCCCTGATTGATTCTCTGGACAGTCGCATTCGTGCCAATCAGAACCGACTGAAGCTGATGGAGGAAGCACAGACGTCTCAGTGTCCCAGTTGCAAGTACATTTGGCGTCCGGGCTATTCGGATCGGGAAGCGGAGGAGAACCGTCAAAATACCGCCGAGATGATCACTGAGCAAGGAAAGGCTCAGGATGCACTGACGGCGGTTCGGGCATTCCTGGAACGCAGTGGGGAGGTGGCTGATCTCTATCGCCGCTTTAATCAATACACTGTCAGCTTTAGTCGCCTGTCGCCATTCTGGGATTCTATCCTCAGTACTCAGATGTTGCAAAACGATCCGCGTGGCTGCGTCCTGCTGCTTCGGCAGTATGCCGAAGAACTCCGCGGACTGGTCGCTGTGGAAGACGCTAATCGCCGTATCAGCAACTACCGCGAAGTCGGGGCCCATCAGGCACAACTGGGTCAGTTGAGCCACATGACTCAGCGCATGGCTACCCTGCAGGAAGAAATCCGTCGACGTACGGACTCACTGCTGGAGTTGCAGGAGGACAAGCAGACCATCGAGCAGTTCCGTCGCAAGCTGGACAGTCTCTATGTGACCGCCAAGCGTTTGGAGGAAGCTGGGCAGAAGATCAACGCCATTCAGGCTAAGTTGGTTGACGCGATCCGTAATGACTTGATTGACGAAACGGTAAACTCTCACCAGATGGAACTGGCGGGCATCACACGTCGTCTGTCTGACCGTGATAGTCAGTCTAACATCATCCGTGATCTGGAAACCAGTCGCATCAATGTGGAGAGTGATGTTCGCGCCTTGGACATGCTCACCAAGACGCTGTCTCCAATCGGTGGTTTGATTGCCGATCAGCTGCGTGGCGACATTGGCGGTCTGGTAGCCAATATCAACTCGGTCATTGGGTGCGTGTGGACCTACGAGATGGAAGTCCAGCCATGTGGCCTGACCTCCTCAGAACTGGACTATCGTTTCCCTGTCCATATTCCGACCTCACCTAACCGCAGCTCCCCGGACGTATTGAAGACGTCCAAGGGTCAGCGACAGATGATCGACTTGGCATTCCAGCTGACGGTGATGCTCTATCTGGAGCTGAACGACTATCCGTTGTTCATGGACGAACCAGGCGAAGGGTTTGACGAACAACACCGCATTCGCTTGATGGACTTCGTGAAGCAGCTGATGGACAGCGGTCGGCATTCCCAGTTGTTCATGATCTCCCACTATGCGTCAAACCACGGCGGCTTCAACAATGCTGAGATCTTGGTGCTTGACGGCAGCAATATCTCACTGCCTGGCCGTTACAACCAACACGTTGTAATGAGCTGAATCAATCATATAGGGCAGGCAAAACCTGCCCACAACTTTCATAAAGGGTTTAACCGTGTCTTCCAAGAAAACTGTCAGTCCGCTCTACCTGGAAAGTGCTGAGATCGTCGCACTCCAGAACAACATCGGCGCCATGCGCCAGTTCAACGAAAGTCTGGTCCGGATCATCGCCGAAAACCTACCGTCGACTGGCCCGCAGCTCGGTAAGCTGCGTGAGAAATATCTCCAGAGCCTGGCCCAGATCGAATCGACTCGCGCCCACATGATCTTTGAAGGTCGCGGCACCCGCGGTATGGCGCTGGCCAGTGCTATTCGCACTGAGACCGACCGTGCCAAGTACGAAGCCCTGCTGCGTCGACCACTGGCTGAGACCGTGGACCTGGACCCGTTGTCCAAGCTGATTGACAACCTGTTTGGGTTGACCGACGCTCAAGGCAATAACGGCTGGCTGAACCTGCCCATGATTAGCGACCAGCACTGTCCGCTGGAGCCGATCACCAAGCCGGCACCGGAAGAAGACATCGAGGTCCGCGCAATGGAAGACGGCGTGTACCTGACCGATCAGCACTACGAACTGATCGTGAAGGTGGACGATGACACGACGCTGTTGTTCAACCCGATCAACGGCCTGCGTTTCGTAAGCTTCTGTCCGGCAGAAGATGCCAATATCAGTCACGTCTGCGCTAATTACCTGGACGTGGAAAAGGCCTGCGCAGCAGTGCAGGGTCTGATGACCAAGGCCGGACTGCGCGACATCACCATCGCAGACCGCATGGAACTGCACCGCGTCGCTGCGCTGATCTCTCCGGAACACTACGCCACAGCCGGTGTCGTGCGTAACGGTAAGGAGTTCAGCTTTACTCTGGCCGAGAACTACGTCCTGACCACCAATGCCCGTGGCGTTGGGAAAATCGAAGAGCGTCCGGATGCCACCAAGTGGGAAGATCTCACTCTCCTGACTCGCCGCTACCTGTACCAGGAAAACCTGCAGCGACTGAAGGGCCTGATCGAAGTATCTTCAGCAAAGTGACGACATAAGCCCCCTCCCCTTTCGGGGAGGGGGCGTTATGCTGTTTGCTTCATCACGGACCAGACTGAAGACCAATGATGATGTTCTGCAACTCGTCGATCGTGGCCGCCTGAGCATCGATCGTTGCCATGTATTCAATCACACGTGCTCGATCGATCTTACGATTACTGATTGCAGCCTGTCGTGCCGATTCAAGCGTCGCGTGCTCGGTTTCGGTGACAATGGCCGCGTACGGTACCGCGTGCTCCTTCACCGTTGCCACGTTGCCCGTGATGTCCGAAGCTGCTGTGGCCAAGGCGTCCTTGATGAAATCAAGGGCCAGGTCGGAAGGCATCGGACCCAGATCCACCGAGAGTACAATGCGCGAGTACGCTACGGTATCCAGAGCCGGGTAGCCGAGGATGTAAGTATCTGGCACGAAGATCGTGGCGGCCGTACTCGAACGCAGGGTGACGATATGGGCGCCTTCAGCGGCGTCGTTCTCATAATCCTGCTGAGTCAAACCAAGCGGTCGATAGAAGAGATCAAAGACCGACTCTCCTTTCTTGGTGAAGTCACTGAAGCTACGAATAGCGATGACTTCATAGATCGCCTGCAGGGAAGCGGGCCACGGCGTTTTGAGCTGGAACAGCCCCTTCGCATGCATCGCTGGCGTCATCTTTGCCATCGGGTGTCACCTTTTTGATTAAGGTTGGTTGCGGTAAATGTGCAGCTTGAAGACCTTGGTGATGCGTGCACCAGCAAAGTCCTGGATGCCCACTTCGATCTCAACGTCACCCGTAGCCACCGGCAGGCCGGTCAGCACGCCGGTATCCGGATCCAGATCCAGAGCGTCCACGTAGGCAACGCTGGGTGCCTGTACGATGTCGTAGGCGTAGGGTTCAGTGCCGCCGATACCAACAAAGCGGGTGCTGTAGACCACGTCTACTTCAGCATTGGGCAGAGCGTCAATACCTTCCACGCCTTCCACGGTCAAACGCAGTGCGTCAACCGCCTGCGGTGGGAAATAACTCTGCATGGTCTGACGACTCACCACCAGGTACTGGATGTTTGCATAGCTGGCAGCTGCAAACAGAATCACTTCACCATTACCGTTTTGGCGACGCAGGCGAGTAATACCCTGAGGCATGTCCGAATAGTCGGTCATGGATTCTGCACAGATCAGAAGACGGTGCAGCAGTTCTACCCAACGCTGGGTGTCCAGAGACATGCGGTCAAAGTCAGTGGAGTCGGTGGTGACCAGCAGATAGTCCGGCCAGATCTCTTCCAGGCGATCCAGACCCATCCGGTTCTCAGGACCGCCGACGGCCAACAGAGCCAACGACTTGTACGTGGCACCCGTGGTGCTCAGTACTGCATCAATGTGCGCTTCCGTATAGCCAGTACCGGCGGCAGTACGCTTGGCAATCGTACGGGCCATCTGCAGATTCACGATCGGCGAGTACATACCCTCGATCAGGGTCTGGTTCGGAATACCGAACTGACTCCACATCGGAGTGATGATGATTTCAGTCGAAGTGAAAATGTCGGGGAGGATCAGAGCCCACTCTTCACGCGGACGAGTAGAGTTATCCAGGATCCAGTCGGCCAGACCGGCCTTCAGGGCATCAATGTTGTCGCCGGCGGCGCCGTAGATAACAAAGGTCCAGTTGGTCGGAATACGGTGGTTGCGATCTTGCGGGTCGACATAGTCGAAAGACAAGGTACGCAGGATAGTTTCTGGCTTACCGTCCTTACGTTCTTCCACCTTCACCATGGTTTCGGTGAGGGTGCGCTGGTTCAACAGGGTCTCGACCTGACCGGCAGTGCCGAAGAAATCATCCAGGGTGTCGATCGGTGCAATGAACTCCAGGTTGTACTCATCGTACTCGTTGGAGAAATACTGATCGGCAAACCACAGACGGATGCGCGAGCGCTCAGGATCGAAATCCACCGGATCAGTACCGAGTACCTCATCCGCGTTCACGTAGAACGACAGACCCGATGGGAAGTTGACCACGCCGTCAGAAACGAGCGGCCCAATGGCCAGGTCGCGGATCTGGGTGCCGTATTCTGCGTTGATTGCCTGACGGATTTGCTCGACGGTGGTCAGTGCGCCTTGGATCAGGATTTGGTCATGCAGCCACCGAGACAGGCTCAGTACCAGATCGGTGTATTGCTGGACCGGTTCAACAGAGTCACCGGCTTCGTCCCTGCTGGAGAAAACCGAAAGGCTCAGTGTGGTCGGGGCGGTGCCTGCCGACGGGATGCTGTAGTAGGTACGGTCCTTGGAGAAAGTGGCGCTACGCAGCGACAGTTCACCAAAAGGAGCAGTAGCAAATTCAGCGTTGTCGGCACGATCGCCGATAGTTACGAAACCCTTCAGGCTATAAGTATCGGCCTGGACTGCGTTCATCAAGTTACTCACAGTAAGCGCTCCAATTGGCTCTGTTAGTGTTAATCTATGAAAGGACTCTATACCATTAAACAATCAGGAGGTCGCTATGGGCGGACTAGCAATGGGTCTACTGACGCTCCTCCGCGAGCTGCTGCCTTTCTTTAAAGAGTCAGTATTGCAGGGACGCAGTTTCCAAGAATGGTTTGGTTCTAATCGCGTCACCTTTGGGTGGCTGCTGTCGACCATCGTTCTGACTATTTGTATCTTCCAGGTGAGTGAGCAGTACATTCATCTAGACGCTAGGCACCAGCGGTTGGTTCGAAATACCGAATCGCTGGTCTTGCCTATTCAAAGGATGACTGAACGTCACAAGCAGGTCGTTGCCGAGAGGGACCAACTGCTGACTGAGTATCAGGCACTTGAGGAAGAGAACGAGCAACTGCTCGCACAAATCGAGGAACTAAAGACTGCTCAATCTCGACGTCCTCGCGTTGTGGTTCGTAGAGAAGCGCCGGAAGTCGAACCCGCACCGCGCCCTTCCCGTTTCCGGGAAATGCGCACAAGGGTAGTCAACCGACTGAAGGAAATTATAAACTAAATGGGGTCGCGTCATGCGTCTGTTATCGACCGCTATAATTGTAGTCGCGCTCGTTGGGTGCGTGACCGTCGTAGCGGCTCCCGAGGGGAAGGTGAGTCGCTGCGGCAATGTACCGCACTTTGCTCAGGGCATAGAGCCCACACTTGTACTGCCAGACGAAGACCCCGATGGTCTCACCGTCGATCAATTGCAAGCACTTGCCTTACAACTCGGAATGCACGCTCGCGAGTGGCGCGTCTTTTCTGAAAACGAAAGAAGAGCGATACAAGCAATGGTGGCTCAGCATTACCGTGACTGCCATTGACGTAAATCCTTACTTACCCGTCAAATCGTAAGAACAGGTTCGCCTCTAAGACAAGATAATGAGCAAAGACACTCTAATCCCGACTCACGCGGTTTTTTACCCAGACGGTGGGTGCGATTCTCTCACTGTTGCTGGATGGGGCGTACATGGCTTTTTCTATAACACTGAGAAGGCCAAGCAGGGTACAGGTAACTCGAAGGCCCTGGTCGGGCCTGGCGGTTACGAGATGGGCAAATCGGGCATTCCCGAAATCACTGTTACCAACTACGTCGACGCCTTCGGTTCTTTGACCGAAAACGCCACCAACAACTCTGCTGAAGCCGAAGCGCTTTATAACGCGCTGAAGATCACCCAGCAGTACGATATCAAGCACGCCACTATTATCTGCGACAGTCAGTACGCACTGAACGGCTTCGGGAAGTGGATGCACGACTGGCAGAAGCTGGGCTGGCGAAAGAAGGACGGCTCACCCGTCGCGAACGCCGACGTCTGGCAGAAGACTTTCGATCTGACCGCAGAGCTGTCCAAGGACGGCGTGAACTTTACCGCCAAGTGGGTAAAGGGTCACTCGGGCGATGTCGGTAACGAACGTGCCGATACGCTGGCAACGGCCGGCAAGATGTCTGCACGCAATCGCGTTCCAATGGAAGTGGTCAAGCTTTCGGAACCCAAGGGCTACTGGTCGCCGAAGAACGACAAAAACCGGATGTTCTCACATCCGAACTGGTACTTCGCCGCTTATGACCGTGAAGAAGGGAAGGGGCCGGAAGGTCGCCATCCTTACTATATCGGTACGATCCGACAGAACGACGCTGGCAAGGATATGGAACTGGTCGGTAAGCCGATTAGCGACGCATCGTTTGCTATCCTCTATCTGAAGGAACGTGAACCCACGCTGGACGTGATTCACGACGGTGTTGAGCTCCTGAAGATCGGCAAGCCCATGGGCATCATGATTGCGCACCTGGACGTGATCCTCAAACCTGGTACGGTTGAGGAGCTTCAGTCCTATGGTCACAATCTGTTGTTGCGCGACAAGCGTCGCCGTAGGTTGGTCACCAAGGACAAGAAGAGCGTGTTGACTGAAATCGATCCGCCGGGACTGTCGTTCCGACTGGTTGAAGCGCTCGGCGCCATTGAGGATATCTTCAAGAGTTATATCAATGGAGTGCAGTCGCATATCAGAACTACCGATCTGACTGATGTAATCTATGAGAGCAGTGAGGGTAAGAAAAAGACCACTGTCAAACTCAAAGGTGCAATCACAGGTAGTACGCGGACCCTTCAGGTCGACGGCAACTATAGGGCAATCGATGGCGGGGAGAAATCCATTCCGTTTATCCTGACCTTGGGCCAAGATCTCCCGGACCGCAATACTCTTTCGTCTTTGGCCGTTGAAGGCGTTAAGGTAACGTTGCTGACTTGGCTGGAGTCTGGCCATGCTGCACGCTTTGCCACTGTGATTGAAGCTAACGGTGACATGGGCATTTGGGTAGGACCGTATTCCAACCTCCGGATCCTTCCTTCGCCTAAACCCTGAGGTTACAGCAATGTCCGATACAGCGAGTCTCACCCGGGAACAACCATCTCTGGTTCGGCAGGCAGTCGAGTGGATGCTTGCCAAGCTCGTCAATACGCACACCAAACGTGTCATTCTCTTGTCCAGTCTTCTGTCGCGGGTTTCTCGCGCCGAGAAGCTGCATGATTCCGCCATCCAACGGTTGAATCGCATGATGGCAATTGCGAGCGATGAACGCTCGCTAGCTTTCTCTTCCAGGTTTGAAAACCTGGTCTGGGGAGCTAATCCGACAGCCGAACTGATTTCAGCCGAGGTGATTGCAAGTGGTAACATGTCCAAGATGGATCGCTGGAACTTGGCCGAAAGTCTCGTCGACAACGCACCGAAATGTTTGAAGTACGCGTCGCACACCAGTATGACCGACGATATCTACAAGCTTCTCGGGTCGTATCTCGACTCCATTCGCCAACCGGCAATGGCTTGATTACGGTCAAGAAAAAAGAAGCACCTGCATAGCCCTCCGCCTTCACGGCGGAGGGCTATGCAGATATGCTGCCGTTTAGATGCCGGCCTGGTTACGCACTTGCTTCAGGGAGGCTTCGATGGACTCCTGGTACTCGCTCACGCGACTACGCAGAACACCGTAGAACTCAACCTGTTGCGCAACAGCCAGAGTCAGCTTGGACAGAGCGTTGACGATCACCGGGGAAGCGATGAACTCTTCCTTATTGTGAGTCAGACGATCAGCCAGTACATTCACCAGTTCGCCCAGCTCGCGGGTACGCTTGACCACTGCTTCGTAGTGGCCGTCGTTGTACATCGCGGCCAGGTGCTGTACGGAGTTGTTGATGTCAATCCAGTCTGCCTGACGACGAATCACGTCAGAGTAGACAGGCTCTTCGGAGACCTTCTTGTCCGGGAAATACGATTCGAGCTTCTTGGCTACGCGAGCGTAGTCCACGTCGTGCATGCCCGGCACCTTGATGGTGGTGGACAGCGACTTCATCGAGGTCGGGTCGGACAGGCGCTCCGCCACAAAGGTCATGTACGGCGCCAGGACGTCACTTTCCAGCTTTTGCATCAGCGTGGTAGCGGTGACGAGATCCTTACCGTATTCGGCCAGAGAGCCCTGGAAGCCATGGGGCGCTTCCATGCGGAACGAACGCCACTCAGGATAGGAATAACGATTAGCGTTCAAGGCCAACCAACCCAGGTCTTTGCCCGCTGCAAAAGCAGTGATCGGCTTGACGATGTTTTCATTGAGGAAGTGGCTGACCTTGACCAGATAATCCGGAAGACGACCAGTGGCCTTCTGGAGACCGGCATCACCGGCCGAAGATTCCATCGAGACGAAATCCGACTGCAGGGAGAGATTTTTCAACATGTTGGATAACTCCAGGAGAGGTTTTATGAGTGGTGGAAATAAGTGCCACTGTCATACTTTAAGTCACTATTGGGCTCAAGTGGTTTTTTACACCAATGACTGATTATTTGAGAACGTCCGTAAACATCATTAAAAGCCGTTCCCTTTCATAAATTTCCTTCTGGAGCTCGTAACATGTTTGAAGCCGTCACCTACCACGAAAAGCGCGTGGCTCTGTCCGAAGTCATCCTGAGCCAGGCACTGGGTATCCTGGACCTGATCATCGACACCAACACCCAGAAGGGCGCCCTGGCCGCGGCACATCTGAACCAGCTGCGCCAGCAGTATGGTCAGGCCACTCAGGTGCTGGCTGACCAGGAAGCCGATCGTGTTCTGGGTCCGGTCGGTGAGGAGACCGAAGAAACCCTGACCCGTAACTATGTCCTGGGTGCTCTGACCAGCAACCTGGGCCGCACTTACCTGGGCGTGGAAAACACCGGTGCTGCAGACGGCGCCATCGGCACTCCGGGCTTTGGGACCAAGTTCAAGGAGTGGCTGTCTTCGCTGCCGAAGCTGAAGGACGAGCTGCTGAACCCGACCACCGGTTTCTACCTGGACGGCGAAACCCTGATCGGTCAGGAAATCCCCTGCCTGATCATCCGCGACGGCGAAGTCGTCTATCATGTGGTCTACGCCGGCGGTCTGGGCATCCATGAACTGCATTTGGATCACCTGCCGGAAGTCGCCCGCACCCCGCACCCGGTCGCCGGCTTCTCTCAGCTGCGCCGCGAATTCATCACCTATCGCAAGTCGCTGACCAAGGCACAGTTCAACGCCGCCCTGGCCTCGGCGATCGCCTCGTACACCGACACCCCGTTCGTCGAATACGTTGAGCCGGTGCAGGCAGCGACCCAGGTCGAAGAAAACAACGAAACTGCTACTGCCGAATAAACGGCGGTAGTTGACGAGCAGCCCCGCGTGGAAAACGCGGGGCACTCAACCGCCCCCTTTTATAAAGAGTAGTCACCAACATGCTTAGCACTCACTTCAAGCGCGCACCTTCGATCCGTCCTCAGCTGAACATTGGCAGCATCTGGGATCTTCCCAATGGTCGCTACTATATCGGCAAGAAGGGCGAGTCCATTCTCAATGGCGGTTTGTCTTTCTACACCGGCGTTGGCGGTAAGGGTAACACCTTCAAATCCACCGTCATGCACGATCAGCTGCTGACCGCAATGGACCGATACGGTAGCGCGCAGGCTAACGTGTTCGACACTGAGATGTCACTGACCAACGAGCGCATGTATCAGCTTGCTGCGCGTAAGGACAACATCGGCGGGGTGGATCTGGAAGCCGAAGGTCGCATGCTCATCACCGACAACACCGTGATGATGGGCGACGAGTGGTTCGAGGCAGTCAAGACATACGCTGCTGAACGGCAGGGTAAGGATCAGATCAAGACGTACAAGCGCACCACGCCGTTCATTGACCGGCAGTCGGGTAAGTTGTTTGAATCACTTTCCCCACTGATCTGTGAAGTCGACTCCCTGTCGATGATGGTGACCTCTGCGCTGCAGGGTATCCTCGATAAGGCCGAGATCGGCAACAGCGGTACCAATACCGCTGCACTGCGTGACGCAGCCGTCAAGACTCAGATGCTGAATCAGCTTCCGACCCTGACTGCTAAGTACAACGTGTTCATGATGCACAGTGCCCACGTGGGCAAGCAGCATCAGCTCGACCCCTACGCGCCGCCGGCGCGGCAGCTGAACACCCTGAAGGGGCAGAACGCTTTCAAGAACGTTCCCGAGAAGTTTACCTTCCTCCCGAACAATCTGTACTACGTCCACTCTGTTGAAATCCTACTGAACAAGGGCGACAAGGCTCCGGAGTTCCCGAAGGATCGCGACGACAAGATGGCTGGCGACAATGATCTGCAGCAGTTGATCATTCAGAACCTTCGCGCTAAGAGTGGTCCGACTGGTATGCCCATGCCGGTGATCGTCTCCCAGAGCGAAGGCGTGCAGCGCAGTCTGACTGAGTTCGTTCAGATTCGCGACTTCAACCGTTTCGGCCTGGGTGGTAACCTCCAGAACTACCATCTGGAACTTCTGCCTGACGTCAACCTGTCGCGCACCACCATTCGTGGCAAGCTGAACGAAAGCGCCAAGCTGCGCCGTGCGATGGAAATCACGTGGGAACTGGCCTACATGTACTATGTGGGCTACCGCACCGAAGAAACTGTCGAAGCACTGGCCGGTGAGGAAGAAGTCCTCGATAAGGACCTGGCTGTCACTGCCAAGGAACTGTACGACGGCCTGACCGCCAAGGGTTACAACTGGGACGAGCTCCTGGACACCCGCGGTTACTGGATGTATGTGGAAGACGAGAAGGAAGATACCAAGCCCTTCCTGTCGACCATGGATCTGCTGCGCATGCACGCAGGTCTGTACCATCCGTACTGGATGAAGGAAAAGCCGACCCCTAAGAAGGTCGAAGAAAAGAAGTAAAGGCTTAGCCCCCTTACCCCAACTGGGGTAAGGGGTCCTCTTTGAGAAACAAGATATGTCCCCGACTTCCGCAACCAATGAAATGCGTCATCCTGTTACCGTGGCGATGTACACTGCCTTGTGTGCGCAAAACATTGACAATGCATGGCGCTTCCGTCAAACCTACCGTGAACCCAGTAGCAACGACGACGCAGACCACTTGGATGCGGCGTTGGACTATTGGCTTGACCAGTTCTCCCAAGTACCCTACTGCGATACTCGGGATACTCGCTACACTCTGAATGGGTGTCGCGATGTCTCTGACTTCGCACGTCTGTTTGCCACACACGTCGTTCGGCAGGTTGTCGAGTTGAATCTCCCCTTCTGTTCTTCACCTACCCCGAAGTTCCATCGTGGCCGACCTTTCTAATACCTAGTCCCTCTTTCCCGTCGAGGAAAGAGGGATTATGTGTACTGTTTACTTTGGTGACTTATGTCTAACCGTGAAAAGGCCATGAAGGTTTGTGTTGAGGGGCTGAAGTCTATGTTCCCCGGCACGGACATTCCTGAGACTGTGGCAAAGAATCTTTCGATGCTCAGCGATGAGCAATTCGACAACTACATGAAAGACGTGCGCGCTGGAAAGGAAGTAATTTCCGTCGCCGTTCCGAACCTGACCGATACGAAGGTCAGCATCGACGCGCTGTTTGCGACTGCAAAGCAGTGGGACTACGATCCGTTCCAACAGATCTGGCTCACCGATGCTAAGACCGGCACCACTTACCTGACCCCAGAAAAGTATCTGGTGGTTTATCTACCGATCCGTCGACAGCAGCAGACTCTGACTGGTAAGATCTCGATCCCGGACCATAACCGCTCCTTTGACGATCTGTCTGGTCAGGTAACAGGCGACTCCAAGGGCGCCAGCCTGTCACTGCCTGAAATTCAGATCCTGCGTTCGCAGGGGCTAGACCGACCGATCTTGGAACTCATCAAGGTGCGTGGTGGTGACCATGAAGCAATGCGTGCGGCGCATCGTCAGATCATCGAGACGGGTGACGCTGGTCTGGACGGACTGTTGTCTGTCGGCACGCGCGTTAAGTCGACCGAAACCCTGAGTGCTCAGCTCACTGCGCAGCACATTCAAAACAATTTGTAAGCTCATTAAGGAGCATTTGTAATGGCCGCTATGGAAATCACACCGCTACTCTTGGATACGGTCCGCAGTAAGATCAGTGATCTGATCGAGCACTACGCGACGATCGCGACAGCCAACATGTCAGTGCGGGCCGACTTCAACGGCTTGATGGTGCGCATTCTTCAAACCGATCTTCAGTTGGTTTCGTCGGAGACCGACCTGGCCGAACTCTGGATGGCTGTGCGTGCCGGCTCGAACGGGTTCACCTTCTTTACTGATGCGTCGCGCATCTGTAGGGAATACTTTGGTCAGGACCATGAAGCGCTGTCTCGTTACTTTGGTGGCCTGCTGGCCGTGCACCTGCCGGCCGTTCGCGACCTGAACAAAACCTCAATTCCTCAAAGTGACCTGGAACGCCTTACCGAGCACGATGAAGCCGTCGGTATCTTGAAGTACAACCCCTGGATCATTCCGATTTACATGATTCAAACGTCCCCCAGATTCCGGGAAATGGAACTAGAGATCCATCGGGTCACGTCCCGGGGTGCTGCCGCGGAGACGTCTGAATGATTGACGCAGCAGACTCCATTGCATACGTCGAATTGGATGCACTACTCGATACCAGGTTGGCTACGATTGCCAAACACGATCCAGAAGCAGCCAAGCGCATCTTTGCCGACCCACGCTACTTCGAGCGTGAGCGTGATGACTTCACCGAACTGTGCGGTCTTGACCTCGATCAGTTTAAGGCTCTGTACGCACAGCGAGACCTAGAGGTACTCACGGCATCTACGATGACCGAGATGCCTTTCGTTCTGGAGCGCATTGTTCGCGAACTGGAGAAAGACTCCATTGATACCCCATTCGTGGGTCGCACCATCGTAGAGGTGAATCACTATCCCTACAAACTCGATGCAGAGTCACTGGAGAATCTTCAGCTGGGCATCATGGCGCGAGCTGGCCTGCAGACAGAAGTCCGCATGGTCTATATCGAACCGAGAGCCTTGACCCCCACCTATGTGCGCGGTCGCTACTCCGGTATGATTCTCTACAGTCTGCGCGATTGGCTGGAGAACCACCTGGAAGAGTTCAAGCATGTTCGCATGCCGCGCGTCACCGTCATGGCGCCGGCGCTCTATGAGGTCAAGGAGAATTTCCCGGCGGCTGAGCTGCGGGCCGAAGGACTGAAAGAAAACATCACGCCGTTTATTCTCACTGAACTGGCGCTGATCGAATTGTTCAGCCTGACCCTACTGCCGGCGTTCGCCTTCAGCATCATTCGTTTGGATGGTCGTGTGCGCATCGAAGAACCAGAGCATGCGCCACGTCTGGTGCTTCGTCCCACGCGGGAACTTTGACGGCATAAAACCCCGCCCTTTCTCGGGGCGGGGTTTTATTTATTCAGTTCTCTTCACCGAAGACAGACTGGTACGTGTCGGTCGAGACGCCCACCTTTGTTTCGTCGGGCACGAGCTCCAGGGGCGGGAGATCGGCCTGATCGATGGACGGAGGCTGACCTGTCGATGCTGCGGCGGACTGATCGTCCACGCGGAACATGTTGGTGCCCAGCTTGTCCAGCAGGGTCTTGGCGATGAGGTTGGCTTCGCGGTCCACTGCGGTGCTCTTTTCCTTAGCGCCGACCGCCTTGATCTTGGCAGCCTGGCTGTCCAGATCCTTCAGCATGTCCAGTACGAGTTTGGCTTCCTTGGGGTCTGCCGGCAGATTACCGCCATTGTCCTCCATGATCCGCTCTACTTCTTTCATGCGGATACGGCGGGTATAGTCAAAGACCTGGTCTTCGTCCCGCGCGGTGACCGCGGCAATCAGCTTTTCCAAATTGGGCCTGACCGCCGGCTGGCTGGGCAGCCCGGGTAGGTTATCGGAAACGTCGATACCCTGGGACATAAATACCTCCATTGAAAAAATTTACATCTACATATTATCTCACTGATGACCATTAATGGATGGACACATGTATAAAAAGATCGTAAGCTTTTTCAGCTCGCTGGTAAAGCGGTCTGAGAAGAGTTTTGCAAAAGAGGACGAAGACTTCATCCGTAGACACGCTCCTTTGGAAAGTGCAATGGGTATCAAATACCTACTGGATCAAGTCAATGCCCTGAATCTGGTTGACCCGACCTACGTGACTTTGCGTGAGGTCGTCATTCATTCGCACCATGCGACCGTTGAGGAACTCATCCAAGCCCTTACTGTCAAGACGCGCCTGATCGAGCAGGACAGCGTTCTGACAAGCGGTGCAAGGATGGACAAGTCCGTTATCCTGGACGACTACCTGACCGGTAAAAGCGGCGAGGCTGTCCTTCTGACCGACTCTGTTTTCCGACTCACCCACTGGTTGCTGCAGTATTGTAACGCCATGGAGCGGGTCGAACTAGAACGCAATTCGAAGTTGACTTACTATATGCGCTTAACTATTTTGGAAGTGGAAGACGCTATCACTTTCCTCAAAGTTGCGCGCAGTCTCTCAATTCGATAACTATCTAGGGTCGCCCGCCGGGACCCTATTTCTTGTAGAGGTAGCAATGACCAAAGAAGCCGACGACATCCTCAACGATGATGACAAAGGCGTCCGCCGCGCCCGAGGCATTCTCTCGTTGTTCTGGAGAAGGTTGCTACAGATTCGTAAAATCGATGGCGATAAGTGGGATCGCTTGATGACCGCATATTTGTCGGACCCACGCAATGGCGTGCCCGACAACCCACGTGACCGGTCTTCCACTCGCGGCAATATCAACCGCGAGCTGCGACGCGACAACATGACCTGGAAGGTGTTCCTTAAGGCGCTGAACTTCAGTGGTGCCGTCAAGGTCTCATTCCAGGTGACCGTGTCGTTCAAGGACAACAAGACCTGTAAGCTCTCCGCAATGCTTCAGGATCAACGTGTCACGCTCAATGTAATCGAAGATGAGTCTGATCTGGACGATACGCTGCCAGAGATCCCGGAAGTACCTGAGATCGACGAAAACACCAAGGTCGATGTCACGTACCAAAGGCCGCGCATGGCCGGTAGTCCGCCGGTTTCCACCAGGACCATCAATGACCCGCATCATCGTCAGTTTGACACACTGAAACGTGCCGTGGCTCGCTTCCTACCAAGGTCCGACCAGGGTAAATGAGCAAAGGGTACGGGCGGTTATCCGCCCGTACCTTTATGGTCTTTGGCACCGCATGATAGTGTGACAGTAGGAAACACTCCTAATGAACAACGGCGGTTCCACCAAGAACCACTACCCCTTCCGGTAACTACACATGACTGACATCAAACCCCTCGAACCCGACGAACGTCCAAATCCAGACAACGATGGTGTTGACCACATCAACATCTATTCCAAAGGACGCACGCCTCTGGGACGAATGCTCTCCAATTTCGCCCACATCATTTTCTACCATCCGAAGCATGGAGTATTTGCTTCGGTTGAGGCGTATTGGTACTGGCTCGCCACCGGCATGAAGCACGACGGTCTGCGCCGTCTGTACGGCGCTTCTGCAAAGTCAGCGGGTATTCGTGAGCTTCCGGTGAAGATGGCAGACGAGGAGTTCCGCCGTCACATCTGCGACGCTCTGACTCTGAAGGTTGCCCAGAATCTCCAACTGGCCAAGGCACTGAGTGTCAGCACGCTGCCCCTGCGGCATTATTATGCTTACGGTGCATGCAAGCCAGCGGTTCATGAGAACAAGAAGCATCAATGGCAGTTGGATCACATCCAGATGCTGCGTGACCGGGTTTCTGAGGGACAGCCGTTGTTTATCTCCGACGGCACCAACGCCGCGTTGATGAGCGTGGCCCCTGTCGAAGAATGCGTCGTGAGCGACGACGACTGAAATAAAGAGAGGAGCCTTCGGGCTCCTCTCTTTTATGGTGCTTGTTTTTTTTTCTCAATCCTATGATAGCTATTACATTACCTTTAGGTGAAAGTCCATGTCTAACAACCGTTTTGGTGTCGTTCGGGAAAACGTAGGTCTGGTTGCCGGTCAGGTGCAAATCAACACTTCCGGTACGAATATCACGAACCCCATCGTGACAGGGTACCGTACCGAGTCGATGCTTTCTGGACTCGTACGTGAGGAGGGTAGCGCTGCCTTGCGGAAGGCTGCAGGTAGTTTGGCCAGTAAACGTCTGAATCGTATCATCAATGACAATCTGGCTAACATCTCAACGACTGGGATCAATCAGAAGGCCCTTAACAAGGCCGTAGAGGCCGCCCGTTCTGCGGCCGACAAGATCGGTAGTGTGCTGGGCGGAAAGAGCAGCCTGAGCAGCCTAACGAGCACCGTCTCCAGTGCAGGTAGCAATCTGGAGAAAACCATCACCAACTCAGTCACCGGTACAGTGGATCGTCTTGCTAGTTCTGCACAAGACAAACTCTCAAAGGCAGTAACTGGTGCGCTGGGTAACTCGGTGGGCGGTCTGTTGGGTGAACAGCTCTCTAAGCTGAGCGACACTGCGGCCAAGAACCTGGCTGGCGCACGACTGGCTCCAGGCTTCCTGGAGAACGGCCCAGACGAGGCTCTGGCTGCTACTGACGTTTATGGTCTCAGTGACAGCAGTATTCTCAACAACGCAAAGTCGGGTATTAGCGATATGGCCAGTAAGGCCTTCGACACTATCCGCAAGTCTTCCGGCAGTCTGCTGACCGACCTGGTGAAAGCCAAGCTGCGCGGGGACGATAACGCCGTCAATAACTTTAAGGACAATCTCTCTAGTCGTGTTCTTGGTACCTTGGGCGGTAAGTCGGGCATTCTGGATAGTCTTGCTCCCGACCTGAAGAATTCGGTGATGGGTGCGTTCGGCTTGAATGGTTCAGACTTCAACTCCGCTATGGTGGAAATCGGTGGAGTGCTGCGCCGAGTTGATGCAGAGAACATGGACGCCACTCGGTCCATCCTCACACTGGCTAACAACCTTACGCGCACCTCCGTAGTTGGACGCGTGGTTGACATTGCGGCCGAGTCCTCACTACTGGCCGGTGTGGTACGCGAGGCTATCAACCTCGGGGTGCCAGACATCGTCGACATCCTGATTGAAAATGCTAAGACCACCGAAGTTGGTGAGATTGCCATGCGGGCGAACATGATCGTGGCTATCGAGAAGGGCGACCTTGCTACGATCCAGACCATGGTCACGCGTATGGGTCGGGAAGGGTATCTGTCATACGTACCCGACGCCATTCGCCAGATCGGCAGTTACTATCGCATCCCGTCCACGCTGGCCGAGACGGACTATCCGACTGAACTTAATCGGATGCTCCAGATCTTCAATCAACTCGATCCTCACTGGCGTGAAGTTGATCGTGGCGGTACCAGCATCAGCAGCCTGGCAGTTTACTCCGGGCTCAGTGAGGATGCACGCACGCTCTTCTTGACCGACCCTAGCCTTCAGCTAGAGGTGGCAGTGGCTACGGGCTACACCAATCTGCTGGATGGTCGCGTGATGCTCAAAAACGCCTACCCGCTTGCACCGTTTAACCCATAACAGCATAAGCCCACCACTGACCGTAGGCGGTCAGTGGTGGGCTTATGGGTTGAGACGCTGCGTCCTTCCTGTAAGGATGACTTCATCCCGTGCTAATCTAAAGAAGAGGAGAGTTTTTGCGTAGTGGTAATCTGCGCGTGTCCTTCAGAAATTTAGTCGCACCCCTGCCGGGTGTGCTAGTTTCTTCTTTAGTGTTGGGACCGTCTAGGTAGTTTGGTTGGGGGCGTCGTCTCTACAGGGTAAGGAGCCCCTGTTGAAAAATACTGCGATTAGTCCGGACGATCCGTTTCGGTCGACAGTGCGTTGATCAAACGACCAGGCAATGTGTTACCGACGAACATCGACACGCGGGCCGGGGACTTCCAAGAACGCCAGTTCTGCATCTGACGATAGCGCGACAGGCGCCAGCGACGATTTGCATAAACCAGATCCTGCCAACTCAGACCACCGAGTACAGCCATGTAGTCATTGAAGGCGTTATCGTCGTCGTAGGTGCCCTTCTGGAAATAAGACGCGATGTTTGAACCAGCTTCACCGCCCACCAGATCACCAACACCCTGGATAAACATATCGGTGAAACCGAAGTTAGCCTGGATGGGTAGATGCATGATCGAGGACAGGTCAGCGATCGTGAAGTTCACGTCGATACCCAGGGCCTGACCATCTTGGTTCCACCCGAGGTTACCCTCACCACGCGAAATCGAGAGGGATTCGAACATACCCAATCGAATAGCGTGACGGCCGCGACAGTAGGCTTCACAGATGAATGGCGACGTATAGGAACGCTTACCGGTAGACAACGGCATAGCCGCGGCCAACAACATAGCCAGCGGTACATACAGATTCATGAACAACGACATGCGCGTACCGTAAGGAGAGCGCAACTGAATGCTGTACGAAGCCTTAGGTAGATTCACCGAAGACCCTGACCACGTCTTGGGGATGTCAACGAAGGCGTTGCCCGCAAGGGCCATCAAGCCCGACATCTGGAGTCCGTCCAGGGCACCGGTAATGACATCCTTCGCCGCATTGGCCACCGACCCCACCAGACCGCCAATCAGACCATCGCCGGCGATATTACCGTTGGCCAAGTCAAATCGAGCAGAACGCGCACTGGAGGACATCGAGTTGAACTTCTGCGACACCTGGGATTCTTCAGTGGTCGAAGAGAAGTCTTCAGAAACCGTACCCGAGTAACCTACACGGAAGCTAACGAACTGCGCACCGTCTCGACGCTCGCCTTCGTACATGTTGGCGAACTCACCAACGAGGTTATACCACGGACGTGAGCCGTTGGGTTCTGAGGCCTCGACGCCCTTCGTCTCTTCTGTGGCTGTACCGCCGGGATTGAGATCTGCATCAGCCGTAGCAGCAGCCGTGCCGTCCAGCTTGATGTAGCTGGTTTCCATGCTCTCCTGGTTGCGTGGATTATTCAGGTACAGCGCGCGGTAGCCGTCAATGTCGCCTGGGGTATCTTTCAGTTCGCCACTGGTCATCTTGGCGCGTACTTCGTTGATCGCCGCAAACAAGCGAGCAGCGGTCGAAGACGGGTCCATCGGATTGCCGCTGATTTCGTCCAGCTTCGTATAAAGCTCAGTGTTGAACATGTTAGCCAGGCGCTGTGCGCGATTGGCCACCTTGTAAACGTCAATACCTGCATACTGCCCGTTGGACTTCAGGAAGATGTCAGGTACGTGTTTGGCATACTCCTCCATCGTCTCTTTCTGGTCAGCTGCGATCTGGCTACCGTCGGCACCGGTCATACCCGCCTGCATCGGCGTCATGGCCTGCGGAGTGATACCTAGGTTCACAGCCAAGGCGTTAGCGATCGTATTGACTGCCGTCCAGTACGGGTACATGGTCGGCTTCAGGTAGTAGTACTTGGACGAAGGCCAGTTGCCCAGGTACTTAATGAACTGACCACCCAAGATCAGAGGCTGCAACGGCAGCGCTACCAAGAAACCAGCAACGCGGCCTGCCATGGTGAACGCACTGGTAGTGCGACCCGTACGCGCAAAGTTCGCCTGATTGGAATCGTAGAAGTTACCGAAGAACTGGGTCAGAGAATTGTATTCAGGAACACCGAAGCGGATGACGAGGTCCTGCCCCCAATCGTCAATGGCTTCGGAGTAGTACCGGCCCATACCGGCCGAAGGGGTCGTATGGCGGTTGATGCTGGTCCCAGTGGACGCCTGGAACTTACCCGTGGAGTTCATCCAACGGACACCACCAGGCGTTGTCGACCGCCGGCCGGCGTTACCATCGGCGTAGTCGGCGCTACCGCCTACACGGATATCGGCAAAACGCGTGAACTGCGGCGGAGCGTTAATGGAGAAATTGCCACCGAGGGTAGTGTCGGTGAATTTGTAGGCCGCCGATGTCAGGACGCGGCGGCGTCGGTCGGTGGCATCCAGCGCACCCTCTGGCAGGAGAAATGCTTGCTGAACCCACACCTTGTCTTTAATACGAAACGACATAGTCGGCCTCGATTGGAAAATGGAAAGGAAGACCGGGGAGGTTGCCCTCCCCGGTTCCTTGGTTTACTTACTGGTCGTACCGAACGCTCACAGGAGCCTCACGCCGCTGCCCAAAACTACGGGTGGCGGTGGGGGACTGTGCCGGAGCCGGAGAACTCGCAGGTGCCGTAGCACCGGCGGGCTTTTCCGCAATGCCCGGCTGACGCAAGAGCTGACGCAACAACGACACTGCATCGGACGTGTTGGTTTCAATCTTGCGCTGCACTTCATAGGATCGATTCAGGATATCGCCGATGCCCGTCATGCGGGCCTCTTCATTACGCTGAGTATTGATCTGCTGAGATGCGATCTGGCGCTGGTCTGCAGCACGCGCTACAGCGGCACGTTCCGCTGCCGCTCTCTGCTCCGCATCAGCCTGACGCTGCGTTGCAGCGCTGGCCTCCAGACTGCGAACAGACTGGATCGAAGGAGCAGGGGAAGCGGTTGGGATGCTCGTTTCAGTGGCAGAGCGAGCCGTTGTCACTACATCGTTGGCAATACCGTTGGAACCGGTGACCACCAGCAGGAACGGACGACCTGCCATCTTGGCCAGGAACGTCTCCATCGCACCACGGGATGACGTGATGGACTTCTGACCACCTTGCTCACCGCGACCCAGACCCAGCAGGATGCAACCGCGACTGTTGGCCTTCATGCCCTTGGACATGTCACCTGCGAAGTTACCTGCATGGATCAGGATACCCGAACGGCCAGGAACATTCTTCACTTCGTACGCGTTACCAAAATTGGTCGTGGCGCGCATTTCTGCACGATACGAACCAACCGGAATGCACGACATCTGCGGAGCGTTTTCCTTCCACGGCAATTCCAGCGAGTGGAGTGCCGTACCGTCAGGCAAGGTGAATCGACCGAACGTACCGCTATCGCTAGACGGTTCACGTACCAGTCGCACGATGGGCAGGTCACCGGTCGGGACAGAGCTGCTACCCGTGGGGATAGTCGCAGCTGCCGCGGCCGGTGCGGTGCCGCTAGCGCGCGCCGGAGCCGCCTGTGGGGCCACAGCGGACGTTTGCGGAGCCGCTGCCGACACACCACCCGTGTTGCCAGTGACGGCCGTGGGGGTGGAGTTAACAGCACGCGTACCGGTTGCGGTCAACGGGGCGGCCGCAGCGGCAGTCGCCGAACTCACAGGGGTCACACCAGCAGTGGAACTAACACTACTGGAAACGCCAGCGAATGCGGCAGTTGCTGCCAGACCCGCCATTGCTTCCGGATAGTCCACATTGACGCGAGCCAGTCGAGCCAGGATCTTCTGCTTGATCTCACCGACGGTCAGAGCACGGGTACCTTCGTAGAACGTCGGACGATTGCTACCGGCGGCCGAAGGCAGGACACGGGCACCGATCTCACTATCGCCTGCGCGACAGAAAGTGCGGTAACCGCCAGCACCCAGGAAGTGCGACATGTAAACGTCGAGCTCCGTTACCGGACGACCAATCCAACGCGCCATCGAATCGGCATTCTCCTTGATGAAGCACGCACCCATCAACGCGTTTGCACGCGCATCAGTACGATTCGCATTCAAAGAGACACCGAACTTGGGACCATACTTCGTCAGCATGCTTGCCCAAGTGGAGCGGATGAACTGGAACAGACCAGTAGCGCTGGACGTGCTGGCAGAGACACCTGCGTGGAAGGACGATTCCAACGCACACATGCGCATCATCATGCCAGGATCCACACCCACCATTCGGGCCGCAGCCACGATCAGCGGTTTGTAGATCTTAGCGCGTTCGTCACCCTTACGGATGGCGCTCACCTCGAAGTTCGGCGGAGGGGTAGGCAGACTATTGATGTCGCCGCCCGAACCACCGCCCGGATGCACCACCGGTGCCAGACTACCGTGCGTGGCACTGAAGGTGTTGAGACCCGAAGTACCAACGTTCATAGCGGCCTGACCCACACCGGCCCAATCGCCTTCCTTAGCTGCTTCGTAACCGCTCGTCAAGGCATTACCAATAGCACGGAAGCCAGCAACTGCACCGTCCACGGTTCGACCTGCGAAGTTACGATTCCCCTTAGCGCCCAGGAGCCAGTCAGAAGCGGCGCGTGCGCCACTCCTCATGGAATCCATCATGCTGCCGAGAATACCGCGATCCTTCTTAACGGCAGCCGCTTGTCCATCCACTGCGTCCTCACGTACGGTTTCCTTCTCGACCTTCTGCTTCAGCACCAGCAAGGAGCCGGCTACCGCATTGGAATCGGAATTCAACTGTTCACGTGCAGACCAGGGCGAACTCCGCCAGTTCCAGATCGATTCGCCATTTCCGTTTTTCGCCGCCATCACTGCCTGTGAGACCTGGACAAGATCAGACGGTTTGAGCGTACGCTCGGGAGTGGCGAAGTCAGCAGAGCTGTTGGCAGCTCTTACGGCACCCAAGTACGCCGCCAGCGTCGGCTGGAAGCGATTGATGTACCACTGACACCAGCGTGCACGATCTTCCGTAGAGTTCGGCGTGAGGCCAAACAGGCCCGCTACGTTGCTATAGACTTGGTCGGCATCCAGCAGGAAGTGTACCCGACCACTGGAGCTAACGCCCACATTCTTCAGAACGTGTTGTTCCGTAGCCAGCAATGCACGCACGCGATCTTGATCCAAATTACCTAGACCGTAAGCACGTACACGAATTGCCTGAGTGGCAGTGAGCTTGCCCAGACGAACCAACGTGGAGGGCAGCAGGTTGTCTGCTCCCTTCGTGTTGATGATCGTGCCGGTCGTGGCGGCCAGGGGCTGGCCCGTTTCCTTCTCAATGTTTTCGGCGGTTGCTTGCGCGGCGCGCTCCTCATCCTTCTTACGCTGGTGTCGATCCCACAGTTTGACGCCCACCAAACCCACAGGTGTGAACATGGCCATTGTGCGTATCGCACCTAGGGCCTTACTGCGGTTCTTCTCTTCTGGCGTTTTACCAATCTCCTTCAGTGCCAGATTGAATGCATCTTCAATCTCATTGACGGAGGTAACTGCCGGATCGCCAAACGGTCCATCGGGGTGACTATAAGTCTCATGACTCATAGCCCAAGCCTTACGGATCAGTTGTTCCATCTGGTCAGCCGGAAGCTTTTCCTCAGCCTCCATCAGATTGACGTTTGGAGCAATAGCGCGCAGTTCCTTAACCCAGGTCAAGAAGACCGGCTTGAAGCGATTGGTAAACCAGCGGTTGAACGAGATACGTTCTTCACGACGACTAAAGACCCAACCAGCCTCCACACCAGCGATCTCGTAGACTTGCTCCATCGAGATCTCTTTACCGTTCGTACCCTTGGGCACCAGGTCCAGACTACCGTTCTTTTCACCAACGTGATTGACCAGCAACTCTTCCAGCTTGAAGATCTTCTTGTTGGTGTCAGCACCGCTGTCGGGCACACCGTACTGCATGTGACGGAAACGACGGATTGGCGTGAGGCGACCGTACTTGTACTGCTTGTAGCCCAGGTAGGCAATGCCGCCAACGACGGCAGCTGCTGCAAGACCGATGCCCACTACAGGCGCACCGAGCGTTGCAACTACACCACCGGCAATTTTAGCAGTCAATGCAGCACCAGCGGCACCGCCAGCTACACCCCCGGTAACGCCTACAGCAGTGCGGGCGGCCGAGCCTTCTTCAAGACCAGCCTTACCCGCAGCCCAGTCAGCAGCCTTATAGCCACCTACACCGCCGATCAAACCACCGCCAGTACTTGCAGCCGCAGCTGCAAGACCACCGCCGGCCGCAAGGCCAGCACCGGTGATACCGGCCGTACGTATTCCGCCCGCAGCGCGTGCGGCGCCAATGCTCCTCGAGATATCGGCACTGCGTGCAGCACTAGCGGCAGCACCGCCGCCGCGACCCATACCGAACAAACGACCCAGACGGCCGCCGCGACCACCGGCCCCGCGTGCGGCACGTTGACGGCGCAGACGTCGCGCAGCGCGATTGCGACGGTAGCGATTCCAACGACCACCGCCACGCTTCAGACCAGAACGACCACGACGACGTTCGTTAGCGTCACCAACAGCATCGTAGATGTCTGCTGCGTCAGCTGCGTCGCTCAAGAGCGATCCGTCATCGTCTTCGTCTTCCATGTCCTCTTCGTCATCGCCTCGTCCAAAGAGACCGCCCAGCTTCGACATCATCGAACCCAGACCCCAACGGCTTTCGCGTTGCTCTTCTTCTTCCTGGCGCTTTTCTTCTTCTTCCAGCTTTTCCTTCAGAATGTTCTGTTCCTGCCAGGAGCCCTTACGGGGACCCTTACCCGGCATGCGGTCTTCCAGAATCTTCAGGATGCTTTCCAGCAGCTGGACTTGGCGTTCGCCGTGCTTCTCAAACGGATTGAGGATGGCGCCCAGCATCTTGAACGGAGCACCCAAGATAGCACCGATGGTATTACCACCAATGCCCATGATGCCGCCGAACAGTTTACCATAACCCTTCAGCGCGCCGCCGAACAGAGCACCCACACCTTGCAGCGTGCGGACAGCTGCACCACCGACCGCACCCAAGATGCGAGCAAACGGCGTGGTCAACTTCATGCCCCAGCGATTGCAAAGACCCGGGTCGTGGATCTCTTCCTCATGCAGGACGGTGATGTCCTCCTTGGACGGTTTGGACGAACCCGGCGCCAGTTCCTTGATCTCGCCGTGGATATCGTCGTAAGTTTCTACGATCCAGCCAGGGCGCTTGCCCCCGACGTTATAGTAACGGCGGGTCTTCATCTTCGAGGCTTTCAGTCGCGGAGTTTTCTCGCCCTTGACGTAGACGTCGACTTGTTTCTCAAACAGCCACTTGCCGGCGCCGGTTACAGCCTTGAGACCCAAGTTGGCCAGTTTGAACGGAAGAGCCGCCACGTTACCGTAGAAGCGAGCCGCCGCACCCAGCAGTGCCGAAGCGCCACCGACCAAACCGCCGGCCAAACGCTGGAGACCTTGCGGTCCCTTGACGTAGATGCCCTTGTCGAAGTCCTCCTGGTCGATCACGTACTCGCCAGTGGACACGTCAATCACAGGTCCAGTGATGTCGCGCCAACGGGTGATCTTCTTACCGGTCTTCTCGTCCTTATAGTGACCGAGGTTGATCTTCTGCTTGGTCAACGCAGGTTCGCGCTTACCGTTGACGTAGATGTCCTTCATGCCGCGCATGATATTGGAAACGCGCTGACCGATAAAGCTACCGGTACCGCGTGCCGCCCCTACACCAACAGAACCGATGGCGCCTACTGCACCGCCCACCTTCTTCGCCCACCACCAGGCGCCCTTACCGATACCGCCGGCAACAGCACCAACGCCCTTCAGACCCGTCCAGGCAATGCGATCCAGAAAGCCCATCGAACCCCACTTACCGCCGCCTTCGCCTGCGTTGCGCGACGAAGATGCTTCAGCGTAGGCTGCAAACATTTCTGCAATCGTTCGCAGTGCGGACAACTGTTCGACGTTTACTTCAAGGAGCTGACCGCTGATCGAGTCGAGCGTTGCTACGTCCTGGTTACCGATTTCTCCCAGTCGCTGACTTGCCGACTGGTTCGGTCCCACGTTCAGCGTATTGGCAGTGGTCTGCGCGTGTCCACGCATACGTTCCACCAGATGCTCGTAGGTACCGCCCTTACTGTCGGTCAGGACGTTAGCGATATCACGTGCCGTAACAATCACATTGCCGTGCTCGTCTACCACCGGACCGGCGATGTCGGAAGGCTTGTAGATTGCGTTACCGGTGAGCTGGTCACGATAACGACCCAGACGCATCATCCAGGCGGACATAACAACCTGACCGCCAGAGAGGATGTCGTAGACACCGTCGTCGATAGGTGCGCGACGGCCAGCCGGTGCTGCCGGACCAACGGAACCCAAGTTCTCAAACGCAGCAGACTTGGTTGCATCCGACTTCAGACGGAAACTAACGCGCTTGCCTTCTTTATTGAAGAAACCGCGTCGCATCGCATCTTCGTCGGCCACGATAGCGTTAAGGACATTGTCATGGATTGCGCCATGGCAATCGCTCCAGTAGTAGAACGGCTTACCGTCGGAGGTATCGATGTACCGACCTGCCAGCAAGTGTTCGCCCTTCAGGACAGCCTGACCGCCCGGGGTGACGTACAAGTCGTCATCGGAAGGATCCTTCCTGCCGTTAATAAACTCACCGATCTTCCCAGTGACGCCGCCGGGACTGGCGCGCTTCTTGCCGAACTTACCGGCGCCGCCAGAGGCGTTGAGGATACGGTCGGTAAAGTTAGCGTAGTCGATGTGCTGTTGACCATCTACTTCGCCCGCGGCATTGCGCTCACTCAGGATGCCTGCCTTGTGGAGCAATTCGCCCTGACCGATGTGCTGGAAGAAATCCGTGGTGGCAGTAGGCAGACTCTTGCCAATGTCCATCGCATGGAAATCATGAATGCGATCGGTCTTCCACTTCTGCGTACGTCCAGACAGATTGATCAACCGACTCAGGATGACCTTGGAACCAGCCGACAAGTACTTGGACGACTTCAGTGGATCGGTGTAGTTTTCGATACGGAAACCACGGCCGTCTGCACTGTCCCACATCAACTCACGGATCAGCTCGTTACGTACCGTCGAATCCAGATCTGCACCACCGACCAAAGAGTCCACCAGATCGTTCAACTGTTGACGCGACGCCACAGCCTTGTCGTCAGACATCGCCGCCTTGGCAATGCTACCCATAACGCGACTTTCAGTGTCGAACTGACCCTTAATGAAGTCATACGCGATCGGTGTGGCGTTTGGATCGTTGATGCGTTCAACGGAGTGATGGATACGCTGCAACCAACCCGGGATGATTTCCGTGATGCTGCGCTGGGTCAGGTTGTTAAAGGCAGCAACCTTGTTGATGTCGGCAAGGTCACGGCGATTAACGGTCGTGTTGAGCTTAGACGGGGCCAGGAAGTCCTTGACGCCGGATACGACCGTACCCTTCCAACCGTCTTGTGCGGTGCCCGAGCGGGCCCACTCGTTAATGAAGTACGGCAGGTTCTCAATGGAACCGCCCATCTTCTCAAACCACTCATCAAAGCCCGGCCACTTACGGCTGATCAGCTTGACAGCCTTTCGACCTGCAGCTTCGCCACCCTTGGTGATAGCAAAGCGAACAGCCTGCTGGGTGACCATGTCGAACATCGAGATGCCCATGCCGTCGTCTTGCGACGGATCAGCCATCCCGATTGCGCTCGCCAACCCGCCAGCCATTTCCTTGGCCTTGGCCTTCAGCTTGGTACCGGCACGACCAAAGATATTCCCAGCCAGTCGAGCGGCCGAGTCATGCATACCGCCAATGAACTTGGTTCGAATGGTCTGCGTGGCAGTGTGGGACAGATCCTGTTTGAGGATGTCCGGCATCGCCGTGTTCTTGGTGATCGCTTCCAAGAATCCGTTAAAGCGTCGGGTGGTTTCCACCTGAAGCTTCAGGGAGTCTCGCATCATGAACAACTGACGCGTCTGGATCTCTAGGTTGCGACGCTGGTAACGCTGAGTGATCTCATCGTTACTGGCCACCATGCGAGTCAGGTTGCGATTGATACCCGTCAGCAGTTGCAACTGCGTCCGGTTGGCAGACAGTACCTGCGCATGGCGGATACTGCCCTCAATCGACGCCTTCTCATCAGCCTGTGCCTGAGCACGCATCTGAACACCGAAGACTTCGCTAAGCGAGGCCTTCAGACTTTCTTCATCGCGCTGCTGCTCCGTCTTGACTTCAAACACCGGTTCGGGCTTGGCGAACTCCGCCAGACGATCTGCGATGTTCTTCGGCAGATGGTCTTTGACCTTACCCAGGTGCTGCTCTGTCAGACGCTTTGCCACCGGCATTGCCGGCTTCAGCTCGTTCTGAACGATACTATGTAGATCGCTCATCTCCGACTTAACTGAATCGGCCATTGACAGGGCACGTCCGTAAGAGGACGGTAGAATGTTTTCGGTAATCTTTCGCAGTGTGTCAGGTGACGTGAAAGCGTCCCGGGCACCCGCCTTGGCATTACCGAAGACGCGGGCAATTACGCCCCGCTTCTCGTCTTTCGGATTTGGTGCAAATGGATCGTCGAAATCGAGATCCAACGACTTGTCGAGATCGAAGTCGTCATCTTTGAAATTTGCCATTTTTTATCTCCTAACCTGTTACGTAATAGGAACAGGCCATGGGCCCTTATTCATAGTTTAGAGGTATCTGCCCCATGATTATCGAAGATGTGGCACAGGGCTGGCCCACCATTGCCACAGAGGAAGGTTTGTCTCTGGCACTGGAAAGTCTGGCTCACGCCGGGGTTGTCTCAGAGCACCTCAGCCGGCCCTTCAACATCGCCATCTTTCGTCCCGAAGGTAACATGCTGCGCAATATGCGGCAGGTCACCAGTTCTGACATCCATGAAAACACCAAGGGTGACCTCCACCCAGACGGTTTGTTCTCCGTGGAGATCTTCGGCCGAGCCGGTTCTGCGGAGCGCGATAAGCGTTTTGCTTACATCGATATCAAGACCGAAATCTTCCACCCACTGATCTATCAGGTGATCAGTCGCGTTCGTCGTCTTTATGCTGGCATTATCAACGGTGAGCTTTACGCCACTTGGGATGAGGCCAAAAAGGACTTTGTACCGGCAAATGAACTGGATGGCGAAACCGGTTTCTCTTTCTTCTGTCGCCATTGGCGCGATATCGAGTTCTCTCGTAATCGCTCCTTTGTTCGTGACGCACGCATTGATCTGCTGGAGAAGTTCAAGGATGTCGCATTGACGTCCAAGATCCTCGTTATGCCGGCAGGTATGCGCGACCTGGATTACGATGAGAACGGTCGCCCCAGTTTCCACGAGATCAATAACCTCTACATGAAGCTGATCTCGACCTCGCGTCTGATCGGCATGCACGATGAGGTCTCCAACGACCCGGCACATGACCTTCAGCGTCGGCTGCTCCAGTCGTACTTCAACGATATCTTCAACAACATCGAATCTATGATCGGTGGTAAGGAAGGTTTCTTCCTGAAGAAGTGGAGCTCGCGCACGGTAGTGAACTCTACCCGAAACGTCATCACAGCGTTGGACTCCTCCGCACCTGTCCTGGGCGCACCTAACACGGTGCGGTTCACTGACACCATGGTAGGTATCTGGCAGCTGTCACGTGGTTTGCTGCCGTTGACCATTCACCTTCTGCGCAACGGTTTTATCAGTAAGGTGTTTGACGGCTCCAACACCGCACGTCTAGTTGACCCCAAGACCTTGCGTTCCAGTTACGTCAGCTTGTCGGCTGATGCGCGTGACCGTTGGACTACGGTTGAAGGACTTGAGAAAGTAGTGTTCGGTTACAAGGCGTTTCGACTCCGTAATCGTCCGCTGATGGTGGACGGTCATTACCTGGGTCTGATCTACGCGCCGCCGGAGAACAAGGTCTTCAAGCTCTTCCACGACATCGACGAGCTCCCGCAGGGCGCGAACCGTAAACATGTTCGGCCGATCAACCTGATGGAGTTGATCTATCTGTCGGGTTATAAGGTCTGGAACGATCAGGTTGGTACTGTCACGCGTTACCCGATCGCAGGTACCGGTAGTTGTTACCCGACCACGGTCTATGTCAAGACCACCGTGGAAGGTGAGGTACGTCGGGAGTTGGACGACCTGTGGCAACCGATGGACGGGAATGAAAACCTGGCTATCGAATTCCCAACGTATTCGCCTCTGGCGTACTACGATACCTTGGGTATTGCCTCGGCACGCCTTGCCGGTCTTTCTGCTGACTTCGACGGCGACACCGGCAGTTTCATTCCGCTCTACACCGACGCACGAAAAGACTTCAAAGCCTACTTGGCCAGTAAGATGGCGTACGTGGACCCCATCGGTGGTCTGCGCACTAGCGGCGAAGTGTTGACCACTGAACTTTTCCTCCGTAGCTTTACTGGCCCCGTTAAGGTTAGCTGAGATGAACTTTTCTCCTGAAGAAGAAAAACTGGCGCAATTGGGAGACACCCTGATTGCACTGGAAGAGCTGTCCGACCAAGTGGCTGACTTCGACGAAGACGACACGTCCGACCACAGTACCGATTCGGCCAATCTGTATCTGCTGGAGCGCGCGCTCCAAGAACAGCCCGGGATCAGTATGGAAGAATTCAACTTCCAGACCATCAAAGACGCCGCTGCTGCTGCTGGTCGATTGACCGTTGCCACCGGTAAGGCCTTCATGGGTTTCCTCGATCAAGTCCACAAGACTGTCGACGGAACCTATCTGGTCAATGCGCGCCTGCTGGGTGAGCGCATCGGCAAGATCCGCGAGGATCGCAAGACTGCCAACTTTGGCAAGATGGAACGACGCGATCTGGCCCGTGCTATGTCGGTGAACGGTACGATCGAATTCGACCATGCCGCAATTGCCGATACGTTGTTGGAGACTTCAAACGGTATCTGCCGTCAGACCCTGCCGCAACAGGCGGCTGTTGTCCGAGCCCTGGCCGAGAAGCTGAAGGAAAACCGCAAGGACGGTCTGGGCGCCTACACTTCGGCCGTCGATCAGATGGTCAAGATCATTGCATCGGCTCGCCAGCCGATTGACATGTTCGACAGTCGACACATTGAGGCTGTTTGGCCGGGCAACCGACGCATCTTCCAGAAGGTCCGACCGGCGGCCCCGCGCCGCGCACCAGTGAGCCAAGACGGCGGTGTGCGCAAGCTGGTGCTGGCTGTCTCGTCCACCTCGGTAGGTATCCGCGGTAAGGTCGAAGTCACCGGACCGAACGTCAACGACACGCTACCGATCCTGACGCCCGAGCAGATGGTTCGTTGTCTGGACTCTGCCCGCAAGTTGTTGGAAGAGGCTGTCAATGTCTCCAAGATCGCCAAGTCGTTTGCCAAGGACAAAACACCCAGTGCCGCCGGCCTGATGCTTTCCGGCATCGTCAATGGACTGCGCCAACAGATCGCCGACATCACTAGCGCCCAAGAGGACGGTTATGATGTGATCGAAGGCCCGTCCGGTGGCGGCATCGCGCCTGTCCGACACAAGCCTGGCACGCGCGGTTTCGACCCCACCAAGACAATGCCGACTTTTGGTTTTGAATCCCGCAAGGAAATGAGTGACGAAGAGATTCGTGACCGCATCCTTCAAGGTGTCTGGGTGGCCCGTTACACCAAAATCTCCCTGATCGACCACCAGCGCACTGCGCGCGCTTTGGTGATGTTGCTGATGGGTGTGGGTCGTACCTACCTCAAGTATGTCGAAGAAAGCTTGAAGTACTACGAGCAACGATAAACACCAAGGACTGGGCGAGGCTTGTCCTCGCCCAGTTATCCTGCCCCGAGGTAACTGATGCTCACTTTTAACGCGCCCGAATCGAACGGCCTGACCGCGAGTATGGAGGCGATGGCGCCGCTTTATGACATGTACTTTCGAAAGTACGGCATTCTGCGACCCGTCCAACTTGTACAGCCGAAGGCACAGAAACTGGAAGAGTTGATTCTTCCGCAAAACAGCCTACTGCATTATCTGCCGGAAGACGAAATCGAAGTCTGTATTCCGCAGACCCATCCGTTGCTGGCACAAACCGAACGCCTTACCCTGATCCGTCATCTCGACCGACTGACCAGCGAGGAAGGCAAACCGCGACTGCTGCCTGTACCGGTGGCTTCGATCAAGACCCAGTTCCATCGGCGCAATCGCCGCACCCGCGAGATGCTCACGCCCGACGTGACGCTGCGCGAAATGGAAACTGACGAGAAAAAGGTCGCCGCTGGTCCGGTCGGCACCTCACCGCTTCAGGTGAAGGTCTACAACTACGGACTGCTCAACCAGCTTTATCGCTACCCCACTAATTTCTTCCGTGCCTACAATCGTTGGCGTAATCTTCAACACACTCTTTGGACCCACGTCGGTGACGTCGGTCGCAATTACCCGAACGTGAATCAGTTCATGTTTGCGCGATTGCCGACTGTACTGCCGACTATCGCGTACTTGCTGCGTGGCGAAAAGGAAATGACGCGCGACCTGATGGGTCGTTTCGCACAGCCTGAATCCCTGTTCATTCTTGAACTGTGGAAGTGGTTGGGTGATAAGCGCGACAGCTCTATCATCGCCAGGGCGACGCCTGAAGAGCTGCGCCGCATGAACATCATTTTCCAGGAGCAGGATCGCTGGATCATGGTGAACATGGGTCGGTTGAATGACTGGCGCAAGCGTCCGGACTCTGAAGACGGTCCAGTGCAGGTAGGCGGGGCGGTGGAGACCAAGCAGATTCAGCGCCGCTTCCTGCGTATGCTGATGGCGCTGATGGAGGTTCGCACTGGTATCAGCGGCGAAGCACCGCAACCGATCGCCAAGTCCATTGATGCCGTGCCTGAAGTTTCCGTCGACGGCGAAGGGGAAGTTGAGGTTAAGACGGTAGTCAAGCCCGACCCCATCCAGCTGAAGGTGACGGACGATGAAGGCAAGACCAGCAAAGTCCGTTTGACCGCTCATCTGAATTTGGACAGGCTGCCCAGCAACCTGGCTGAAGAGACCGACGAGAACCAGGCTTTGATTGACGAAGCCATCACGATGGACCTGAAGGCTTTGGATCATCTGGCAGCACAGTACGAGGAGTCGTTGGTGGACGGCGAGGAAGATTCGCCCCAAGATACCTACGACAACGAAATCAGTGCGATGGTCAAGTACGTCCCTGAGGAAACCACCCCTGAGAAGGGTGTGATGGATGCAGTGGATCAGCTGGCCGATGCGGGTATGATCTCCGGTGCGGAGTATCGTCGCATGCAGGCGCTCTCCACGGCCTATACTCGAATCCCGAATCCGTTCGGTGAGGGCGCACTCGCAGATCTGTTGGTGATCAACCCAGAAGATCGTTCGCTGGATAATCCGCAGCAGTTCCCGGATAATCCTCAGGTGCCGGATAAGTCGTTGCTCAAGAGCACGATCGTTGACTTCACCCCGAAGTACCTGAAGGAGCTCTACCCGAAGGACGTGGCACGCACACTGATGTCCTTCCAGAAGGCCGGCATTGCTGTCACCTCGGTGGAACACGAAGAAGTGCGTAACGCATTGAACCATTTCGAACGGTTCTCCGTGCAGTTGACGCCGACCCAAGGTCGTGCCTCGACCATTCACATGCGCGTACCTAAGATCAAGGACGACGGCACTTACATCGACAACGGTTCGCGTTACCGCCGCCGTATCCAACGTGGTGATCTTCCGATCCGTAAGATCAATCCGCGCGTGGTGGCACTGTCCAGCTATTACGATCGCACCACGATCAGTCGTTCCGAAAAGATGGTAGACAACCTGCACGTCTGGTTGACTAACCTGATCGTTTCGATGGCAATGAAGCCGGACAATGACAAGGTCACTGAACCTGCCCTGAGTAACGTCTTTGTTTCCGACAACCGCACGCCGCGCATCTACTCGATGTTGGCGCATCGTTTCTTGTCTTTCAAGAGCGGTGATCTGTTCTTCTATTTCGACTACGCTACTCGCCATCAGAAGTTTGGTGCTGAACGCGTGGATCAGATCGAGAAGGGCGAGCTGACGGTCATCGGCAGTAAAGGTGAGAACCTGTTGGTGGTAGACGAAGGTAATACCATCTACGAAGCCGTTGGGTTGGAGCTGAAGGTGCTGGGCACGATGCTCGAGATCCTCGACATCACGGCGATCCCGCCGGTGGAAGTGGCGGAGATGAAGATCTTCCGTAAGCAGCTTCCGGTCGGTGTGTTCCTGGCTTATCACCTCGGCATCACTGAACTGTTCCGACTGTTGGGTGTCGTACCGCGCCGCGTACCGACCGGTACTCGTCTGAACATGGCCGACGACGAAATGGCTATTCGTTTCCAAGACGAGTCGTGGGTGATTCCCAACGATGGCGGGAAGGCAGGTCTGATTCTGACCGGCCTGGTCAAGTACGAGAAGATCACCAAGGATTACAGCTCGCATCTGTTTGACCGTAAGGACGTGTACTTTAACGTTCTGGAGCGGGCAGGCATGGGCGTGCGCTATATCCGTGAGATGACACTGATCGAACAGATGTTTGTCGATCCGATGACCGAGGACGTATTGAAGGAGATGGGCGAACCCACTGACTTCATCGGCCTGTGTTTCCGAGCCTGCGAACTGCTGGTCACCGACTGGTCGCCGCAGGAGACCGACATGGCCTACATGCGCCTGAAGGGGTATGAAGGTATCGTTGGAGCCATGTACAGCGAGATGATCAAGTCGCTGCGACAGTTCAACGCACGTGGTGCTATTGCCAATCGTAAGATTGACATGCATCCCGAAGCCGTGTGGGTTAACATCGCCACCGACTCCGTCAAGAAGGCGGTGGAAGAAGCCAACCCCGTGCACTGTATGCGTGAGCGTGAGGAAGTGACCTTCTCTGGTCACGGTGGTCGTTCCGGTCGTTCAATGGTTGAGCGTTCACGAATCTACCATCCCAACGACATGGGTGTGATCTCCGAATCGACTAAGGACTCGGCGGACGTTTCGGTGACTACGTTCACCACCGCCAACCCGACGCTGACTTCGCTTCGCGGTATCACTCGCCGTATCGACATCGAGAAGGACGGCCCTGCGTCAATCTTGTCGTCACCAGCATTGTTGTCGCCGGCAGCCGATCGCGACGACGGTAAGCGTGTAGGCTTTATTCCGATTCAGCATTCGTCGGGCACGTTCACCAAGGGTTACCGCACCACGCCGCTGCGTACTGGTTTTGAACACGTCATCGCGCATCGCGTGGACGACATGTTTGCAAGCTCGGCTACCGATGACGGTAAGATCATTGCACTGAGCAACTCGGTACTGACTGTCGAATACGCCAACGGCGCGAAGCAGTCTATTCAAATCGGTCGCCGCTTCGGTAAGGCTGCCGGTAAGAACATTCCGCAGATGCTGGTCACTGACTTCAAGCTGGGGGAGACGGTTAAGAAGGGTGACGTTCTTGCTTACAACAGCAATTACTTTGCACCCGACCTGCTGGTACCGAAGCAAGTAGTTTGGAAGGCTGGTGTGATGGCCATGGTTGCTTTCATGGAACACGCCGATACGCTGGAAGACTCCTCGGTTATTTCCGAGAAACTCGCTAAGGAACTGGAGACCTCTGTCACGACCATTCGCGATATCACGGTAGCGTTCTCCGACACCGTCCACGGTCTTGTACAAGTGGGAGATGAGGTCGAAGATGACACAATCCTATGTACGATCGAAGACGCCGTAACGGCTGAGAGTAATCTGTTCAGTGAGAAATCACTCGACATGCTCCAGTTGTTGGCTGCCAATACGCCTCGCGCTAAACAGCGTGGCGTCGTGGAAAAGATCGAGGTACTGTACCATGGCGATCTGGAAGACATGTCCGAATCGCTGGGCCTGATCGCTGGACAAAGTGATCGGGCGCGCAAGCGCCTGTGTCGCGAGATGGGTGAACCGCCCATCACCGGTCTGGTTGACGCCACCGCACGTATTCAGAGCCAGCCCCTGGTGGCTGACCATGCTGTTATTCGCGTTTACATCACTGGTCCCGTCGCCGCTGGCGTTGGTGACAAGGTGGTATTCGCTAGCCAGCTGAAGAGTGTGGTTGGTCGACTGATGGCCGGTCGCAATGAGACTAAGGACGGGCAAGAGATCGATGCTATCTTTAGCTATCAGTCTGTCGCCAACCGAATCGTGCGTAGTCCCGAGATCATAGGCATGGCCAATCTGCTCCTGCTGAAGCTTAGCGAACGCATGGCCGACACGTACTTCAACGAATGATGAGTGGGGGCCTTCGGGCCCCCACTTTTCTAACCCGCCACCGCACTCAGGAAACTGAAAAGAAAATGAGCACCATTTCCAAAGAAAGCGCGATCGAGCAGAGCACTGTTCCGACGCTGGCCAATGCCATCCACATGGGTGCCGAAGCCATTCTGCGTGTCGCAGGCAATGAAATCGCCAACACCATTCGTGGTAAGGCCCTCACTGTCTCCGCACTCCACTCGGCGCTGGCTACCCGTATCCGTAGCCGCACTCCCGCCATCCAGAAGAAGGGCTGAATCATGCTGCACGCCACTGCCGTAGGTATGAGCCAGATCGTCAATCAGGATCTGACTCTCAAAAATGTCAAGATCGAAGCACGTCCGGGCACCGCACTGGAAGCGCTGACTGATCTGTCCACTGCCGACATCCAAGTCCAAAAACACATCAAGGTCGATGGAGCGTCGCTTCCCATCGATCTGGCCGCTTCCCTGGAATCGGCAGCCAACGTTCCGGAAGAAGGCGCCAGCATGACTGAACATGACGTCGTCATGGATCAGGCTGTCGAGATGCTGGCCACCCAGCTGGCCGGTCTGCTGGATACCGCCCAGAACGTCGTCAATCCGACCATTCGTCGCGTCCATGATTTCGTCGATGCTGAACTGCTGCGCTGCATCGTTCCGAAGGCTTCTCCTTTCACCATCGTCAAGAAGCGCCCGCCGGCCGTCCTGCGTAGCGTACTGCTGCGGGAGTCTGTCGCACGTTTCGCCGCCGGTCCGACGACCGACTTTATGACCCGTGATGTCGGCGCCGTGGCCCCGGGCGATCTGAAGACCACTATGGTCACCGGCCACCAGAGCATGGACGAGCTGCTGGATGGCGTTATTCAGGACGTCGGCTACGACGCACTGATGGCCACCTGGAACCAGCTGTTCAATGTGAACTCCAGTCTGCGCGTCGGGTTCTCCTCCGACGAAACGGCCACGATGGCTGTTGCTGCATTCTTCATGGCTTCGCATGCACACGTCAATGTGCCGGCTGGCGTTCAGATCAACCTGGCCGAATGGCGCGCCTACACCTCGGGCCTGATCGCCACCCTGGGCTGTCTGATTCTGGAACACATCGACCGCGCCGATAAGTCGGCTCAGTTCGGCTCCATGATCCTCCGCACTCCGGTTCCGGGTAACCGCGAGGGTGAGATCATCGTCGATGGTGCACGCTTTGACAACTGGTGCGCACGCGGTGGTTCGGAAGAGATCCTGCTGGGTGCCTTTATCGGCGACAACCGACTGGGTGATCCGGAATCCCTGCTGGAGAACGCCGCTGCCCACCGTAAGGCCTGGGCCGTCCACTGCGGCATGTTCCAAGCCCACCGTACCGCCGATCGTCTGACCGTGGTACAGCAGGCGCTTCAGCGCGCACTGGCTGCTGAAGTGGTCGGTCAGCTGGCTGAAGAAGACCGACCGGCTGCACACGACAAGCTGAACGCATTCTGCTACGCGATCACCATGTACGACATGGAGAAACTGTGGGAAACCTGCCGCGCGGGCGTCTGCTCTGTGCTTTTCCCCAACAGTGATGCTGCACGACTGCTGATCAACATCGACGCCCAGACCAAGAACAATCCGGATCTGGAACCGCGCGAACTGGCACTGCTGGCTTCGATCGACCTCGTGGCCGACTGGGTGTGCAGTTCGATGGTGGTGTGCGACAACCCCTGAGGTAAACCATGGACTTCTCAGCATTGATCCGCGACCCCCAAAAGGTCTACGAGGCGCTCTCTCTCCAAGAGGACGGTTCGATCATCTGCCTCAAGCCTGTTAAGGTGATCATCCCCACTCGCTATCTAGAAAGTTCGCTAGCTGAGATTGGTGCCACTGTTTCGACTCTGGCCGTCTATGCAATTGTGGTGGACGATAAGCATTACGCCGTCAGCAAGACGCTGGCGATGATGACGCTTACGCCCACCGCAGTTGCTACCCGCAAATACGACGAGACGAGTTACGAAGAACTCTTCATGGATGTAGGCTCAGTGTTTACCCCCACCACTGACCTGGTGATAACCGACACACTGGTCTACTACGCTTTGGAGAACTTTGTTAACCGAGGACGCATTCCGTGGTTCCTCGATTACGAAGACGTAGTGACCCTGACCTACACGGCAGAGAAACACGCCAACGTGAACCTGACTTCGTCTCATGCGGTATTGGCAATCATCGCATCGGCTGTTGCGCGCGATGTCAATGACAACCGCAAGTATTTCCGGCAGACACTTGTAGGGGCCGACAAGAAGCGAGGTCGTAACGGTAGAGACGTGACATTTGTCCCGCTCAGCAGCGTCATCATGGGCGCTACCAACACCACCTCGCGACTGCAAGGTTCCCATCGAACCGACGGTACCATCTCGGCACTCATTAACCCGAGTACCCGACTGGAACGTGTCGAACAACTTCTGCGCATGTAACAAGGAAAACAGATGAGCAGTTTCTCTCTTTCCTGCACGGCGCTGATGGGTACCAACAAAGCTGGAACCCTCAAGCCCGATGCAGACGGGTATTACACAGTCGTACTGGGCGCACTTGACGTCTACAACTCCATTGGTGCTTTCTATCCGGAAGCATCGGCGCGTGAGCTATTTGAGCGCTCCTCCTCGCTGATGCGGCGCGTCGCCTCGGGTAACCTACGGGGCGAGTACGGACATCCGCGTAAGGACCCGGGCATGTCCGACGATCAGTTCTTGGCGCGCGTTCGCGATATCGTGGAACAATGTGTCAGTCACCACATCCGTAAGGTAACGGTTGACTACACCACGCATCGCAACAAGCACGGTCAGCCAGTTATCACCATTGTGGGTGAGGTCAAGCCGGCAGGTCCGTTTGGTCCGGCGCTACAGAAGCAGTTGGACAATCCGTCGGAGGACGTTTGTTTCTCGATTCGTTCGCTGACCAACGACCGCTATGAAGGCGGTCGTCTGATGAAACACCTGAAGGTCATCGTGACCTGGGACTACGTCAATGAGCCCGGACTGGACGTTGCGCGCAAGTGGAATGCTCCTGGCCTGGAAAGCATTGTCGACCTGCCGGGCAGCGAAATCAAGTTCACCTTCGACGACTTCAAGACCAAGATGAAGAATCCTGGTCGTGTGGGCGTCGGACTGGAATCTTCCGGCGGTGTCAGTCACGAAGAGTTTGCGGCTGCCGTCGCTGGATGCTCCAACGTCGCACCGGCTTCTTCGCGCTGGTAAAAACTATTTCAGGACCGTATCATCGGACTGCAATGGAAACCATAAAACCCCCACCCTTCGGGGTGGGGGCTTATGTCATCGTCAATCGAGACAAAGGGTTAGGTGTTTTAATGAATGCTGAAGAAATCATCACGAATGTCCTGCAGTTTCGTCGCGACCACCATGAACCGAAGACACCCATTGTTTTGAGCGCGGGGTGTGCACTGGTGATTTATGGCGTAAGGGAGACTTGCGGCGACATCGATGCCGATGTAAACGAATCGGTCTATCGGCGACTTCGCAGTAAGGTCGATCCGACTGCAATTCAAAAGTTTGGAGATGTGGAATATTTTGCCGTCAATAACGCTATTGATCTCCACATCCTCAATCGCAACCGTAAATACATTGATGCCAGCGCGTGCTTCAGTACCGCACATCCGTTGTACGAGCAGGCAAAGGGCGTGCAGCTTTATACACTTGCCGATATGTATGAGCAGAAGCTTGCATTGATTAAGAACCCGCTCCGCAATCCTGCCAAACTCGAACAAGATAAAGCTGACCTGGACGGCATCAAGCTCCTTCGAACAATTGGCCTGAAGCGCCGTTGAAGAACACCCCCCCCCCCACCCTCGAAGGGTGGGGGCTTATGCCGTAAAGTTTAACAGTGATGTACGACACATGTGTATTACCCAACACCCACACCGGAGTTAAGCAATGGGCTACATGACTCGCGCCGAGTACAACGAACTGGTCGAAAAGCTGCGCAAGCGCGCAGCCGCACTGAACACTGAACCGTACCCTCACTTCAGTCAAACCGTCAACGCCCCTGCCGGTAACGGACCGCTGACCGTTGTTGAGAAGAACGTCGGCCGTACGATCCGCATCGTGCTGACCGAGATCAAGCCCACCGACCCTGTCGACGCTGTGATCATCGCCGATCACCTTCTGGGTCGCGTACAGCGGGATAACGTCGAACCCGGCACCGCTGTGAAGAAGATGCGCAGTCTTCTGAACCTGGAAGAAGCCCGCAAGGAATATACCCGCCGCCTGAAGAAGTCGGCCTAAACTCAAGGAGTCGTCGTGAATAAAGAGCAGATCATCGCCCGTCTGGAATACTTCCGGAATCTGTTTGGGTTGGACAAGGATAGTTTCGCCATCAACTCCGGCACCGCCATGGTCATGCATGGCCTGCGCGATGAGACCACCGACATCGACATTGAAATGGGCCGCTGCACCATTCAGGTGCTCGGACGCCCGATCAGCGCCGATGGCAAGTACCGTTTCCAGGGCGACTTCGACATCGGTCTGGCGCCGGGCGATGCCACCGTCTGCCGTATCGACGGTTACCTGGTTTACACGCTTGAAGAACTGCTGGAACAGAAGCGTCGACTCCTGCACGAATCCAACCGGGCGCCGTATAAGCGTACTCGCGACCAGTCAGACATCGACGCCATTCTGAACCATATCGCCGAGCGCGACAAGCAGCTGGAACTGGCCGATGCCTAACCAACCTCCAGGCGCTTGGCCGTGGCCCAGTCGGACTTTCAATAAGCCGGAACCTGGGACCACCACGATCAAGGTCAGCGGGCTCAAGAAGTCGCCGCTCTTTACCGACAACAAGCCGCATGTGTTTGAAGACGTGATCGTCTCAACTGAAGACGCGCCTGCACACGCCGCAGCCGTAACCGAGTGGTTGGATGCATACGACCGCCACTATGGTTGCAGTGGATGGCGCTATATGGTCAACGTAAAAGACCATATCGCCAAGTAACCTGAGGATTTAAAATCCTTTGAGTTACTTACTATAGCCTTGTCATGGATCCCATAAAGAACCGTGGCAGCGCTGCTACACCGTTAAACTGGCCGAGGCGTAAAACAATACGCCTCCGTCGGATTCTGTGGGTCACCAAGCCCAACCCCTTTCATACGTTTTAAATCGAGGAATCATCATGTCCGCTGCAACCGCCGAAAAGAAGACCGAAGCCAAGCCCGAGATCAAGGCACCGTCCGACGCCATCCTGGCCCTGGCCAAGGCCATCGGTTCGACCATGACCGCCACCGTGGAAAAGGGCGCCACCGAAGCCCAGGTCACCCTGTCGGCCGACCCGACCGATGCGAACATGCCCGAAGATCTGACCATGGCGCAGATCAAGCGCACCCAGGACTACCGCACCCACCTGGTCGCCGCTGGCTCCCTGGCCAATGCCGAAGCCGGCCTGAAGCTGATGGACAAGAACAAGGACCTGAACTCGGTTACCTCCTCGTTCAAGTTCGGCAACGACACCATCGAAACCACCGTCCATCGCCAGAAGGAATTCAACGACGGCAAGGGCGGCAAGCTGGTCAAGCAGGGCTACGTCTCGGCCAGCGTCACCGCCAAGGGCGTCAGCAACACCGGCGAATTGGCCAAGGTGCGCAACCAGGTCAGCAACGAAGCCAAGAAGCTGTTCGGTTAATCCGGCCGGCGTCTCCGCGCTTTTCTAAATGGCGGGCCTACGGGCCCGCCATTTATGCAGTCTCTGTTTTTTTAGGAAATGCCGTTATGACCAAACCCGCCAATCCGGAGCTTCTCATCCATTTGGTGAGGATGCTCAAGCAACGCGGCTACAGCGATGCGAGCATTGCAAGTCAACTCAGGGTTGATCTAGCCACTGTGCGCAAACACACTGAAACCAATTAACCGACTACCTTAGGCCAATATGAAGAAGCGAAAGACTACCACCTCGATCGATTACAGCAAGCTTACCGGCGTCAAACGCGGTCGTCTCACTTTTGTGAGCCTTGTTGGCGAAGTCGCAGGTGAGGATACTCGCTGGCTTGTTCACTGTTCTTGTGGACTTGTAGTTGAACGCCGTGCGGCTGCCATCTACTTTGGGCGCGTCAAGTCCTGTGGTTGCTTTAAGACCGAGAGTTTGATCCGGCGGATGACCACGCACGGTGACTGTAGGTCGCCGGAGTGGCGCTGCTGGAGTAACATCCTGAATATCCAGAAAGCTATACGAGCCGGGAAGATCCACGGTAGCGACTTCACTATCTGTCGACGTTGGCAGCACAGTTATTCTGCCTTCCTCGAAGACATGGGTCGACGCCCTCATCCGAAATCCCGCCTCCGCAGGATTGACCTGAAGAAGGGCTTCAGTAAGGACAATTGCTTTTGGATGGCGCCAGGACCAAAAGCCAAAATCTAAGGAGTAGACGCCATGCGCGCCTTCACTATCCAAGTAGCCAAATGGCGACTGGCTAAGCAGCACAATGTTGAGTTTATCGACACGACCGTGAAAGGCGGCTACAGTCCGTTCGCACCGACCTGGGATATGGTCATGGGGCACAAGAACGGTACGATGTCAGATGAAGAATACAAGGACCTGTACTGGCACAAGCTGGTCCAGTCCTGGAAGTCTCGCCGCGAAGACTGGATGAAGATCATCCAGGATCCCACACCGGTCGCCCTGGCTTGCTATTGCAAGGAGGGTACCTTCTGTCATCGCTTGCTGTTGGTTGAGTTTCTTCAGAAGCTGTGCAAGCAACTGAACGTCGAGTTTGAATACTACGGCGAACTTACCAACACCCCCACTGAAAAGAAAGAGAACAAAGACCATGTCCAATCTGATCAAGGAACTGTTCAGTCGCCGACTGCAGAGCATCGTGGGAACGAACCAGACGGAGCTTGATGCTTCCGACATCAAGCCGGATAGCCCGATCCAGGCGGAAGAAGAACATCCGACGTATTTCAAGTTGTTGGATGCTTTCGCCTATATTCGCGATATCCTTCAGCCCCACCTGCATGCAACGCATATCGAGTCCATGCTTCGCAATCTCTACGCCATGAGCGATGAGGAGCTGGACGAGCAGATCGAGATCGGGCGCAACAACGTACCGGACGAACTGGCGCGTTGGGTGCGTGAGAAGAAGATCCCGCAAAAGTACCGCGAGCAGTGTGTGGATTTCTATCTCAAGGTACAGCAGCTGGATCAGTCTGCAATTTCCACTTTGTCCCAGCGGCGTTGGGAGGAGTTCTCTTACTGGGTGACACACAATGTCGAATAACGAGGTATTGATCGGCATTCCTGAAATCACGGACGTCTTCCCCAACAATCCGTTCGATCACTCCGTCATCGATGGCATCTGGAAAGCACACCTGCCTGAGCTGGTTCACACGACCGTGCGCTTTATCAACGGCGATTGTAGTCGTAGTGAAAATGCGACTGCGCTGAGTCTGCTGGTTGCCGAGGGCGATAGCCTCTTTGAAAAGTTCCGTAATCCGGAACACAGCGAGTACTACGTGATCTATCAGGTTTTGGTAACCAAGGGATTCTTCGACGACTCCGAGCTGGCACCGGAAATGCTGCGTTTGCTCAATGAACCCTCTATCATGAAGCAGGGTTATTTGAAGAGCCTGCGGGCCGCTGCTGAGAAAACCCAGTAACATCCATAAGCCCTCCGTCCCTTATCGGGACGGAGGGCGCTATGCTGTCTTTTTTTTTTTGCTTAACGGCATAACGCGGGAGGTTTCCCTCCCGCGCATGCTTTGAACCTTACGGCTGACGGATCGGCTGACCGATCGTAGCGGCGTTGCGCAGCTGCTCCACGTAACCGTTCTCGGTATCCCGCACGTACGGGTCGATCTGGTTGGTGAAGGCATTGAACAGGTTCGGGTTGGCACCGGCCAGGTTCATACCGTCCAGACGGGACTGGGCGAACTCGTCGACGCGACGACCCACCATGGTCAGAGCGGTGAACTCGATGTTGTAGTCCACCGACTCGCCACCCTGGGTCAGGTCACGACGACCGTCCACGGTTGCGATCTGGTTGGTCGGACGCATGTTGGTGATCAGCCATGCCTTACCGGTCTGAACCTTGGTGTAGGTCGGATCGGGTTCGAAGAACAGCATGGTGGCACCGGTGTAGTCCGGCAGCAGGTCAGCCGGCTTACGGCCGGTAGCGATGATGCCCGGGGCCTTGGAGGCCGGATCCATCATCAGCATCTGCACCCAGCCTTCCAGGAAGTGGCGGATGGGCATGCCGTACTTTTCGGTCCAGGTGAAGGACGGGTTGGAACGAGCACGGGTCACATTGCTCAGATCCTGCTGCATTTCACCGGCACCGCCAACGGCGTTTTCGATGTGTTCCACGGTCAGAGTGGAGTTCAGACCTTCGATGGACTTGGGGTGCAGTTCCACCAGGTTCTTCAGCGCCTTCTCCCACATTTCCGGATTGTCCAGATCGCGGAAACCGCGCGGCGGACGCACCAGGAGGCAGATGATGTTACGGCGAACGTAAGCGGAGTTACCAACGTAACCGCTCAAGTCCGGCGCAAAGCCCTGAAGGCCGCCGATGCTCAGATCCACCATCGGGGTGGCAGCATTCTTGCCGTAGGCGACCTTTTGCAGGATGGTACCCTGCAGTCGAGTGTTGCTCATTTTCTATTTCCTCGGTTAAACAAATGGTCGGGAAGAGGGTGAAGCCGCGGAGGTTAGTCCGCGGTCACGATATCTTCGCTACGGGCCGCTTCGATGGTGTACACGCCCACGGTGGACATGTTCTGACCGGCCATGGTGATCACAGTGCGCCAGCTGTAACCGCGATCCTGGTCGGCCTTGGTGTAGTAGGTCCGGCAGCTGATCTGTGCGCGACCATCGTAGCAACCTTCGACATCGGCCATGATCATTTCGTCCGAACGAGCGGCGAACTGGGCCTTGGTCAGACGACCGCTGATGCCGGTCAGGTTGCGGTAGGCGCGCTGAGCAACCTTCTCCAGGTCCGTGATGATACGGGCGTTGAAGTAGGAGTTCAGCACCGAGGTGTCGTCATCATAGACGGTCTGGATGCCCGGGTAGTACATGCTGCGCATGTCGTAGGACTGTGCGCTGATCATACCGGCAGCCCAGTCTGCTCGGCGAGCCGAGTAGGGCAGGAACTTGACGTTGTGATCGCGGTAACCTTCGATCTGGTTGTTCGGCGACTCGTCGAAAGCAGCGGCGCGATTCCAGATGCGGTTGCCGGCACCCATGTAGCTGGCGGCCTTCTTGGCGAAGCCGTGGATGAAGGGCAGGTGCTTATGGCCATTCACGCCGCGGTACTTCGAACCCAGACGGATACCGGCATGCGGGTGCACCGACACGCGGCAGGCACCGGTACCGTAGATTTCCGATTCCGGGTACAGGCGTGCGGCATTACGCAGCGACTGAGCGATCGAGGTATCCTGGGCCGGGGTGTTCAGCGGCTTCGACACGTCCTGGGTGCAGACGTTGATGAACACGTCCTTACGGTGTGCGAGCGGGGTGAAGAACGCCAGCTTGGTATCCAGGGTGAAACCCGAGTCGTAGTAGTCCGACAGCGGGAAACGTGCCAGATCCAGGACATCGGTACCGGTCGAACCGTAGTTCAGCATTTCATTGCGAACCAGGGCATCGAACGAATCGAAGGTCATGGTACCGTCCGAACCGCCAGCTGCCCAGTGGGCAGTGTTCTCGGACAGTCGGATACCGCCTTCAGCCACACCACCCAGCTCGAAGCTGTAGTACGGAACACCATCGGCCGACATAGCGGAGAACGGGTTCACGGCGTACAGGTATTCACTGTCAGCGTCGATTTCCGGAACCGGCAGGGTGCCCAGCGGTGCTTCGGTTTCGCCGATCATCGCCAGAACCATTTCCAGGTTATCGGTGTAGATCTTCACGCGGCCGAACTGACCGTACTGTGCAACCACGCCCGGGGTGTCCAGATCCTGGTAGCTGTTGACGAAAATATCGCCCAGGAACAGTTCCGAGTCGGACGTGGTGTCGATGGCGCCCGGCTTCAGGGAGAAGTCGATGCTCTGCACACCCGACAGGGTTTCGTCGACATTCACGGTGGAGGTGGCGTCCATACGGGAGACCACGGCCAGTCGATAAATGTGCGACTTGGTGCTGTTGTACATGGCCGAATTCATCGGCTGGTTCGACGCGAAGGTCGGAGCAACCAGACGGATACCGGAGTTGTTACCCTTGGCACCGAAGAAGTTGTGTTCGAACTCCAGGATCGGGATGACCTGCGACTGGGTCTGATCGGTAGCAACCAGACCGCCAGCCTTGACGGCGACTTCGCCGAACGGCTGTGCGACACCGCCGACTTCCCAGTCGTTCAGCACCCAACGTGCACGGTGACCCGGGATCGTAGCCGGACCGGTGGTGACCGGGATCTTGTTGCCGGCCTGGTTCAGGGCGAAAGTGCCGTCGGCATTGCGCTCGTACTGCGGGACGGCGTCAGCGACGATATCCAGCGACAGCAGGACGCGCGGCTTCGGGCCGGCATCGGCCGGAATCACACGCTGGACGAAAATCTGGTTACCTTCGCCCAGAACTTCCATAGCCAGTTCGGTCTGGTGATTGTAGTAGTCCGAACGCGGGTCGAAGGTCTTCTGACCGAACACCACCGAGGCCGAGGAACCGACCAGGGTCGGGCCTACCGGACCGGTTTCTGCGAACAGAAAGACGTGCGGAAGATGGGTAGGGGTCTGCTCCGGCTCACGGGCCGGAGTGCGACGGCTGAGGTCCCGGGTGCCCTCCAGGATCAGGTTGGGCGTTGCGGAAGTGATAATGCTCATTTGTTGAAGCTCCTAGGAACTGTTGGACAGTTTGAATCCATCATGCGGTTACCAAAATCGGGAACGCGACTCCCAATTTGAGACGGTACACGCAATCGTATGCTGACTAATGCTATAGCAATGGAGTGATGTCGCGCATCATAGTAATAGGCGTAGAAAAAAACACACATTGACTTCTTTTCTTCCCTACTCATTTCGCTGCAGGAGTGCATAATGTTTAAAACCCCTTATCAAACCACGGTGGGCAGCTCCTACGCACACCTCGTACCGACCGTTTCGTCTGCTCTCCAGCGCGCCCACATCCACGGTGATCTCCATGAAGCCAAGCTGCTTGATGGTCGACGTGTCGAAGGTGTGGTGATGGTGGGTGGCAATATCACCGACATCAAACCGTTTCCTTTCCCGATCGAATTCGAAGTCAGCGGCGAGAAGCTGATTGCTGTGGACGTACGTATGTGTACCCGCTATAACCGAGGGGAAGACCTCAAGGTTGTGGCTGGTGGCGACTACGAAGGTCTGCTCCTTCGTGCATCGTTGATGCGCTATTGGAGTGCCGGCGGAAATCGCGAGATGCGCCGCTGGAACGAGATCGCTGTCAAGGCATTTGTACGCATCACCTCTGAAGCTCTGATTCGCCGACTGAACCTGCCTCCTGCCGACCAGCAGGCCGTGATCGCCATGTGCGGTTATTTCTATTTTGCCGGTTTTATCGGAGCTGAGATTTCGGCTGTCGAAAAGGAAGTGATTGCAGTGGCGGTGGCTCGCGCTACCCGTCTGCCGATTGCTACGGCAACTGACGTCATCATGCGCGAAGGTCCGGTTCCGGTTTCGCTTCAGGACTTCACCGACGCACTGCGAGGCGCCATCAATAGCCCGCGTCTGGAACACCTGGACGCTGCTACCATCATCAGCCTGATGGGCGGTATCTGGTTTGGCGCCAATGCCAAGGCCGTGATCGCCGTTGCTCTGGAATACCGTCCGTTCTGGATGGCGCTCATTTTCCAGGCACTGCAAGATCGCACCTTCGGAAACTCCAACCTCACCAAGATTGTGGAGCAGGAAAATCGCAACCGTGCCGCAACGGCATTTGTGCGTGAGCTTTCCTATGCTCTGGAGATTGAATCGGATGACTGACGTACTCACCGACCACGCGATCAAACACGTGTGGTGCACGCCCAATCAGGACTTGCAGGTGATCTACGAACCGCAGCGGATTACGAAGCCGCGGGGAAGCCGTGGTGAGATTTCCTACAACTGGCATGTGTACCCCATGCCGACGCCTACGGAAGTCTTCCACGTTTTTGTGATTGGCCAGTACCCGCCCGAGTTTGTCGGGCTGGACACAACGCGCAACCTCTGGCGTACTCTGGGCTCGATCATGGAATCTGAACGACTTTACGCCGACATCTACACGGCCACTGGCCGTCAGTTGGTTCGACGTGACGTTTACGTTCTGGTTACCCAAGACCGTAATCTGCTAGTGGCTGTCCGCGCGCAAGATCGCGTGGTCAATGCCCGCGAGGAGCAGATCTTCCTGCGTCTGTATTCCAATGCCTTCTATTACTCCAATCAGGGGCGGCTGGGCGATTATGAAATCGTCTGTCGCGCTAAGGAAGTGCGATCCGCACAGGAAGCGTTGGACTTCCAGCGTCTCTACCACAGCTATCGTGACCGTACTGTAGGGGCAACCCTGCTCTTCGTCAATGGTTTCTACACCGACGATTACCGACCCAATGACTACGTCGTTGGCGACAAGCTGGAGTTTGTCTACGACAGCAGCATCAAGATGGTGAAGGAGTTCGCTCTGCGCCGCACACCTACCTTCGAGTCTAACAAGGATGACAAGCGTAAGTATCTGCTCTGCTGGGACGGCGATCAGATCCCCGAGGCGATGATCGACTATCGTGATGACATTGATGTCTACCTGACCAAGAAAACCGGCAACCGTCACAAGGGTCTGTACTACCACAAGAACAACGACGACGCACTGCGTCAAGTCACTCATCGCGACTACAGTATTGTTGTCGATTACGTGGCTAGCTACCAGTCCAGTATGTTGGACCGTGGGTGGGATACGCTCGATGACGTTTGGGTCAAGTTGTTTATTCGTCACTCTGGCTATCAGCGCCCATTGGCGGATGAAAACAACCGCATCAAGGAACTGTATAAGCTCCCCTACACCGATCGCGTAAAGGCGATGGTGGGTGTGGACGCCACGCTGGAGAACTGGCGTGCTGAAACGCTGGAGGCTTCCCCGTACATCAACTTGATGGATCTGCGTCGACGCTATATCACCAATGACTTGGTGCGTGACGCCTACGGATACAATGCTGTCTCTGCCATTGTGGGCAATACACCCCAACCGATCGTGGTACAGGGCGACTGGCGTTATGTCGAACTGCCTTTCGGTTTGCAGAATCTGTCGACAGCTTTTGAGATCGACAGCGCTGGCAAGCTGATTTCCAGCTACCTCCACACCTCTGGCTTTTTCTACACTGCGTTCAATCCTAATTGTGCGATGGTGGAGATGATCGGCGGTCGGGGTGGTCGGCAGTTGGATATGCGTTTTGCTGAACAGAACGTGACGATCGACCAAACGCGCAGCTACCGCTTCTACGTGGCTGAGATCAATCAAGGACTGGTGCTTAATCACACGTGGCAGGACGTCACTGGGGACGACACCAAGTACGCAATCATCGACGAAAAGGTGGTGTGGTTTGTCGACCTTAATCTCTTTGCGGTCTGCGTCGCTTCAGACGCCTACTTCCTCAATTACGAGGAAACCCTACCGGCACGCGATGGACTCTACCGATTCTCTGTCAATGCCACCACCAAGTGGGCCGGGGAAGATCGTACTGGCGTTGCTGTCATTCCTCCTGGTCGCCTCGATCTTTGGCTCAATGATGAATGCTTGATTGAAGGGCTGGACTACTTCGTCAAGTGGCCCGAAATCGTCATCACCAATAAGCGTTACCTAAACGCCGCTGGTCGACAAAAGGTACGCGTGCGTTGCTCGGGGTTCTGCGACTCCGATATGCAGCGCCCTGAACCTGCCGATTACGGATTTGTCCGCTACGGTCGACTGTCGCGCAATAGCCGCTTTGACATCCGCGATGATCGCGTGATGCGCTTCGTGGTAAATGGTCGCACGTATGACCGCAGTGTTCTGGAGTTCATTGAAGATGACCCGTCGCTCTACATGCAGAACGTACCCAACGGTGCACCTTATGTGATTGACGATGTCGTCGTACCGCTGCGTCGGGTTACTGATGCAGACACGTATGAGTTCCGGGATAAGTCACGGGAGATCGACAAGAAGGTTTCCGATTACCTCACCATGAAACTGCCGGAGCCGGTCGAACCGAATCCGGATCAGATTCTGGAACGGTATGAGATCTTCAGTCCGTTTGCAGCTACGGTGATGCACGATCTGGTAAACGGGGTGCTCTCCACCGACCAGTTCTTGGGCCACTACAGCGACATGGACGTGAGGCGCGTTTTGGAACCGCTCTACGGGTGGCTTCTGGAGTACGACCCCACCACCCATGAGTTGGACCTGGAGCACGTGCACGTCCATCCGCATGAACGTTACACTGAAGTCGAACTGGACATTTGGCAGTACAATCTGCTGAATCGGGCTATCAAGGTATTCCTGGATGATAAGGTGGACATCACCCGCTTTGTCCGGATTCGTGGCGCCTGACACAGTTATTCGTAGCAGGGGGTAGGTTCACTACCCCCTGCTGTCACGCACTACAAAACTTTGGGAATGACAAATGCCAACCAACACTCCGTCGGCCCTGCCGACTCTCATCATTGACCCGAATCGAGGTTATCGCGAGTGGCACATTCGCGAGATCTACGATCCGGGCAATCCGAACAGCGGGCAGTACGTCCCCAATAAGGACGATGCTGTACGTGACTGGACTCAAGGTATTCTGCGCGTCATCGCAGTCGACTACACCACTGGTATCTCGCAGCTTCAGCGCTGGGAAGAGCCAGCCAACAGCAACGACAGTGTCTATGAAGACATTCTGATCGGCAGTGGTCCGGGCTATCAGTCTGAGTCGTTCCGGGCTTTCCTGGACACCAGTGTTTTCCCGCACACCCTGTCGCTGGACTCTCGTCTGCACTTTAAGGGAACCACCGTCAACTCGGTGAAGATCTTCCTGGGCTACGATGTTTCGGCACGCGGCACTGTGATCTCCTCGCTGTACGACACTGCAGGTAATCTGCTGGGCGAGAACATCCCGGTCGAACCGGTGGCCACTTATGACCTGGAAGTCACCCTGCCTGGTGAAGCTTCCAATGTCGTGAACCTGGCCGTTAAGGCACCGCGTGTGGCCCACACCACCCACCGGATGCCTGACAACGAAGTCCTCACCGTCGTGGCCTACGACGTGCAAGGCGAGCCGCGTAGCAAGACCACGGTTCTGGTAAAGAACACCAGCTTCGTGCGGCGCATCGACGACTCCCTGAAGTACGTCCGCAGTATCCACGTGGAAACGCCGTTCCTGTTGCCGACCGACGACAAGACGATTGAGTATCCGATCAACATGCCGGTGCAGGGTCTGAACCTGTTTGGTGTGGCCACCTTCAGCGACGGCTCGACTGTACGCCTGCCGGTGGACGGTACCAAGTTCGAAATGGCTGGTCTGAGTAACTACGTCGCCACGATCCAGGGTCAGTCGGTTCCGCTGATGCTGACCTACCAGCTCAACGCCAACGAGTCGTCCTACCTCCTGCCTGCTGGTCCGAACCGCCGTATCGCAGTTCCTTACTTTGCACGCACCCGAGAAACTGACGGTGCTTACTCGGTGAAGATCTTCGTCAATCCGGTGTGGGATGGTCTGCTCAACGGTTATAAGCTGGAGTTCCTGCTTTATAACCTGAACCGTCAGGCGGTCTATGATGTGACCCACCTCGTGACCTTCGCGTCCAACTCGGCTGTTTATGATCCGCTGAGCTACAACGTGAAACAACGCCTGGTGTTTGGCGTCAACATGCAGGACGTCGATCCGCAGTTCGCCGCATGGCGTCACACGCAGATCGTCGAACTCACCCTGATCCGTGCCGGTAACTGGGGCGGCGTGGGCGACGCATGGCGCATCAGCTACACTCCGGGCCAGGCACCTGAGTACGGTACCGATGTCAAGGCGCGTTGCGAGTTCGTGAACACGAACCTGTATCGTTACGACATCTCCACCGGTGCAGCCACCCTGACCGAATGGTTGAGTAAGGTCTACGAACCGCTCAAGCCACTGTTTGACTCCCGCGCTGAATCCGCACCGCCCGAACCGAACTTCTTCGTTCTGGTGGCCGGTGGTACGCGCACCGAATACCCGATCGAAAACTGGAACCAGGTACTCACCGTTCCGGGTGGTGAAGCTGAAGGGCATCCCACCTGCGTTGAGTTTATTCGTAAGACTGCCAACAATGATCTCCAGTTGGCCGTCGCCGGTATGTTTACTCGACGGGTACAGTCCCTGTAAAACCAGCCTGGCTACAGCCCTCTCGGGCTGTAGCCAGGCGTGGTCTGACCCTTAGGAACATATGCCGTGATTCTCTTTCTAGACGACTGGAAAAAATACCCTACCGCTATCGCTGACTTCAAGACGACCAATACTTCATTCCTACGGCTTTCCCAGCTTTACAAATCCCTGGGTGTTGCAAACAACGTATTCCATCTCTCGCTCATGAACCCTGACCTTCAGGGCATTGATCCGTTCTCGGACAAGCTGACGCGAGACCAGATGGTGGCCATCGCAGTCGAGTGTGCTGTTAACCCTTGGTACTTCTTCCGCGAAGTTGTTCGAGTCCCCCCACAGGCAGGTCCGAAGCCGGTTCGTCTGGAGGGCAACCGTGGCAATATCGGGTTGTTCTGGTCTTTCTTCAATCACATCGACGTTGCGTTGATCCAGCCGCGACAGACCGGTAAGTCGGTATCGACCGACTGCCTGATGACCAACATCACCTACATGTCCACCGACAATACCACGGTGACCATGATTACCAAGGATAACGATCTGCGTCGTAAGAACGTGGAACGTTTGAAGAAGATTCGCGACATTCTGCCGAAGTACCTGATCAACCTGGGGCCGGATGATGCGGACAACCAAGTCGAGCTTACCTACAAGGCACGTTCGAACTCCTACATGACGGCTGTGGCTCAGAACTCCGAGTCGGGCGCAAATAACGTGGGTCGTGGTTTGACCTCCCCGATCCTCCACTCTGACGAAACGCCATTCACGTACTTCATCAACATCATTCTGCCGGCAGCACTGGCAGCCGGTACCGCTGCTCGTAACGAAGCCCGAGCCAATGGTCGCCCCTACGGCAATATCTTCACTACGACGGCTGGTAAGCGCGACACCCGTGAAGGTGCTTACGCATACGACCTGATCTTTGGCGGTGCAGTGTGGGATGAACGCCTGGCGTTTGACAGTAAAAACGAGGCTGATCTGCGCGAACGTGTCATCATGAACTGCGCTGGTGAGAACAAAGGCAAGAAGACAGCCAAGCGTGCGTTGTTCAACATCACGCTGTCCCATAAGCAGTTGGGTAAAACCGACGAATGGCTGATGGACGCTATCTCCAACGCCGGCGGTACGCCCGACTCGATCAACCGAGACTTCTTCAACGTTTGGACGTCTGGTTCTCTACGTTCCCCTCTGTCTACGGCGCTGAATGAAACCATTCAGAAAGCTGTGAAGAACCCTGCATTCATTGATGTCCGAAGTGGTAACTACTGCATCAACTGGTACATCAATGAAAAGGAACTTCACAAGAAACTGGCGGCTGGCCGCTACGTGGCTGGCCTGGATACCTCCGAAGCGGTTGGTCGAGACACCATCGCAATGGTTATCGTGGACGTCGAGACGTTGGAAGTTGTGGGTACGGGTACCTACAATGAAACCAACCTGATTCGTTTCTCCAAGTTCCTTGGTGAAGTCCTGCTGGAGTTCCCGACCATCACCCTGGTACCGGAACGCAAGTCGACCGGTCAGATGATCGTGGACTATCTGATCTTGCAGCTGGCTGCCGCAAGTGTAGATCCGTTTAAACGCATCTACAACAAGATCGTTGACGAGGCCGACAGTAATCCGGAAGCCTACCGTGAACTGAATCGTCCGGTGAACATGCGTAACGAGGCCTTCTACGATACTCGAAAGAGTACGTTCGGTTTCGTAACCACTGGACCGTCGCGTACACTGCTTTACACTACCGTACTTCAGAATGCTGCCAAGAACGGCGGCAGCGGTGTGTACAGTGATCGACTCTCCTCCGAGATCCGTCAGCTGGTTGTAAAGAACGATCGCATCGACCACCAGTCGTCTGGACACGATGACCACGTGATCGCATGGCTGTTGGCTCACTGGTTCATGAACCATGCACGCAACCTCTCGCACTATGGCATTGACCATACTCGTGTGATGTCGGCATTGTCTGTGATTGAGACCAAGCAACTCGATCCAGTTCAGTCGTACAAAGATCGCTATCAGAAACAGCTCTTAAACGAAATCTCCGACCTTCTGGAGCAGTTGGATAACGAGTCTGATAGTTGGGTAGTCAACAAGCTAGAAGCGCGCTTAAAATCGCTCTCAGGGCGTTTGACGAACCAAGACTCTATCGACTATGCGCGCAGTATCGACGGTGCGATCAATAGTTCTCGTGAGAATCGAGAAAAGCAACGCATGTTGGGACGACATAGTGCCAACCGCACTGCTCCTAACGGCGGTAATCCGTACAGGTCAGTTGAACTAAACCAAGGCCCGCGCGCCAACTATGGTGGCGGGTACGGAAACAACAACCGTAGCTTTGTGACTTACCACTAAACGGCATAAGCCCCCTCCCTTTTACGGGAGGGGGCGTTATGTTCGCCATACTACGAATCAGACTTCGATGTCGTAGCGAATGTACGATTCCTTGAATTCGTTCAAGAACGCATGGAGCGCGTACATGTGGGGAAGGGTCGTGCGTCGGAGCAGTGGATTGCAAAGCAGCGGGTAATGCTTGGGTACAAACAGCTGCTCTGGAAGACGTGCCCGGGTTTCGTCATCAGCAGCCGCCGTCACCTCATAGACTGCATGGGTGATGTCTGGCATCCAGCAAGCTTTATGTCGCGTCCGGTAAAGCGTCTTGTTGATCGTGATGGTGATGTTCTTACCTGCACGGTCTTCGTCAGACTTTACCGTCACTACTTTGTGCTTAACTGTACCTTTGATTTCCCGAGTAATTCGATCGCCCACCATCCAGTCAATGACATGACCGAGGCGTTCTGTCAGATACCTGGCCAGTCGTTCAAAACGCGAAGTAGACATGGCTTTTCTCTAAGGACAAGTAAGTGCCTAACCTCAGAAAGGTTAGTTCACTGTACATGATAGTCCGACGGTATCGACTGTATTGTTACGCTTCGTGTTCGTGCATCACGACAGCGGCGATCAGATCCGGCGGCAGGCTGGCCATTTCAACCGCACCTCGACTGAGCAACATCAGAACAGTCAAGACTTGATGGCGCTTGAAAGCCTCACACATCTCGGGAAACCCGCGGGTACTGTGAGACAACTCGTCCAGATTTTCCAGGCCAATAAACGACGGCAGCCTGAGGTAGCCGTTAAAGATGGACGGATCCAATAGCGGATCCAGTCGAGAGACCTCACGATCTACCAGCAACTGAAGCTGCCATTCCATCTCGCAGACGACTTCGTCAGGGAACAGGAACTTGTACCTGGTAACCATTTTCCTCACTGCGGCCTCAGGTATAAAGATATCCCCGGTGTCCGGATAGATGGCTGCTGCACGCCAGTCTTCCTGGAATGGTACGGTGTGCTGAGTGGTGGCGGTGTCGACAAAAAGCCACTTTTTCAACCGCTGGATCATGAAGTCCCAAATGAGACGGAGAAGATATTGCATTTGGATCAATCCTGATGGGCGATAAAGGAAGGGGGGTAGGTGTTAGAGACGCGATCCATTTCAAAGATCAGGTCCTGGGGATAGCCTGCGCACGAATCGAGTTCGTATTCGACAAGGTCGTCGAAGTAATAGGCCTGCTTCAGACGAATGTCTTCCCTGATTTGGTTCCACAGACCGGCATGAATGGGAATGAACAACCCATCCACCTGCTCGACCTGCAACCGGTAGGTGGTGTCATGGTAGCACGGCATCCCAAACAGCTGATGGTCTGCAAACTTGACGGTTATGACCAATTCGTGGTAGTATTCGTAGGGAAGGAAGTAATACCGTTTCAGTATTGACTCGACTTCCCAACTCAGTTTCACTGCCGGGTGAGTGGGCATGAACAGGAAGGACTTGGGGTCCCAGTCGCCGTTCTTGGACCTACAGACGGCGCCGGCGACAACGGTGCTTTTCAGTAGCTTTGACTTCAGGAACTTCCACATGGGTACAAAATCCTAACGTTAGGGGCTTTGATTCAAGGTGAGGTCCAACTTAAGCAGACCGTGAATGTACTTCTCAACACTCTGGAGACTTTCTAGTCGGTCGTCAGGAGAGGCGTAGATGAATCGACCCGAAGTGTGATCCATTACCACCCTACACTGTTTCAACAACAGCACTTCCTTTGAGAAGCGACTGACGACATGTGTCGGATACCCATCGCGCGACATCTTGCTCAGGTTGAGTGACAGGCGTCCTGAGTAAAAGACGTCATTGGCCTCAGAACCGTCGATATAGAACGTTTGATGGTCAGTGTGGGTGAAGGTAGATTCCACGTACCGGAGGATCTTACCGCGCCGCAGGTGCGCTTCTAGGTACAGTCCAGCCGGGTAGTCACGGTGATTGATGACCGAACGACTTCTGACGATTGACGGTGGTGGTTCAGGGGTTGGCAGGATCCCGAGGATTTCTGCCATTTCTTTCAGAATCTTAAACAACTTTGTGTCCTTCGATTAAGCGCTTGACTTTCAGAACATAGTCAACCACCTCGTCATTGTAGGTGGCCGCTATTTCCGGCTCTACAAAAACATACTTACCAGCAGCCAGCTGAAGAACCTGAGTAGCATTTTGTCACCTCTCAGGGTTATAAAAAGAGGGAGGCCTATCTAGGCCTCCCTCTGCATTACTTCTGACTTTGGTAGAAGTCCATGGACATAGCCCGCAGGACCAGGTAAAGCTGCAACCCAGTGCGCACCGAGGCCACCATCGAGCTGTTCCGCGTACCGGTGGCCAGTACGACGATCTTCTCGGAGATCTCCTTGGTTTTGAGCAGTACCGGGTCAGACATGCGCGAGGCGGTGTACAGACCACGCAGTCGAGTGATGATATTCCCCAGACCGGAGCGGCTGTTGTAGAGATCACGATCCGCCACAATCAGACCAAAGGCATAGATCAGGGTCTCATCGACCAGTTCGGTGATCATGTCCTTATCCCGCTTGGAGTGGCGGTTGATGGACATCCACTCCAAACTGCTGACCAGCAGCTTCGGGTTCATCGTGTGGACCGCATCGGCCACGACGTCAATCAGGTCATCGCGAACGAAACTGTTCTTGTCATCCAATACTTCGTGTGCGTAACGAATTAATGACGTGAACTGACGCTGCTTGTCGTTGAGCACGGCCTGCCCGTTGATCTCACGAACGCTGGTATCCACGCCGAAAGAAACACCGCGACCGTGCAGGTCGTAGAAGATCGTGGCAATGCCCTTGATCATTTTCTTCAGGCGGCTCTGCACGTCGTTGATGAAGCGGATCACTTCCAGGTCGTCGTCCATCTTGGTGAACGCTCGACGGTGGGTACTGCGCGGAGAGACCAGCTCTTCGGAACGCACCTTGATCATCTGGTACCAGTTTTCATGGGTCTTAATCATGAACTTACGGCTCATGGCCGCCAGCGTGGCCTGAGCCACACCGATGTCGGCCGGGTAGCGCCAGTTGCGGTGCAGCAGACTTCCCAGGTACTTGTACTGGAAGATCTGCATCGTTAGACATTTGCCTTCATCTTTCAATTTCGGACTGAGATTGGAAGTCTCAATCCGGTAGAGCAACCAGACGCAGGACTGGTTGAACACGTCGTTGGCTCGAATCCAGTCCTGGTTGTGTGGCAGTCGCCGGGTCTGTTCGGCGATCAGGTCTTCATCGACGTTGAGGATCTCATCGAACCAGAGCGTTCGATGATGGGGAGTAAAGCGCATCGGATGCGGGCCAGTGAGCTGCCCGCCGAAGAAGGCGATGTGGTTTTCGTTGTAGTTGACGAAGGCACGCTCAAATTGCCGTAGTCGTTTAATCAGGCTTTCGTCGACGGTAAAGCCCACGGCTGCTCCGTTGAAGATAGACTTGAAGTTCTCTTTGGACACGGTAGTCTCCGAGGGGTCTGTAAGGGGCGATGATGAACTATAGGATGGGTCTTTTTACCCCATTCTGACCCCTCGAAATAGCGTACGTATTTTTTGAAATATTCGCCTAAGCTTGTAAGATACGTTTAATTACTTAGCGTAGTAGTATTACTTAAGTAATACTACTACTTAACTACTAGTAACTATTAGTAGCTTTTATGACAAGTGGTTTTTTCGAAAAATCGAAAAAAGTAGAAAAGTGGTGAAAAAATCACCAGACCTGAAGGGTCTGGATGAATTTCACCCTAGGGTTATCGAGGATAGGTCGAGTGAGTTTTGAGACTCACTCTCCCGTTAACCTATGAGAACACTTCCATTTCCGAAGGAACCACCGAAATGACTACTAACGCCTCGACCGCGCTTCAGATCGCGATCTACGGTCATCCGACTCAGACGAAACGAATCCTGTCACTTGACGTGCCAGTTTCGTTTCTGAACCATACCCACACGGGTATGGAAACGCTTCAGCTCGATGAGCACCACGCTAACAAGTCACTGGTCGAACACCTGAAGGCTCAAGAGGAACTTCAGCGTGGTGCCCAGAAGACCGGCGCCGCTGAGATCTACATCATCGACCCGACTGACCTGGCTCACGGGGGCGCCGGCAGTCATGCGCTCTACAAGGCGCTGCTGGCGCGCGATCTGAACGGCGACGATAAGCGCGCCGTCGGTCTGATCCCTCTGTCCGATAAGTCGACCGAGGCGGGCGCGCTGGCAAGCGATCTGGTACGTGAATCCCTGGGCGATCAGATCGCCACCTTCGAAAGCTACGACGAACTGGAGAACTGGCTCACCTGGCAGGCCAACGGGTGCCAGTGAGCCTTTCTTGGTAGGTAGCGTGGAGAAATGTGTATTGAAAAACATTTCAAGACCATACTGTGTCTGTGACGGCAGCTCCGTAAAATCTGTTTTACGACTGGCCAGATGCGTCACAGACCTCTACCTCCTACCGAGAAATTCAAATGTCGATCAAGCACGCTATCGCCGCAATCCTCCACCCTGTCCGTGATGGACTGTTCCAGTGGGGAACGGCGTTGCTCCCGAAGGATCGCCGTAACCCCCATCGGGTCTACAAGGACCCGAAGCACCTGGACGACGTTTACCGTCGGGTGTTCACCTCCAGCTACCAAGCAGCTGCGCTCTACCAGCAGATGCTGATGAGCGACCCGTACTTCGAAAAGCTCTTCCGTGAAAAAGAAGGACGCTACGTTGTCCGTGTGGCAGTCGTGGCCGAAGAGCTGGTGGCCAATATCTACCAGCTGGGTTACTTCCGCACTTCGGCCCCACTCGACCCCTACAACGACAACTGGGACAAGGAAGGCGTTGCCAACCTGTTCGTGCATCGCAAGCTGTCGGAAGGTACTGAACCGGAAATGATCACGTCCTCAATGGTCGTGACCCGCCACATTGGCGTGGATCCGGAACTGGACTACTTCGGCGACATGAAGTACGACTTCTATGAACCGCTGGAGTCCTACAGCCGCCTGCTCACCAACGAAGAACTGCAGCAGCTGGCGCCCGTCTGCCGGATCAACCGTCCGGCCATGGAGCGTTACTACGCAGAGCAGGAACACCAGGTCAAGGCCGAGAAGGAACGCCTGAAGCTGGTTTGGAAAAAGGCATAAAGCCCATAGGCCCCCTCACCCGTTAACGGGTGAGGGGGCCGTTATGGTGCCGTTTCTTTTTACCAATTACCGCCGACCAGCATGCGCAGATGGCGCTCGCGAGACTTGGGATCGTCCATCAGGGCAACCTTGGTCCAGATATCGCGCACGTACTCCTGGTACATTTGGTTGGCATCGGCAAACCCATCGACGATCTCGCGATAGCGACCCAGGTCCATACCGCCAGACAGCTGACCCATACCCATCGGGATGATCTGATGGTTGTAGATATAGGCCTTGACTGCCAGTTCGACCAGCTTGGAGAAATGCGGGTAGGTCATGTGACCCATCGTCGACAGTTCGTCGTCGTACTCCAGGATGCAGCTCAGGTACGAGCGCCGCGGAATCGACACGTAGTCGCTGACCAACACGACGTTCTCACCAATCAGTCGGATATAGGCAGAGGACACCACGGGGATGTTGGCGTGGGAGTTCAGCATACCCTGTGTGGCTTCGATGATCTGGCTGTAGCCGGCCATACCTGCATGATTCTGATTGGCCACACTGGTGGGGCCAAAGATAATCGACAGCACCTTGCTGATCGGACGGTTCTGGGTAGCCGCCATCGGAACACGGTAGATGAACCGGTTGACATCGACCTGCTCGACCGGTACGTTGTCCAGGGGGATCTCCACCTGGGTACCACCAACGAGCTTACAATCTTCGAGCACGCGTGCATTGATGACCTTTTCACGGATCAATGCGTCGACGCTAATGGGCGTGCTGCGACGCCCAAAGGACCGCCGAGCTTCAGAGGCCATAAAGGTCTCCTCAAGAACCTCCTTGGGGATGGCCCACTTGACGTCTCGGATAGCTTTTTGAATAACACCCATTTTTAGGGCTCCCGTTGAATACTCATATCCATCATACCCCCTTAACCAACGAAATTTCACAACCTCAATATTAACTTGAGTATGGGATCCAGCTTATGTAAAAAAAGCTAGGCCAGTACTCATTGTTTGGGATATCACCGCAACTTACCCTAAACTGGAGCTAAGTCCAATGGCCTCGCGTTCACCACTAGGAAGTAACTATGGCTGGTACGTTACCAGCGATCACATGTACTCGCCACGTGATGTCAATGCAGAGATCCATTCGACGATCGCCCTGACGGCTGTGTCCATGGACACGAAGTTGAAGGCCCTGCGCAAGTCGCTTGGTCATCCGGTGGCGTTGGGTGTCACTGTGGGCAAAACAACGATGCACATTCGCGTCTATGACTTTTCCGCCGCGAAGTCTAGATCCGATCAGCTGGCCTCTCGGCTGGCCTTGGCAGGTTCTGAGACAATCACTTACATGACCTTCAATGAACTCGGGGGCTTGGAAGTGCTTGTCGGAAAAGAGCGACTTGACGTGGCGGGGCACTCGCCCTTGTTCCACGCCACACGCGTCTTGAATCCTGCGATTGCGCAAGCGTTGAACAATCTTCAGGGCCAGTTTACCGGTCAACCGGTTACTCGACTGGGCACCCCTGAAACCCAAACCCCCTTGGTTACCGAAGAGATCGTTGATCTCTACGCTACCGAACCTCCTACCCTTGAATAATCGAACCAAAAGGAAATACTCGTGAGCGCAAACAACAAGAAGCAGAAGACCGTCCGCCTGTACGGCTGTGGTGGTACTGGCATCAACCTGCTTTCGGTGTGGGAAGCTGACCATGATCGTCTGCTGCCGGCCGGTGGTCTGATCCAGATCTCCTACGTCGATACCTCCGACTCCAACCTGCCGCGTGACCTGAACAAGGATCGCGTCTACCTGCTGGAAGGCAAGGACGGTTCGGGCAAGGTGCGTTCGGAAAACTCCGAAGAGATCTCCCGCTCCCTGCTGAACCTGCTCCAGAAGATGCCGGAAGGCGATTTCAACATCGTCCTGTTCTCGGCCTCCGGTGGTTCGGGTTCGGTCTTCGGTCCCCTGCTGATGGCTGAGCTGGCCAAGCGTGGCGTCCCGACCGTGGGTATCGTGGTGGGTACCGAAGAATCGGTCATCACCTGCGACAACACCCTGAAGACCCTGAAGACCCTGGAAAACCTGGCCGAACGTACCAGCACCCCGATGGTCATCAGCTACCACCACAACAAGACCGGCAAGCCGCGTTCGCAGGTTGACATCGAGGCCCGCGAAGTGATGTCCTCCGTTGCCCTGCTGGGCGGCGGCAACTTTCACTCGCTGGATACCCGCGACATCAGCAACTGGATCACCTACCGTACCACCAACCTGCGTCCGCAGCTGTCGCTGCTGCACGTATACGACGACCCGGCAGTTCTGGACGAGAAGGCTTCCGATCCGATCTCCATCGCCTCGCTGCGCAAGGATCCGGACCAGGCCACCTACTCGATCCTGCCGATGTACCCGTGCGAAGGCTTCGTGGAGACCCAGATCGAAGGTTTCGATCAGCTCCACTACGTCATCAACACCGCCGGCGTTGCGGTCATCCACCAGATGATCGACGAGCGCGTGCAGTCCAGCAACAAGATGGCTGCCGGCCGCGTTGAACGCGAAAGCTTGGTCTCCAAGGCCGACGTCGTCTCCGACAGCGGCCTGGTGTTCTAATCCACCAGTCGTGGGGGCAGCGCAAGCTGCCCCCACTGGAGCCTTTATGTCCAACGATTATTTTGCCTGCGACGTATGTCAGACGGTAGACACGATTGAATTTGCCTACCAAAACGACCACCCTGGCGCAGGAGGTTACAAATGTACCCGTTGTCAAACAGGTCAGTGGCACGACAACATGCCCGCCAAAAGCGCCGCCAACTGGAACGGCCCAAGCTTGATCAACCGGCCGACATCCAAGGGCGATCTATCGCCCTCCTGGTAAAGGAAGATTTCTTTTTTCCCCGATTGTCTGACAGTCTGGATCTTTTTGACCAATACCCTTATCTTCGTGGGGTATACATTACCGCTGCCTTCATTACACCAATCAGCGAGTTGAGTAGTTGGGGACACCTGGCGGAGTTTAAGAGTGAATCCATCAGCGACTACCTCATGTCGGAGTTTTACTCCATGGCCGTGGAGTTCATCGAAAGTCTCTGTGATGGGTGCGATGAGGAAGAAGTACTCCGCCACCACGAAGTATTCGGCGATGCCTACGCCACGTCAGCCGACCTTTTGTACTGGTCGACCGACGAGTTAGTGCGGCGCATGATCAAGATCGAAGAAGGACTAGAGAACCGAAATCCGGATATCTGGGTGCCTGGGAAAATGGCAGTGGAGTGCTTCATGGATAACGAAGGCGATTACCGCCTAGTTTATTATCGGTATCGTGAGCTGAGTACTACCCGATGAGCGTATGCTACTTACTCCGGTTCGAGTACGCGAGGTTCTTTAACGACTCCTCGCTGCCCATAATTGAGCGCTGTGGGTTAACCGACGCCAGGGCGATTGAACTGGCCCTTGAACATTGGGACACGTTACAGCATTCGTCCTCCACCGCATACGACCTGATCTTGGACGACATCATTGATCGGGCAGAAAGTAGGAACGAGAACGAGCTCCGTCAGACCGACATTGCTTTCATCGAGGATGCGGGCGACGTACTGGTGGGTCTAATCAGCGCCATCCACTCCTACTTCTGGATTCAGCTGGATCCGCTTCCAACGCTCTGGGCTAAAAACGCCATTGAGAATTGCGAGTGGACGTTCATCAAGGTACTCAAAGTCCTCCCCAGTGCCGATACGGTAATTCTCCGTGTTACATGTCAAAATTAAAGCCCCCCGCTTCGGCGGGGGTTTATGCCGCCATGCCCCTGAGCGTCGCTGTGGGCCTCGTCTGTCTAATTATACGGCGATGGTACATCTATGTAGCTGAACGCTCCTCAGGAGCCCGTACAGGGCCAATCAAAAATGAGGTAAGTGAAAATGGTCACCGAGTTCATCATCAATATCTCCGATCTGGTCGACGTGCTGAAAGAGCAGGTCGATGAGTGTCTAAAGGTCAACCAACACGTCGGTGGAGATTTCAACGCCGACGTTATCGTCGCGTGCTGGTTGTCCTTGACGCTGGCCGACAACGATATTCGCACGGAGTTTAACCGCCCGGCAATGAGATGGGAGACCTACAGCTGTATCCTGAACATCAAAAACGACTACGCGTCCCGACTGGTTAGCGAAATCGTTGTTCCTCCGATTCTTGATGTTTTCCCGAGCGGCACGTGGCTGATTGCGCAGATGCGCGTTGACGGCCGCAATCTCTACTTGAAATTTTAATAGAACGAGTACTAAAATGTCCATTGTCAAATTCGGTAATCCCGTCGTCCTCATTCCGGGGAAGGAACTCTACGAGCACGTCAACGTTGGGTTTACCTGCCTGGCTCAGGACATCGATCATCTGACCATGGGGGCCGCCGCCCGAGATCACCTCAAGTCCGCAATTCAAGTTGGTGAGCTCGAAAATCCGACCAGACATCGTGATGAGTTTGTTCGCGATTTCCTGACCGCAGCGCTGCTGGATACCATGGAAGCAAACAGTAGTTGGGTTAAGTTGCATGGAAGTCAGGATCGCGTGGGTAGTGGTATCTGGAGCTATTTTGAGCTGGAGCACCTGGACAGCGAAACGGCCGACGAGGTCGCCATAACTGCGATAAAGTATCTGATCGGAAACAACGTCAACGAACTGCTGTGTCAATACGCCATTGCGATTGACGGCGGTCACGAGAACTGGCGCGTGTGGGGCGTTCGTCCCCTGGGTGCTGATTTCATCATCGAAGACATCGGCGACTACCGTGTGATCGACTGGATGCGTCAGCGCGAACTGAAGAACGAAAAAGCCTTGGAGCGTGCCGAGACGGGCGAGACAGCCGAAGTAGTTGACGAAGATCAGCGCTTCATCGAGCTGCTGCGCAAGGTACAGTTTTCCGACAAACCTTTGATCGACTCCAACCTGTCGCGACTGTCGGCAGCAACTCTGAAGAAAAAGCGGGTGAATCGTGGCAGTCGCGGATAAAGATCGCTACACTCCAAAGAACGGGCGACGGTCGGTGATCCTCGCCCTTAACGATATCGACGTGGCCGTTGAGAAAGCTCTCACCGTCCGCATGGGTCAAGCCGGCACTGTCATTCCACGACTGCCGATTATTGAAATCCTGCTGGATGAGTTCTTCTACGGGGTGTCCCTTGGAAAGACGCTTACGGAGGAACTCCAGTTCTATCGGATTCCGAGTGACGTTTTACTCGACCTCCGTAGCGAGCTGCGTTCATCGGTGGGCAGGCAGATTGACTCGGCGCTGTGCGGCATTCGCCCGTATGCCCACTACAGTTTCAAGGTCGTGCGCGGTACGGTGGTGCTGACCGAGTTGGTCAATATCCGTCAGCTGGATAACTAACGAAGGAGGTCATGTGGCGAGGTACATTCTAGATATCGTTGAGGTAGTCGAATTCCTCGACACGCGACTGGACATCCTACGTGACCTTGGTTTCAGTAAGAGTAGCATCATTGTTCGCGCGTTTGGGCCAATGTTGCTCTCGATCCAACGTGAACCACCTAGTGGGTTTTCACGGATGCAGGCCGGTCGTGTGTATTCAGGGTGGCCCTGCCCGGCCACCGAAATAACCGAAGTCATTAATCGACACTTAGAAAGTCGACGTTCGCATCATCTGGTGCGTGTCCGACCTTCCGATCCAGAGGTGGGTGAAATCATCCGGATAATTTCTGATACGTCGGTATTATTGGGAGAGGCAGTGCTGCGTCAAATCGGAACCCTGCCACCCCATGCTGTGGCGCACGTCGTGCTAGCCAACGGCCTAATTATCACTGTTTGAGGATTATCCATGTCAATCGATTCTAAGTTCCCACGTCGCCTGTTGCTGCCTGGGCTCCTGCCCGAAGAGCGCGTGCTGGCACCTATCGCGGGTGAAATCGTCGAACAGGTCTACCGTCATCCGAATATCTACAACGATTCCTACGGTGCCAAACACGAGCTCGAAAATACCGTCGCGGCGATGATCGATGTGGAGCGCGAGCTGGACTTCGAAGAGTACATCGCCGTGTTGAAGAAGGTGACCGACCTGGCAATTTCCTTTGCCGAGCGGTACCAGGTGTTGATGACATCCCTACCGCCTGCAATGCGCAGTGAGTGTACCATGATCTTCGAACGACTGGTCGGTCAAGACATGTTGGTGCGCATCGTACCGCCGGAGAACTAAAACCTATGGATCGTGAACTGACGCGCGTCTGGCGCCCTGACGGGAAACGCGGACTGAAACATGTCCGCGTGATCTTGCCGTTCAGCGAAATCATGTCCGAGTTGGAAACCTCCTCCGTTTTCTTGGAGGAGATGTCGGGCATGGGCGCCAAGGAACTGGTGGAGTACTTCCTGACCAGTTGGGAGCGCGCTATTGACGAACCTACCGGTAAGGTCGATTGCGATAACCCCGACGAATGGCGCATGCGCAATATTCGACTGATGGCGCTGGACATCCTGATGGCCAATTTGGAGAAACTGCCGCCCGGTCAAACGGACCGCGTGCAAAAGCATCGGGAATGGGAGATTGGGTTCCGACACGTTTGGAATCTGCTGTCCAGTGAAATCATCATCATGGTCAACACCATCGCTAACAATCCAAGCGACATTCTACCGGAGGTAAAGTTCTATGGGTGGATCGGTAACGATTTGGTCCTCGAACTCCCTGGGCGCTACCTGGGCCAGTGAGAGATTGCGGTATTATCCAACCCCTCTGTCAAACCTTTACTGTGATGCACCCTGGTGCGTCGTCAGGCAGATGCCCCTACTGCCGTCGTTGTTTGTAGCCGAGTGCTGGCAGGCGTTCTTGGATAACCCACTGAGGAATCAACGAGAGCGTTACGTGACCGCTGCGCTGGATCGTGTAGCCTATCACTGCGATCGTAAGATGTCCTTCAGGGAGATCAGATATCGCCTGTCGCCGACCATCCTGGTGCTCTACTCCACCCTCGGGAAAATCTACGACGACCTCACGTCCCGCCAAGTCGGCGTAAATGAGGTGTCCATTCAAGTCGAGGCAGAATACATCTGCGTGGATTTCCTCAAGTTCGTAGAAGCGTTTCCACATTTACCGGAGGTTACGAGTGAGTCGAAAAACACTCATCTTTGATGGGTCGACGATTCTGGGGCGCGGTAAGCGCATGCTGTTGGGTATGGCCAACGCATGTGATGACGAGATGGCATATGGGCATGCGGTCGTGGACGCCCTGATGATGGGAAACGATCGCAGCCGTCTTGCGTCCATTGTGCAACGCCTAGTCCGTAGACTTCCCGCCGGTCAGATGCCCACCGACCAGATCGAAACAGCACTGCATGACGATATCCGCACAGCCATTGACGCCGTGTGCTTTAGTGCGGATGAACTAAAGATGATGCTGAACCGCGCCAATATCGACTGGCAGGGAAAACGTCTACGTTTCGGCGGTTGGATCAGGGCAGACTTTTATGTCCTCATGGAAGACTAAATGCTATGATCCCTTTGACGGTACTTTCTAATGCTCATCTCTAGCCAAATCACCCTTGGTTCGATCGTTTCATTCGATCTCTATCCGGCGCAAGTCTTCGGCACTTCGATCAAGCGTGTCAAGGTGCTGGGTATTGTCAGTGCGGCCATTGCACAGTCGGCAGGGTTCGATGCTCCTGCCTACCACACGATGGTTTTCCCGACACTGCCTGCCGGCACGCCCAATCGTTATAACGGGTATGACTACCTCTGCTACGAAAAGCTGGACTCCAGTTCAGCCAGCCCGAACGAGCGTGTTGGTTATATCGGTCTGCCCTGGATCCGCGAAGAAACCTTCCAGGTACACCAGAACACCACGCTCCGCTTCACTTTTGAGGACGTCACTCCGGAGGCCCAGAACCTCATCGCGCTCGCAGTAGCCGGTGTCGGTTTTACTCCTGATTTGGTCGAAGTCCTTTGACGCCTGATGTTTTTTCTTACTACAGTACTAATTCTGTGGTAGATGCCGGCGGGCGTTCTCCAAGATAATCACGACCGTAGTCGGCGGACGGTGTCGTGGTTTAGCTGTTGGCGATGGTTCTCGATTCCCCAAACCAACAGCGACCTTGTCGATGTGCGCATTCGGTAATCCGGCCATGACCGGGCGCACCGAACTTAAGTGCAGCACTCGACGGCGAGGGAGGGCTCCGAAAGGAGCCCTCCCTTTATGCCGCCTTTTTTTTTTTGCCGACTTCAAACTTTACACGGTCGAGCTTATCTATAAGTCCCTCGGGATCGTCAAACAGGAAAGCGTGAACCATGGATCATTTTGTTAATCCGTCAACTGAGTACCGCCGCCAATACAACCTGACGGATACATACCTGCATGACGCCGCCCGCTATCTCAGCACCATGCGCGATATCTCCTTCGAGGAAGCGCTGGCTGAAGTGAAGGCCATTACCTCCGAACCTGAGTACGCGCTCAAAGATCCGGAAGTACTGGCCCTGTACCGCGGTGAGAACGGTGATCGTACCCAAACGGTAACTACCTTTAATGGTTTCATCAATGACGTCTTTGACGGCAGCGAAATGCTCGCGCCGAATCTGACGTCTTTCGTACCGCCGGAAAAGGAAGTATCCCTTCTGGCGTTGTACATTGACGGCAACTTGACACTGCGCAAGAAGGCCAAGCACCAGATGTTCACGTACAAAATGGCGGGTGACGACGCCATGGCGAACATCTACAACTCGATGCAGACGACGTACAAGATCAAGAACAATGCGCTGTCGGGTGCACACAGTTCCCCTTATACGCCGCTGTGGAACAAGTCGAGTCATAGCACCCTGACCTCCACCTGCCGTGTGGCTACTTCCTACGGCAATGCCAATAATGAGAAGTTCCTTTACGGGAATCGTCATTACTACACTCCAGACATTGCAAGACAAAACATCATTTCGATCGTCAACCACAGCGATCTGGAGAAGATGTCTGAAGTCATGTTGAAGTACGGGCTGGTTCCGCCCAATGACGGCCACTTGCGTCAGCTGTTGGTGCGCTGCACCGAAAATTACTGGAACGATATCAAGGAGATGGATCGCCTTGTGGAGCTCGTCAGTCGACTCACTCCGATGGAAAAGGCGGCTTTCGCTTACACCTCCGACCTCTACCATCTGTCAGTTGTCAACGACGGATTCGTTCGTGAGTTCCTGGGGCGACTGTCTAAACACGTCTCCGAACCGCTCCCGCTTGAAGAGGCGGACGTGTGGGTAAAGAAGATGGACGGCAACATGGAGGCCTTCATCTTCATGCTTTGCTCTAAGGAACTGGCAGGTGGTACGATGTCCGATGCCCTGGGGGATAAGTCCAACCAGAAGCTTCGTGACGTTCGTCCGGCAGACTACGGCCGCATTGCTGCGACCGCCAAGAACGCCATCGAAACCCTGGACCATTACGCTGACTTCATCCGTACGTTCTGGGTGACGGATAACCTGCCATCCTCGGTGTTCTCACTGCCGAGTATTGTCCGTAAGTCCGCTGTAACCTCCGATACTGACTCGACCATCTTCACCGTGCAGCACTGGACCACCTGGTATCGTGGTCAATTGGACTTCAGTAAGGAATCCGAAGACATTGCCTCGACCATGTTCTATTTGGCAGGTCAGCTGATTCGACATATCCTCGCCACTACGTCCGGTACCATGGGCGTTTCGACTAAGCACGTTAATCGCTTGTCGATGAAGAACGAGTACTACTTCCCGGTGTTCAGCCTGACCAGCCGAGCCAAGCACTATTACGCCTTCCGTGCAGCACAGGAAGGTAACGTGCTGAAGGAACTCGAACTGGAAGTGAAGGGTGTGGCTCTGCGCAGTTCGAAGGTACCGCCGAGCATTACGGCCCGCGCGCACGAACTCATCAAGTTCATCATGCGTGAGGTCATGGCTGGTCGAAAGCTGAAGTTGCGTGAACTGCTAGCCTTCGTTGGCGAGACTGAGGAGATGATCATCAAGGGTGTCTTTGATGGTAAATCCGAACTGCTGTCGCGCGTACAGGTCAAGGAAGCAGCAGCCTATAAGGTGCCCGAGTCCTCACCGCTTGTCCATTACGACATGTGGGAAACTGTATTTGCTCCCAACTACGGCAATGCTCCGTCTCCGCCGTACGGTGCCGTCAAGGTGCCCGTGGATCTGGGTAACAAGCGATCCGTGCGTAAATGGTTGGACACCATGGACAGCCCTGCTATCTCCGACCGCATGGAGAAGTGGATGGAGGCCAAGGGTAAGGATGGCTTCAGCATGATGATCCTTCCTGACGAAGTGATGTCCGTCCACGGTATCCCACGCGAAATCCAACAGATCGTTAACATCCGCCCGCACGTTGCGGAAATGATGGAGTCGTTCTACCTCATTCTGGAATCAGTGGGGTATTTCTTGCGTAATGCAAATAACACCCGCCTGGTCTCTGATGAGAAGGATGCCTACGCAGGTGTTAAGATTCCGGAAGCGTTGCGTAAAGCGACGAATAAGGATAACCTTACCCCGGGAGATCTGGAGCTGGAAGACGAGGAAGAGGAAGAGATGTAAGTTCGACGACATAAGCGCAGCAGCCGAGCCCCTGGGGCTCGGCTGCTGCGCTGCTGTTACAGCAAAGGTCGAATACCTTGATTGATTCTGACGGTGACCGCATTGTAGAGATCCGACGGCAGTCGGCTCACCAACGCCCTATTGCTGTCCAAGTAATCCAGCTGGCGGCTGAGGTAGTTGAGGTACTTGCCGTTGACTTGATTGTCGGTTTCGTGGTTGTAGTTTACTAGCCACTCAACCCAATCCAACCGGGCCATCAGTACAGCCCATTGTAGTTGAACCGTGTACGCCATTTCCGGCAACCGCAGGACGTGGTGCATGTTCTCGGCAAACACAGTCGGGATGTTCTGAATGGTAGTATCGAACGTCCAACGGCGATTCTGTCCGTAATAGAGAAAGCGCTCCATTACGCGATCAACCTCATTTTCCCAGTTAGTGATGAAGAACGTATGCTTGTAGTCCTCACGAACATTGGGTGCGCGGTTGTAGATATTGAGCATCCGATTAAACAGCGCGATGTCCACATAGCTATCCAGCATGTTGGGGATAGCGTACATCTGAAGGAACTGTCCGATGTTCTGGGGTGAGTCATCTACGATGTTTTGCGATTTTCTCCACTGGCGGTACTGTACCGCCAGCATGGGAATGTTGACCGTAATGACAGAAACGCCCGGAGTCTTCGCTTTATAGATACCATCGGCCAGCGGATAAGTCAGGGAGCTCATTGGATGCCAGAGATACCGGATCGGCGAAAGTTCTTGCCAATTCGTCTCAGCCTGAGAAACGTCCCAGTCGTCACTGGTAGCAACTAGAATCTCGTTAGAACTGGAGCCTAGAAAAGCACCAGGTTGCCAGAGCTTGCCGCGACTCATCGCTGATGTCATTTGTAGCGACTGTGTAAAAAGCAACGCCTGCGACCCAATGATGTAGTTAAACCGCTCCAAGTCCATTGACGTAGAAATGGGCAGCGAATTTACAAGACGGTGCAGGAAGTGCCCACCGATCAACCAGCGGGGATTAGCCCTGCGGTGATCCTTGATCTTTCTGACGGTCTGGCGGATACCGTCTTGAATGCGCCTGAACTCTGGGAAGGTGATACCTCCCCCAAAGTTCATTGGCGATTCGTGGATGAGTTGATGCATGGCTTCCTCGATTAAGGTTTTCGGGATCGAAAGAATTAGTCATAGTATTTCAAGGCTAGAGTCAGGTTGATGTAATTTTTAACTAGACTCGCCTTATCGTGTAGAACTCGTCCCCCGTCGCATCGAAAGATGCACGGTTTCATTTGGGATGTATAATTTCCGTCCAGCTGAAGAGCTGGCTTTTGGAAATGGGATTGAAAGAAATTTCAAGACCAAACTATAACCCTGGTAAGTAAGGACTAAATAAAGATCCCTCTGCTACCTAACCACCCCAAAGTTGTATTCAAGGAACAAATCTCATGTCGAACGTCAATCGCGGCAACAACAACACCGGCTCCATCGGCGACCAGATCTCCCAGAGCTTCGGTACCACCTTCAACAACACCACCGGCGCCCAGACTGCCGAAGGTAACGAGCGCGCCGGCCGTGGCGATCGCAGCCGCGTCAGCGACCGCGGTGGCTCCAACGTGCTGATGCGCCTGGCCACCGGCCAGAACCGTACCCGCCCGCAGGCTGACCTGGAAGCCTTCCGTCAGCGCCTGGAAGAGTCCATCGGCCGCGGCTTCGCCAAAAGCGCCGTAGTGTCCAATGCTTCGGATGTCAAGGTGATCCTGCTGGATCGCGGCAACACCAAGTACAAGCTGGACCTGATCGCCGCCATCCTGCCGGTGTCCGCCGACGGCAAGGACCACATGGTGGTCCACACCCTGCTGGTCGCCGACGCCTCGGATCGCTACGACAACGCCACCTGGTCTGTTGCCGGCGAGCGCTTCGAGTACACCCGCGTGGTGGGCGATGCCTACAGCGAAGAACTGACCGGCCGCCTGGAAGCCCGCATCGCCGCCATCAGCGGCAACACCAAGGCCGTCTTCGTTGACGCCGGCCACCAGTCGATCCCGGGTGGTGTCGATCTGAAGAACGAAGCCATGGTCGACAAGCTGGCGTTCTTCGTCACCGAAGCCCTGACCCGTACCGCCAAGGCGCAGGTCCTGGACGAAGTCGACGACATCATCACCCTCGGCCTGCTGAAGCAGGTGGGTACCCCGACCCTGGACATGACCTTCAGCGGCACCCCGCTGGAAAACGTCCTGGAACTGCCGGTTCGCGCCGACATCGTCACCACCCTGCGCTACATCGAGGGTAACGGCGACCGCAACGACAACCAGCAGAACCGCGCCTTCGAAGACGGCACGGACATGTCGATGGGCCTGGTGGGTGCCTACGTGGACCTGTCGTTCGAAGCACCGGAATCGGCCGGCTTCGGTCATCAGCAGCGCACCCAGCACTACTGGGCGCACTACGTGATCACCAAGTTCGACACCGATCAGCAGTTCGTGACTCCCGAGTCGCTGATGCTGAACCTGGTCACCGCCGTCTACGGTACCCGTGACATGAACTGGGCCCGTGGTTGGTCCCAGCGCTATCGCGGCATGGGCCCGGTGTCCCACGACATCGGTGCAATCGGCTGGGAACTGCCGGGCGTTGACGGCAAGCCGGGCGTGGCGATCGATACCAGCTCCTCGAACTTCGACGACAAGGCCCTGGCCCAGCTGGTGCACGCCACCATCCGTCCGGAAATCCAGGTCGAAATCGACATCGAAGAGTCGGGCGAGCTGTCCTGGATCCACCGCACCCTGCTGGCTGAAGCTCAGGGCGACATCTCGGCCCGCAACATGCTGGTCGACGTGTTCGACAACCTGACCGATGGCGAGTTCTCGAAGATCTACTCCGGCGGCCCGTTCGCCCGCGACACCGAAAACCGAATCCACCTGGGTTACTACACCCACGAAAATTCGGACAAGCCGCGTGACATCCGCGACCTGGACTACCTGGCAATCCTGGGTAGCTACGGCGAGGACGATCCGGAACTGGTGGTGCGCTGGCAGGAAACCTTCGACGGCACCCTGGGTGCTGAAGAGCGTCTGGCCAACCGCGAGGAAATCATCCGCGCCCTGCTGGGCCCGACCGTCAAGATCACCGGCTATGCACGCCGCGTGCGCCTGATGCCGGATGCCCTGAGCGACGTCCTGGAAGCCTTCGAGCGTGCCGGTCTGCGCATCAAGCCGGCCGACATCCGTCACGACTTCGGTCGTGCTTCGGCTCGCGGTGCTGGCTCGCGTCTGAGCGACACCGGTTTCTCCGGTGGCAACCGCGTCGTGTTCTCGGGTGGCTCCGGCCAGGGTTCGGACCGTCGCACCGGTCGTACCTACACCGGCCTGAGCAACAGCTGGCGTGGTCGCGGCGGCCGTTAATCGGCAGTCGCAGTGAAGCAATGACCGAAAGGTCACGGAAAGGACGCCCTTCGGGGCGTCCTTTCTTTTTTGCCGTCGTACGGATTTTTATCTGACCATACGTCAAATTTGAAGTAGGTGAGTGGTAATATGTTCTATGCTCGTTGGGTAGTCAGGACAAGTAATAGACGCCACCTAATCGAAATCACTGACTAAAGGAGTTTAAAGATGTCCTCCGAAAACATCGGGATCGTTCCGCCGCGATTGCCCGAGGAAAGCCCCTTCCGTGTCGTGCGTCGACCCGGACCGAATCATCTCCGCAAATACGATGGTATTGCGATGCGTCTGGTCGACTTCGATCGACTGTTCGAAACATCGCCCATCACTCCCGCCATTGCAAACCACTTTGACGTTTCCCAGGAAAGCGAACGAAAGATCCTGGATAGTCTGATCTATACCCACTTTGAAGGCGATAGCCTGAACTCGGTTCCCGAGTGCCAGTGCGGGTTCACTCGCGGTGCTGGTAAGGCGTACTCGATTTGTTCACGCTGTCATTGTCAGGTGGTGCCTGTCAGCGAAAACAAGCTGGTCCCGTTGCTTTGGTTGGCACCCCCGGAAGGTGTGGATGTCTTCATCCATCCTCAAATGTGGTCGATGCTCTCCAAGGCACTCACTCACGGTAACGTGAACGGCCTCCAGTGGATGACCGACCCGAATATGGTGGTCAGTCGGGAACCCCACGCCAACATTCGTACTATCCAGTCCATCCTCCATGAACTGGGTGTGCCGCGAGGGATCAATCACTTCCACAAGCGTTTCGATGAAATCGTTGAGCATCTGTTCAACAACAATGTCGTATCGGCAAACACGAAGCAGCAGAAAGAAGACCTCTACCAGTTTATCCAGTTTAACCGTTCTAAGATCTTCTGTCACTATCTCCCGATGCCGTCCCGTACGGCATTCGTGACTGAGCGTTCGGCCACTGGTTCGTTTGCCGACATGACGATCCGACCGGCAATTGATGCGGTGCGTACGATCAGTTCAACGATCAATCCCCTGGTGCCCTACAACGAGAAGAAACTCCAATCGTTGTCGGTGCAGGCTAACCGCTTGATGGCCCAGTACCATCAGGACTTCATGAGTAAGACCCTGACGGGCAAGTCTGGTTTCTTGCGTCATCGTACGTTCGGTTCGCCACTGCGTTTCACTTTCCGTGCAGTGATCTCAGCACTGGCCCACGCCCATAACCCCAATGAAATCCACATTCCGTGGGGCGTTGCGGTATCGACGTACCAGTACCACATCCAGGCCCATCTGTCACGTATGACCAACCCGGACACGGGGAGGCCGTACTCGGTCAATGAAATGATCGGCCTGTTGCGTGCCCACACCCATGTCTACCATCCGGTGATTGCTGAGATCTTCCAAAAGATGATCGACGAGTCGCCGTACATGGGTTTGCCGATGTTGCTCAACCGTAACCCGACGCTGGATCGCGGTTCCATCCAGCGTTTCTATATCACCAAGATCTTCGACGATCCCAGCATCAATGCAATTGCAATGTCGGTGCTGTGCTTAGTTGCGCCAAACGCGGATTGAATAATCATCCAAGGTATTTGACTTTGGATGATTAAGTCCCGTCTACCGGTAACGGTAGACTGAAATCTCTCTAATTGCTGGAAACCCCTTAGAGCCTCACTACCACTGCGAGACGAAAGTCAAAGCCAAGGTTTGAAAAGTGTGAGGATTGGGCAATCAGCAGCGAAGCTCCCTGTCTGGGAGAACGTTCAACGACTATGGCAGGCATGCCAGTACGCTCAAGCGGGCGGAAATGGGAGACCCCTAATTAAAGGGTGAAGATATAGTCTGGCCTGTAGGGAAATCCTACAGCTGCGCGTAATGGCGCGGATACCTCAGTAGCGCGAGGTATTGACCAAAGCGTTCGACGGTAGTACTGCCGTCATTAAAACCTCTCTAATTGCTGGAAACTCTCGAAGGGTCACTAACCACAACGTGGACCGCAAGGTCGAGCGTGACGGTTTGAAAATAGTGACTTATGAGACAATCAGCAGCGAAGCTCCCCATGTGGGAGAACGTTCAACGACTAGCCGAAAGGCGTAGGCGATCAAGTGATTGCCGAAACGGGAGGTCCTTCGCATAGAAGGAAAGATATAGTCTCATCTGCACGGTGACGTGCAGACACCAGAGGCTGGAACCAATGGTGGTCGGCCTAACGAGCCGATAGATATACAGGCTAGACGATGTAGAGTTGTTGAATAGAACCTAAATAGGATTCCAGTCCTGGTTCGAAATAAATCACCTGTATGTCGATAAGATAATGGACGCACTCAACGGCGCACCACTGCTCGATCACAAGTTGGCACGTGGTTTCGAATGTCTGGCCCCTTACATGGGGTTGAGCGATCTTGAAAAGCCCAGGAGCTTCTCGGGTAATCAGAAGTTCCCTGTGCAGGTAGCAGCAGCAGTCGCTAACTGGCTCAGGCACGGGTAAAAGGTCAGAGGCTCACCTTCGGGTGAGCCTCTATGCCCACAACCCAATAGTTTTGGAGAACGTACTATAGTTACGAATGGAAAACCAAAGGAGTTAGTCTCCGTTGATTTTTACTCCTGCGGCTAACCATATGTGACCAGAGGAATCTTGTAATGGCAAAAATAATCGATGGGTCGATGCATGAGTTTCGCATCATGACCTACGGGAGACCTAGCGAGAGAACGATGAGTTTTCTTCGCGATCAATATGAGTCACCCACATCGTCGTTGGCCCGTGCATCTGATGCGTTTCGCAAGCGCGTCTCTGATATGTACGAATCTAACTACGGTGAAGAAGCCTTGGCCAAGATTGACCGCGTTCGTCGACAGCTGGGCTCGATCTGGAATTTGGATGAAGTGCGCGAACTGCGCACGGCTGAAGAGTTCCAGTGCGCAGGCCCAACCCTGCGTCGTTACCTGATGGGCAACCCGACCTTGCGTCGCCTGCATCGCCAGGGACGTATCGAAGGTTATGGGTCGCTCTACCAGGATCCGGATCCATACTCGGAAGGCAGGAACCATTATACTTGGCGTCAGGTGATGTCGGGTATGGTGGAAGTCAACGAAGATCCGAACGCCGAGTACGAGTGGACCGCCACCACCTACTACGACGAACTGCTGGAAGGTGATGTTGAGTTGACTCATGTCCAGCAAGAAATCATCCGCGACAACTGGGAACGTCAGGAAGCCATGCTGCTCTTTGGGCAGGATGACTTGACCTCCCCCAGTAACAATCGCTGGGGCTGATCATATAGCCGGGCCCTTCGGGGCCCGGCAATCGTGTCTACTTTTCTTTTCCCAAGGAGCGCCTTTTAATGAGCACCCCTGTCGTTCCTAGCCTGGGCCTTGGCGGGTTTATCCGCGATGTTCCGGCAGCAGCAGATAAGATCTTCTCTTATTATCTGACCACCGATAAGTCCCAATCGAACCTCTTCAGAGGCTCAGTGTTTTCGCTACAATCCCAAATCCAAGCATATCAAAACGACCCTACCCAACTCGTCGCCCGCGTGCGTGACGAGTTACGTGACCTTATGCTGACGGTATCGGATCAAGTCAACGTTGAAGTCACTACCCAGTACCCGGCGCCTCATGACCCCAATCGACTGAATCTGACGGTGCGTGTGGACATCGGCGTCGGCGGAAAGATTGAATCCTTGGGTCGAATCATCGAAACCCACAACGGCCAAGTCAAGCAAATCATGGACTACGCCAATAACGGCGTGGTCTCTTAACCGGAGAATCGAAAATGTCCCAGCCGAGTCCGACCGCCCAGCTGAACGCCGTGCTGCAAGAAATGCGCCGCACGATCCATACGCAGACCCAGACCATCCTGCAGACGCGTTCCGAACTCATCCAGGCACAGCAGCAGATTGCTGAACTGTTCCACATCCTGGAAGAACACGGGATTCATCACCATCACCACGCACGGCCCACCGGCCCACAAACTGTGGTGAATTTTGAAGTCGCCAACACCCTGGACGGTTTTAAAACCGCGTTCATCGCCCACGACGTGCTCCAAAAGGTAATCTACGGCGTTGAGTCGGAAGCACCGGTGGCGGTGTTGGAGATCAATCCGGACGGCTCGCTCCGTACTGAACTGGTCGAGTTGAAGGACCCCGAGCACTACCAGAATCTGCTGGACCGTTTCAGCGATGCATTTGCTGAGCATACGCGCGAATTGGAAGTGGCTGAAGGTACGGTCTTCTACGTTCGCGCACGGGCGTACACCATCAGCCAGGAACCGATCAGCCAAGATTCGGTGCGCGTAGAGGTAGCTCCAAATGAGCACTGATCCCAAACCCCTACCGCCGGTTCAGGTGCGTAAGGAATACTCGGACGCCGCCAATATTTTGTCCCAGCTGGACAAGACCGATATCCCGAGTGTCCCAGAATCTTACTTCAAGACTAAGATTCTTCCGATCCTGGCAGTCCCGGCACTACAGCCGACCGACCTGACCTTCTGGGCTGATATCGCCGGTCATCCGATGCGAGCCATTCGCGTTGTTGACGACGTCACCGGCGAAGAACTGTTCGTGGCCCCCGCACTGATGCGCACGCTGAACTCCCCAAACTCAGATGGCGTGTCGCTCAACGCAGTGATCCACGAGTCCAAACTCCGCATCGACAATCACCCGGCGGCCGGTGAGGCGTACTTGGCTCAGCAGTTGAGTAAAGTTCGACACGGCTCCACGTTGTATGACGTGGAATCTGCCAAAACCTGGAATGCCATTCGTGTCCGTTACGGTTACGAAGCGCAATCGGTAGGCAGCGCCGGAAAGCTTGTCGGATCGCTCAACGGTTCTCCGTCTGGCGAGGTGAGTACCTCTAAGGCAACCAGCAGTATCAATCTGAACGTAGACGACGATTCATTCTTTTAAGGTGTAAGTAGCAATGAAGCCCGACTTGTATTTGGCATCCATTTCCGACGTTCATCTGGGGCACCCCAAAACCCCGACGCAGCACATTACGTCGAATTTGGCTCGTGCCTTTCCGGACGGGCCGTCTACCCATGCTTTGGATATGATCGTTATCGGCGGCGATCTGTTCGATCGCTTGTTGTCAGCCGACCAGCCTGAAGTTCTCCAGATTCTGGAATGGGCTGCCGGTATGGTGATGATGTGCGAGCGGGAGAAGATCCATCTGGTGATGATGGAAGGTACCCCCTCGCACGACCGAAGTCAGTGTAAGATGTTCGACGTCTTTAAGACGATGGGCATTACGAAGAAGTACTTCCACTATATCACTGACCTCTCGGTAGTGCGCTTCGATGACTTGGGGGTGGACATCTTGTTTGTCCCCGACGAATGGCGCCCAGAACCAGACGACACCTGGAAAGAAGTAGTTCAGCTGCTTCACGAACAAAACCTGACTCAGGTGGATTTTACCATCTTGCACGGTACGTTTGATTTCCAGTTGCCTGAACACATCAAAACGGCCAGACACACCCTGAGTCGGTATGAGGAAATTACGCGCCACTACATCTTTGGTGCCCACATCCACATTCCGTCCGTACGCGGTAAGCTCCGTGTCAATGGGTCGTTCGATCGTCTCTGTCACAACGAGGAACACGACAAGGGTCACTGGCGTGTGAAGTTCAGTCCCTCGGCAAAGACGGAGGAGCGTTTCATCGTCAATGAAAACGCCATGGTCTACAAAACCATCGACTGCTCCGGATTGGACGTCGAAGCAGCACTCGCTAAGGTGCGCGGCGAAGCCAGTGCGCTTCGTAGCGGTAGTCATCTACGCATCAAGGCCAACACCGGCGAAGCGGTCCTGAGCAATTTGGACGTTCTTCGTAAGGAGTTCCCTGAGTTGCACTGGACTACCAAGGGTGTGGAGTTGGAGCAGGTTCAGAAGAATCTGCTGGTGGACATGCGTGGCGTGTATGAAAGCATCCAAATCACCCCGAGCAATATCGTCGAGTTGGTTTTGAACAAAATGAAGACCCAGGGCATCGATGACGTTGATGCGCAGCGCAGCGTTGGGTACCTGACGGAGTTTGTATAATGGTTTCTTTGGCCAACCAGATCGTAGAGCGCGAAACAGGTCAATACCCATTGACCATTGGTACCTCACTGGCGCTGGAAGGCGCCATTGGTATCCACCCAGAGAACTCAGACCCCAACCCTGCCATCGGCAGCGTGAAGGCTGTTTGGGTAAATGTGCGAACGGTTATTCGTAATCTGATCAATGCGCTGCCCACCGAGCTCCGTGCTCGGTCGCTCCCCCAGGATCTCTGGGAAGTCGTTTACGAAGATCTGATGGTTATCCCCAACGTCGTCACCGACGCCACCGGCGGACGCGTGGGTGTTCATTTCTACTACACGACCCATCGCTCACTAAGGCAGCGGTATCCGGGCGCGCAGTTGAAGGAGCCGAAAACCGAACTCCAGTTCTTCCTGCAGAACTTGGAGAACAATACCCTTAAGCTGGTGCTGGAAAACAATCAGCATTTGCAGATCGGTGAGTTTGATGTGGAGTTGTCAGGCCGCTGGTCGGCTTCGTTGATCATGACGCATCAGCCTATCGACCTGCTCTCCCGTTACAACTTCGAAAGTCTTCGCCTGCTGGAATCGCACACCGGTAAAGTGAAGGGTCCGGGCGACTGGAATACGAAGTTGCACAACGGTAAGGAGCTTGTGAACATTCCGTTCAACAAGCTTACCCTTCAGATCTTCGGTGATTCTGGCGGGACTTTTGTAGGCCTACGTAGCGCCATCAGGAAGGAAGTCATTGCGCTTGCTACCCGCTGGGGTTGGACGTCGGTCACCACTGTAGAAAAGGTAAGGACGGATCTCTCCAAGATTGCCAACGACAGCGTTCGTGGTGAAATCTTGAAGATTACGTAAAAAATGGCACACGTGCTTCATTCTTTGACCTTCTGCGTATCACACACTTTTCCTGGAAACACAGACCATGTCTGACAACAAACAGTTCAACAATCCGCCGCGCCAGATGAAGGTTCTGGGCGAAAACTCCCTGCGTCTTTCGGGTAACCCGATTCAGGGTTCGAAGCGTCCGCCGACCCTGGGCTTCTCCGTCAAGCGTGACGGTAAGCAGGGACCGTGGATGGTCTTCCTGGAAGTCCGCACCAACCTGGAAGGTGACAAGGACTACGGTCGTGTTCAGTTCGCACTGGACCTGCCGACCGCAATGTCCCTGCTGGCTCGCATCGAAATGGCGGCCAAGGAAGAGAACTTCGAAGGCTTCCGCATGGAGCTGCTGAACCGCCGCTTCATTCGCCAGCAGAACGCCTGGTCCAAGGAACCGATGCGCGATGGCTTCATCGGTCTGTTCATGGACGCCAGCCGTCGCATCTGCATCGGCGTGAGCAGCTGGGACGAAGCCCGTCCGAAGACCGAGTTCCCGCTGGTGCCGGTCAACGACTTCCGTCGCGCCGTTCGTTTCATCAATGGTCGCGGCGAAGCAATGGACGACGGTGCAGCCACCCGTCTGTACGCCGTGGGTTGGGCACGCGCCATGATGGCACTGCTGTCCGAACGCTTCGCCAACGAGTACGTTCCGCCGGAACCGCGTCCGGAAGGACAGCAAGGCGGTAACGGCGGTGGTGGTTACGGCGGTGGCAACCGCGGTGGTAACGGTGGCGGTTACGGTGGTAACGGTGGTGGCGGTGGCTACGGCGGTGGCAACCGCGGTGGTGGCTACGGCGGCCAGCAGCAGTCCGCCCCGAGCCCGGCCAGCGCCGGCGGTTGGAGTGACGACGAAATCCCGATGTAATCGGGAAAGTCAATCAAAAGCAGGGGCCTTCGGGCCCCTGTTTCCCACCCTTTTGATTTAGGCGAAAACACGCCTAATCTTATTTAGTAAGGAGAATCACCCCATGGATTACCCTAACTGCGTCTACAATCACCACGAATAACCTGTCACCACTCCCCAACGCGGGGAGTGGTGACAGTAGCCCTTTCAGGGATGTTGTGGCATCAGTAAACATTTTTCAGAACCTTAGTATAACCTTGCAGTACCGTCTACCAATTTCGGTACTAACTCACTCAGCAGTGTTCGCAGCGCTGTGTAACAACAAAAGCCTCCGCCGGCCTTAGGGTTAATAAAAAATGAAAATCGAAGCTGATAAGGCCGCCACCGGCCAAAGTCTTTCTGTCGTACGCATCACCCATCGTGGCGAAACGCTGACGTGGGATGTCTATAAAACCTACAAGGGCGGCAGCAACAAGAACAACAACGATGAAGGCGATGCGCTGAGCAGCGGTCTGTTCGACGAAATCAACGAATACCTGGCCACGCTCTCGAAGAGCGACCAGGACCGTCTGTGGAACGTGTATCGCCAGTCCAAGCACGTGCTGAACACAGGTGACGACACCGCTAGCATTTCCACCCAGCTTCGCGCCCTGGTCAAGGAAATGTACGAGATCATCGATTTCGACGACCTGCGCGAATTCGTACTGAAGAACATCAAGTTCCCCTACCCCAGTTCCGTGCGCGAAACCCTTTCGGAGAACTACGCGTCCCGTCCCGCTGACACGACGTACATCGCTGAAGATTTCCGCGGCCTGGTAGTTTTGACCATCGCTTTCCGTCCCATGGTTCCGATCTGGGGCGAGTTCGTGCAGATCGCCATCAAGGACCCACCGCCGAACAACCGCGAAGCTCAGGCATTCCGCCTGCTGCGCGACAGCTCCATCATCCAGCGCCCGGAATTGAAGCGTCTTCAGCGTTACGTGGAAGCCGCCACGGAAAAGACCGCAACCAGTGATCGCTTCATCATCCCGACCCTGCGCGGCCTGGGCAGTGCCGAAGTGGGTATCTGGTTGACCGCCACGGTTTGCGTGCGTCGCTTGCCGACTGCGCCGATCCTGCGCGCCACCGAGAAAGATCACGTCATTGCGCGTGTGCACTTCTCGTTGGACAACAAGCTGAGTTCCTTGGATCGCGACATGGGCGGCATGTTCGGTTCCAAGATGAAGGAAAAGCGCAGCACCGGCGGCAACGGGGATGAAAACTCCTCGCTGGTCGATGCGTACAAGATGAAGCCGGACATTACCGACGGCGACATCGCAATGTTGAACGAGTACGCCAAAGACCCGTACAAGCTGCTGGCCATCCGCTGCCCTGATGTGCCGGTCGCTTACTTGGATGAAGCACTGAAGATCGCACGCACCGTCCAACACGATGAGTATGATCAGACGTACCTGACCAAGATTGTGATTCATCGCGCATTGTCACATCAGGCGGTTGACCTGCTGCTGATCGAACCACTGCGTAACTGCATGGCCGTGGCCCAAGCATGCCTGTGGCACTGGGGCTTCCCGCAACTGGCCGCTTTGGTCACTTCAATCCCGCGTCAGATCGACAATGGCTACTTTGTCGGCGCGGCACACGAAACACGTGCTCGCCTGCTGCGCGTTCAGATGGAAGCGATGGAAAAGATCTACACCCATTCGTTTGCCACCCGAAAGTCAGCAGAGCCGAATGTGCGACAGACCAACGTCGCCGCACGAGCAACAGACCGCCTGGCCGAAATCCTGTCGTCAACCGACTGGGAGCTGCGTGCTCCGCCGGAACTGCTTGCAAAACTGGATCGCCGGTCCAACAGTGTGACTTATAGTGTCCCGCCGGACATTCGCATTGTTATCGGCAATCTGTATCTCCACCCTGAAATTAGCGAAAGCGAGTAATCGACATGTTTGGAAATACCTTCACTGTCACGCGCATGCTCATGTGCGAAGTGGGCAGCTACAACGACGTGTTCCTGCGTCCGTTGCAGGCTGACCTGAACTCCACCCTTCTGATGGACCGTTTGCGTGATGTGGGCGAAGGTGCTCACAGCTTCAATGCGGTTGCATTGAATTCCGTCAGCAGTGAAATGCTCCGTCTTTCCAGCACCCATCAGGGTAACGTCCGCATCGACAACGGTCTGGACACCCGCCGCCTGGTCTTCATGATGGAAGTCGTGTTCCCGGGTATGGGCGGTGCCGAACAGGTCGAGTGGTTCACGGGCTGGACTGACCAAGTCGGCGTGACCGAACGCAATGGTCGCTGTCTGTTTGACCGCAATATGCGTTTGTACTTCAACACCGCCACTTCGGGTCGTCGTTCCACCGTGGGGTTCGGTCGCCGTAGTGCGAAGGTCATCCAGACCGCACAGCTGCTGACCGGTGACTTCAATGCGGTCGATCGTTCGTTCTCGCAAAATGAACACCTGCTGCGCCCGGGCGACGTGCTCAACAACCTGTCGGCCAAGGCAGTCCAGGAGATCGTCGACTTCGCTGACGACGGCGACGGCCATGTCTCGGCGTATGACCTGCGTAACAACTTCGCTTCCAGTCGCGTCATGCCGTCGTTCCGTGACAACGTCATCCCGGCCCATTACCTGTCGCGCATCATGCGTGCATGGGACAAGGTCAGTTCGTCGGCCGAAGACATCAGCCCGCAGACCTCCTACTCCGACATGGCGCAGGCGGCGAGCGAGTCCTCGCTCGGCAATTCTTTCCGCACGCTGGGTTTCATCTCGCGTGCTTCTGAATTGCAGGCCGGTGGTCGCCTCACCTGGGGCGAGCTGTGCGACTGTGACGATACCGGAACGTTGGAAGACCGCGTCATCGTGAACCTGGCACGCTCTGACCGCACCCGTGGTCTGCTTGCGGTGCGTGGTGAGGACGACAACAACGACGGTAACGATCACCACACCTCGTTGGCAATGCAGGCGGCCCAGGTCGTTCCTGCGTTGATGATGCGTTACTTCCTGACCCACTGTGCCTTCAATGCGTCCAACTGCGAAGTCGCCGGTTCTTCCGAATGGGTAATCGGCATGGGTTCGACCGCCAGTTTCATGGAGGCGGACGGTTCCCAGACCGACCTGACCGATAACCTGCGGCGCTTCATGGCAGAGCTTTCCGATTACGTGCTCCCGGGCCTGGCCTACGGCGACACCATCGAAGTCGATCTGGACATCGATGTCGACGTGATGGGTGACTGCATCATCGAAATCCGCCTGTGGGGTGAACGCCACGGCCGCCGTTATCGACTGCCCAGCTTCTGTGACTCCACTTTCACCTCAGTCCGCAGTCGCGACGACGAACCGCTGCGCATGTTGGGTACGGCGTTTGATACCGTATTCACCAATGTGTACGCTGACCATTCGGTCCCGTCGAGCAGCTACGACCTCACTTCTTCGATCATGGATAAATACAGCAATGGAAATTCTGGAGCTCTATAAGAGCATTCTGGCATCGGGCAACGCCACCGTTGGCGAGGAAGGTCACGTCAGCGTGACCATCGCTGACGATGATCCGATCCCGTTCCGCATCGACGGTGCTCGCCTGACCCTGCCGACCGAAGAACATCTGCGCGCCGGCTCCTTCAACCCCGAATCCGGGATGATTGCATTTCATCCCATCTGCGAAAGCGTTGCGCTGGAACAATCGACTGTCTATCGCAAGTTCGAAGACCTTCTGCAATTCCGCCTCTCCGCGGTTCTGCGCGAGCTGATCCTTCAGCTCGCACTGATCGCCCAGGACAAGAAGGCTCACGCCAAGCTGTCCTCCGGCGAGCGCGGGCTGCTGATGGCCATGCCCAACGCCGACACCGATACCTACGAAACGATCCGCAAGATCGTGTCGCGCGCATCGGCACAAGGCAACCGCAAGATCTGTTCGCTGTACGTACGTCGTGGTGGCACCTACGCCGGCGCTGATGTGTCCCGCCTGGGCCGCTTCGTACCGTCGATTGCAATGGACCTGGACGAAACCGCCCGCGAACTCTGGGGCGTCACGATCCGCAAGCAAGATCTGCCGGCGGTCATGGAGCTGTTCGAATACATCCTTCCGGACTACAAGGATGTTGAGACCTACTCCCGACCCTCCAACTCGCAGATTGCACCGAACCTCCATGCTTTGCTGCGTACCTTCTCGGTGGTGGCCAAGCGTCTGAACCGGGTGATCGAGCTGCATCGCGATAACCTGGACGGTGCTGACGACCTGCTGATCCCGCTGGCTTGGATTGACGAGATCAATGATCTGTCGATCTACCGTGCACGGATCCCCACCTTGCCGGGCAACGATGGTCAGCCC